AGCATATGGACGAAATTCCTCTACAACGACAGAAAATTCTTGACCGTGCTACTAGCCCTGCGATGGGAAAATATGTTTGGTTCTTACTTCAACCCTCGATGGGTTACTCTTTTAGTTCAATTCACGGAACCAGTTATTCTTACATCGCAGTTCAAGCCGCATACCTAGCAACTTATTTTCCATCCGTCTATTGGAACACCGCTTATCTTCGAGTAATTAGCGGACTTGACGAAGATGATTCAACCAACTACGTAAAAACCGCCGCAGGGGTAGGAGACGTAATCTCTCACGGCATTACGGTAAAGCCTATTGATATTAATCGTTCAAACTATTTATTTGAACCTGATGAAGCTACCAATTCCATTCTTTATGGAATGAAAGCCTTGAACGGAGTGGGCGGCGAAGTTATTGAATCCATCATTCAAAATCGCCCCTACACTTCTCTTCAAGATTTTATCGACAAAACCAAAAGCAATAGAACAGTAACATTGTCGCTTATTAAAGCAGGAGCTTTTGACCAGTTTGGTGACCGTACAAAAATTCTTGAAGAGTATATCCGTCAAGTAAGTGAGCCTAAATCTAGACTTACAATGCAAAATTTCAAGACATTAATGGATGCCGAACTTTTGCCGCCAGAGCTAGATTTCCAAAAACGTCTTTTTATCTTTAATAAAGCTCTCCGTTCTAACAAGAAGGTTGATAGCTTTTATATTATCAACTATAACTATTATGACTTTTACGAAGAGTTCTTTGATATTGACGAGCTAGAGCCTGTTTATGATACTCTTGGAATTGACCAAAAGAAGTGGCAGAAGATGTATACTAAGGCGATGGAACCTGCTAAAAAGTACATCCAAAAGCATCAGCAAGAACTACTAGATGCACTAAACGATTCTCTATTCCGAGAGCAATGGAACAAGTATGCGGCGGGTAATGAATCTACTTGGGAAATGGACTCAATGGGATATTATTATCACGAGCACGAGCTTGCCAACATTCATCAAAGTTGGTATAATATTCAAGAATATAATAAGCTCCCAAATGAACCGGAAATAGAATATACTTTCCGTCGTAATGGCCGAGACATTCCAATTTATAAAACCCAAAGAATTATGGGCACGGTGATTGGTAAAAACAATACCAAAGCTACAGTTAATCTACTTACTGTAGATAGTGGCGTAGTAACTGTTAAATTTGACCTTGATTACTTTGCTAAATACAATCGCCGCATATCTGAGAACATTGGCGGTGTGAACAAAATAATGGAACAAGGATGGTTTCAAAGAGGGACGCTTATTGTGGTCAATGGTTTTAAACGTGGCGGAATGCTAAAAGCTAAAGCCTACAAGAAAACGCCTAGTAAGCAGCTTTATAAGATTACAGAAATTCATCAAGATGGAACTATGTGTATGACACATCTAAGATACGGAGAAACAGAGGAGGATTAGTGGCTTTTAAAACTTTTATTACACGATATAAAGATATTTTAGCCAATAGTATTTGCGGCTTTGTGGCAGGAATGCTCGCCGCAATTATCATTCTTTTTTCTATTCTTTTTGGCTATTATCAAGTCCAGCCGCAAGAAGCAGTACACGTTACTATTACCGATGCTATCATTGAAGGTACAAAGGAAGATGGCTCGCAGATTAACGGTTTCATTATTACAACTGAGGACGGTACAGAGTATCTTGTGACAGACTATTGGAGTCCAATTGTTCTTAGTGATGATATTCCAGAGGAATAAAATGAAATCTGTTATCATCGCTATTTGTGGGGCGGCGGCAAGTGGCAAAGATACCCTTCTAAATGCCCTTGCCCCCGCCCTTGGGGCAATTAAAATAATTTCTGATACTACACGTCCTCCAAGAGTGGGCGAGAAAAATGGCATCAATTATAATTTTATCACTGAGAATGAATTTGATTGGCGGCTAGTAAACGGAAAATATCTTGAATTTTCTCGTTTTCGAGGGTGGTTATACGGAACATCGAAAGACGCAGTGTGCGGCAAAGTAAATATCGGAGTTTTTAATATGGACGGAATGCTAAGTCTTTATCAATGTAAAGACATGTATGAAATTATTCCAATTTATTTAAAGACACCTGTTTGGACACGAGTTAAGCGTTACATTAATCGTGACGGCAAGTTTACTTGGGAGTGCGTGCGGCGATTTTTCGCTGATGTTCGTCAGTTTTTCTTTACTGAGTCTTATCTTGATGCTATGTACCCACAACATCTTGTATTAAAAAATTTTCAAATCGACCAAAATTTGAACGATTTGGTACAATATCTTGTATGTAATCCCCTTTCTGTTTACTATCAGTAGGGCAATTTCATAAAAAGCCTTTTTTGAATTTTTCATATATTAGTACCGATAAATTTTTAAATGGTCAGAAAGGGTGATGCCATATGAATACGGTTATCAAACGTGATGGCCGCAAAGTACAATTTGATAAGCAGAAGATTCAAGATGCTATCAATGGTGCTTTTCAAGATGTGAATGGGCGAGAATGTAACGATAACGGAGTTCTTGCTCGTATAATGGGATATATTAATGCTTATCAAGAATTAAGCGATGCTATCGAAGTGGAAAAAATTCAAGATATTGCTGAACGCTCGCTGATGGAAATGGGTTATTACAGCGTAGCTAAAGCTTATATCCGTTATCGCTACGAACACGAACTAGAACGACAGAAAAAAGCACAAGAAGATTTTGACTCTTTAATTACATCTAAGCTTATGGCATCTGACGTTCAAAACCAAAATGCAAATGTAGACGAACATTCTTTTGGTGGCCGTATGGGTGAAGTTAATTCAGAAGTGCTACGTCAATACGCTCTTAACCATTGTATGAGCCAAATGGCAAAAGACAATCACCTTAACAACGAAATCTATATTCACGACTTAGACCATTATGCAGTAGGTGACCATAACTGTCTTTCTATTCCTTTTGACAAACTTCTCGCAAACGGTTTTAACACTCGTCAAACAGATGTGCGACCAGCTAATTCTATTAATACAGCATTTCAACTTGTTGCAGTTATTTTCCAGCTTCAAAGTTTGATGCAATTTGGCGGAGTAGCAGCGACACATCTTGACTGGACAATGGTACCTTATGTACGTAAGAGCTTTAGAAAACATTTTATTGATGGTCTTAAATACTGCGAGCCAAATTTCCCGTTTGATATTCAGGAATATGCCGAGCGTATTCCAAAAGATGCTAGTATTGAAGATAATGAATATCAACTAAACCCAAACGCTTATCGTTATGCTATGGATAAAACTATTCAAGAGACACACCAAGCAGTAGAAGGTATGTACCATAATCTTAATACTCTACAATCTCGCTCAGGAAATCAACTCCCATTTACCAGTATTAATTATGGCACTTGTACCCTTCCAGAAGGCCGAATGGTTACTAAAGCATTACTAGAAGTGTCCATTGAAGGACTTGGAAAACTTCATAAAACAAGTATTTTTCCTTGCGGTATTTTTCAGTGCATGAAGGGAGTAAATCGTAAACCGGGTGACCCCAATTACGATTTATTCCGCTTGGCTTTAAAATCTACTGCTCAAAGACTTTATCCTAACTATGTTAATGTAGATTGGTCTGTGAACGCCGGGTATGATAAAAACGACCCACGTACCTATACATCCACAATGGGTTGTAGAACTTATAACGGCTATGACATTAATGGTTTTGGACAACTAAAAGATGGCCGTGGAAATATTTGCCCTGTAACAGTAATTATGCCAACTCTTGCGATGGAAGCGGGTCAAGATGTTGAGTGCTTTATGCAACTGCTAGATACAAAAATTCACGAAGCTAAAGATATGCTTCTAGAACGTTTTGATTATATTTGCTCTCAATCTTCTGAATCCGCAAAATTTATGTACGAGAATGGAACAATGGAGGGGTATATCCCAGAAGAGGGGATACGTTCTGCCCTCAAACATGGCACTTTAGCTGTAGGACAAATCGGTCTTGCTGAAACTTTGCAACTATTGATTGGAACAGACCAAACAACCGAAGAAGGAATGCAACTAGCTAAAAGAATCGAGGCTCTTTTCCAAAAGCGTTGTAAAGAATTTAAAGAACAATATAAGTTGAATTTTGGCGTATACTATACCCCCGCTGAGAATCTATGCTACACAGCAATGAAACGCTTTAAGAAAAAATATGGAGTTATTCCTAATGTCTCCGATAAAGAATTTTTTACAAACTCTATTCACGTTCCAGTTTGGAAAGAAATAACTCCATTTGAAAAAATTGACATTGAATCTCAATTAACCGGATACTCTAATGCGGGTTGTATTACATATATAGAGCTTAGTAGCACTGTAAAGAATAATATTGATGCACTTGAGACTATTGTTAATTATGCAATGAATAAAGATATCCCCTACTTTGCTATTAATGTTCCTAATGATACTTGCTTAGAGTGCGGCTATTGTGATGAATTTAACGATAGCTGCCCTGTGTGCGGCAGTTCGCATATTCAGCAATTACGCCGAGTTACCGGCTATTTAACCGGAAACTATACAACAGCTTTTAATCTTGGTAAACAGCAAGAAACCAATATGCGTGTCCGTCATATGTAAACTGTTTACAACTAATGGGCATTATTATATAATTTCATAGTGGTCTTTTTCATATATAATAGCAATGCCCCTATTAGAAAAGGATAAAGACTATGGGATGTGTTTATAAAATAACAAATTTGATAAACCAAAAAGTTTATATTGGTTATACAATCCGTACTATAGAAGAAAGATGGAAACAGCATATAGCTTGTGCTTATAATCCTAATACTAAAGATGGTAGTTACGAACACGCATTAAAACGAGCTATTCGTAAATATGGAGTTTCTAATTTTTCGATAGAGCAACTTGAAACTAGTAATGATAAGAAGTATCTTGCCGAACAAGAAAAATATTGGATTCAATATTATAATAGCTGCACAATGTCTCCAAGTGGTTATGGTTATAATTTAACTTTTGGCGGAGACGGAGGAAATGGTCTTTATAAACCTATTTATAGAATAGACATATCTACTGGGACGATTGAAAAAGAGTTTGCTTCAGAAACAGAAGCCATAAAAGAAGACCGCAACACCTCTATCGCTAATGTTGTTAACCATCCATACAAACCACTTACCGCTAATGGTAAAACTTATATGGAAAAAAGTATTGTTGATATAATGACCCACGATGAATTAATAGATTATCTATACAACAGATATAATTTTATATGTCAATATAACTCAGATGGAAAGTTAATAGCCTACTATCCATCAATAGATGATGCCGCTGCTCAAACTGGTATTGGCAAAGCTACAATTATTAACGCTCTTTGCAATGCAAGAAAGCACGGAGGGAAATATCAATGGTGCTATTATAAGAACAAAGAGTCTAAAGAACATCATAGAATTTTTAATTTTAATGGTGAAAAAGCGGTACTGCAACTAGACAAAGATAATAATTTGATTGGACGATATACCAGCATTAAGGAAGCTGCTCAAAAGACTCAATGTGACGCTAGCGGAATTACGAAAGTATGTAAAGGCAAACGTAAAATGTGCGGAGGATTTCAATGGAGGTATGATGCAGAATGAGATACGCTCAAATTGATAAATGTGAATGTTGTAACGGTAATAATATTGGTGTTTCTCTCTTTACACAAGGTTGCCCGCTACATTGCCCTAATTGTCACAATGATTCCATTTGGAATTTTAATGGTGGTAAAACATGGGATAAAGATGCCGAACAGACGGTAATAGATTTACTAAACAAACCGTACATCACTAGATTAAGTATCCTCGGTGGCGAACCACTGCTTGATAGAAATATACAAGAACTTACTTATCTATGCAGCCACGTAAAACAACTTTGGCCGCAAAAGAAAATTTGGCTTTGGTCTGGTTATACGTGGGAGAAGATTTATTCACTTGCTTATGACGATGAAGTGCATCGACTCTCTAAAAACGAGTGGTGGGACAATCGCCACAAATATTATCTGTCTGAGCTATTGGAGAATATTGATATCCTTGTTGATGGGCCGTTTATCCAAGAGCAAAAAGACATTACCCTTAAGTGGCGTGGTTCGGCAAATCAAAGAGTCATATCTGTACAAACTACACTAGAACATGGTTTAGGCCAACATCCTGTCCTATATTGTAAATAAAAATAAGCCACAACTACCGACAATTGAATAAAAAAGTTGATAGTTGTGGCTATTTTTTTATCTTGACTCTTTCAAAAATATATGATAAAATATTTATAGAATGAAAGGAGTATAATGTCACCGGATATTGAACATATGCTAACCAATATCACGCTCTGGCTATCTTCTAAACCTTGCGGCGATTTTGTACTTCACTCTCCTGAGCCGCAAGAGTCTAGAATCATCAGGGTAGATAGCTTCAATTATAATTCTGCACGAGAGAAGATTGTAAATTATCTTCAATCTTTGGGTACAATAGATAATATCCATTATAGTCATAAATATGATTGCTACTATATTTACATTATGAAAGAAGACAAAGACTATTCTGGTTACAATATCGTAAGAGAATATGTTCTTTATGATGCTTCTAACAATATTATTGAGATTTAAGGAGGACAATTGTATCATCTAATTATTGCGGCTTGGCCTGAAGCAGCAGCAGTTATTATGGTAGGTCAAGAGACAGAAGAAGTAGATGCGGCTGAAGCTTATCGAGACTATGCTTTTCTTCCTCAGCTTATGCCCGCCATTGAGCAAGCTCTAGGAGAGTTCGGCGAGGGCGATATTAAAGATTGCTGTGTCTATGGCCCCACGGGATATATCGAGAAAATCGCTTCTGATATTGCAGAAGCTTTCCCAGAACTAGAAGTCACGATTGAAAAGGCGGGTGCGTAATGGTTTCAAAGTTTCTCCTTAAGACTACAGAAGAGTATTGGCTTTCCGACCTCGTTACTGTAGAGTCATTCCATAAAGAACTCCAACAGGACGCAATTGACCAAGGATATCAACTCACAGCTTTTGCTTATACTGAAAAGCCAATTAAAGAGGGTAAAGAAGTAGTTGATAGCTATTTTATTGTTAAAGCAACCAAGGTCTTTGACGATGCTAAGGAACCAGAAGGTACTCCAATGGAAACGGTGAAGTATGAGCGTCGAGATTCTACAATGGAGTGAAGAAGACCTTTCAAAGAAGAATATTATCTATGTAAGTGACGAAGATTGGAGATTTTTGAACGATTATCTTACCGAAACCATCCGTATCAAATACTACCCCAGTTCACCGCACCTTGTAATGAACGAGCGTGGTGATTGGTGCGACCTCTACGTTTATGAGGATGTTACTTTGAAAGCTGGAGAGTTTATGTATATCCCACTGGGAGTAGCAATGGAACTACCAACAGGTTACGAAGCTATCATGGCTCCTCGTTCTTCTACCTTTAAGCGTTGGGGTCTTCTACAGGCTAATTCAATCGGCATATTTGACCATAGTTTTTGCGGCGATGGTGACGAATGGAAGTTCCCTGCCTACGCTACTCGTGATGTAATGATTCCAAAAGGTACTCGTCTATGCCAGTTTAGAATCCAAATGAATCAACCGCCTCTTAAATTTGAAGAAGTTTCAACGCTAGGTAATGCTGACCGTGGCGGCTGGGGAACATCGGGAGCTTAAAATGTTAACTAGTCGTGAAGTAATTCAAAATACGGTAAAAAAACTCGAACAAGATGCTATTTTACCGTTTCAAAGTTTACGCCCTACACTTGCAGTTATTCATCAATCTGATATTGAAGAAACCGGAGAAGCTTCTTATCTGAAAAATCTCCGGTCAATCGGTTCATTATATGGAGCAATTGTCGATGATTATATCGCTAACACTCCGTTTGAAGTAGCACAGATGATTACTGCCGCCGCAAGCAAGCCGCAGGTTCACGGTATCATCATTATTTCAGATTATGGTAATATGAACCGCACGCTTTACAATCTTATTCCAGTACGTCTTGATATTGACTCTTTATCTGCTGCGTCTCTTGGAAACCTAATCGGGAACATTTCTCCAATAGCCTACAGAAATGCTCCTTGTACTGCTGTAGCATGTATGAAGATTATGGAGACGTTGCATAAATCAGAAGACTTTAGCGGCCAACGCTGTTTGATTTTAGGTCGTTCTGTCCGAGTGGGTAGACCACTAGCAGAAATTCTTACCCAAAAGAATATGACCGTTACTCTAGCTCACAGCAAAAGTAACGAAATAGCTTCTGACCCTTATAACTGGAATTATATTATTTCTGCTATTGGAAAACCAAAATACTGGGGCAAAGATAATCCGCTATATATTAAGAGCTATGGTAACAACTGTATTATTGATGTTGGTATGAACTATGACGAAAACGGTAAACTTTGCGGCGATGTTGATAGAGAATGGTTTGAAAGTGAGCTAACAGATAAAAGTTGTTGGGGTACTTCCTTTATTACTCCCGTAACAGGCGGCGTTGGTAAGGTAACGACAACTGTTTTATTTGCTAAGCTATTTGATAACGCGGCAGTTTTTTTCCGTAATGCTGCTGGTCTTTTTCAAGAGCCACCTAAAATTATTCCTCAGCCGCAAGAGGAACAACAGCCGCAGATAGTGATTCAAGAGTGAAGTTCTTAGCTTTAGACCAAGCTCTTGGAACAAGTGGATGGGCGATTTTTGATGATAAAAAATTAATTGCGGCAAATACTTTTTCAGTATCAAAAACCGCCCCAATGGATAGACGGCTTTTAGAGATTTACAAGAATCTTGCCGACCTTTACCATGAATATGAGTTCGAAAAAATCTATTTCGAAGACATTCAGTTACAAGCAGGAAATGCTTTAACATATAAGCACCTTGCCTATGCTCAGGCGGCTATTATTCTTTGGTGCGGATATATGGATATAGATTGGTCTATATCCGCTCCTTCTCATTGGCGTAAAGTTCTTGGCGGAGGATTTGGCCGCAAACGAGCTGAACAAAAGCGTTACGCTATACAGCTCGTTCAAAAGTGGTATAATATAGAGGTATCAAGTGATATAGCAGATGCCATTTGTATCGGGCGAGCTGCTATCCAAGAGAGCCGAGAAAAGAAGGTAGCTTTTGATGAATCGTAAAACAAAAGACTTGATTTTAATTTATATTTGTTTTGCTCTATTTGCGGTTGCTTTAACCATGTGGGGTATCACATTAAAAAGCTGCAATGACCAAACATCCCAGCCGCAAGAAGTAGCCCAAGAGCAGCAAGCAGAAGTTCCTATCGTCTATGATAGACCGATGGAAACTCACATTGCACAAGTAGAGGCTGTTCAACAACTACCGGAATTTCCGTCTGGGGACGAGTTTGCGGCGGCAGCGAGTTTCTTGAATGCCTATGGTTACGATACTATGATTAAAGACCTGATTCCGTGTATGAACTACAGTGAAGATAATTTTATTGAAGCCTATGTTGGTGATGCAACGACAGATACGGGATATTGTTTTGCGGGGTCGCTGGTTATCTGTATGAATAATTACCTAGTGCCGCAAAAGGCATCTTTCCGAACCGTAAACAAGAGCGGTATTTCTTGGGAAGAGTTTAAGAGCTATATTAATTCAGGTCAACCAATGATTGTATGGTTCACCAATGACTATAATTTCCCCCGCTTTACTGACATTACTTATAACAATTACTATACAATGTACGAAAACGCACATTGCGTAGTAGTTTATGGAATTGAAAATGGAATAGTGGCGTTTGCCGATTCTCTAAATGAGAACAATGGTGGTAAAGTCGGTATCCCAGAAGATGAATTCAGGCAGATTTGGGAAGCGTGCGGCTCACAATGTATCGGAACATATTATGTAAATAGATAAAAAAAATAAGGGGTACTCTTGATTAAAGAGTACCCCTTTTTTATTTAGAGATTAAAGCATTTGATTTACAAGCTTTTGAATAGCGTTATAGTCGTAACCAGCCGCTTGAAGCTTCTTTTTACGAGTATCGCCGTTGCCCCACTTGCCCGCAATTACTTCTTTAGCAATTGTGGTATTACTCTTCTTAGAAGAAGAGCTGGAAGATTTACCAAGTAGAATCTCGTTGACACGCTTCTGAACAGCGTCGTAATCATAACCGGCTGCTTCCAGCTTTTGTTTACGAGTATTACCAGAACCCCACTTGCCATTAATTACTTCCTGAGCAAGAGTATCAACGCTCTTGGTAGAACCAGCAGTAGAACCAACTTTGATTAGGTAATCATCAGACTCAGCTTTGCCCGTTGGTTTACCAACAGCAACGTAACGCTTCTTGCCGCTAGTGCCGCCAGTGTAACGACCCCAGACCCAACCATCATTAATCTTATACCAATCGTCAAGAGTTACGGTTTGACCCTTGGTATACTTGGCAACAACCTCAGCGGAAGTGTCAGGAGCAGTGCGGACATTTAGAGCACTAACAGTGCATTGATACTTGCCGCCAAAGCCTGTTCCAGTATATTCTTTGCCACTAGAAGTGCTAGTGGAAGAACCAGAAGAAGTAGAGCCAGTAGGAGTGGATGGTTTAGAAGGATTCTTGCCATTCATCTTATCATACCAATACTGAGCACGTTCGATGTAAGCGTTCTTCTGAGAACCATAGATTTGACCGGGACAAGAAGTAGGAGAGAAGTATTTATGCGGAAATACATTCTTTAGCCACTGCGGACGGCCAAGACCATAGGACTTGCAGATTGCGGCAACTAGGTGAGCACCGTTGTCAAGACAAGCCTCAGTGATGGTACCATCAGAGCGATTCGCGTGCTCGATACCAATAGAGGAAATGTTAGCATTCCAATTGCCAGCGTGCCAAGCAGTGTCTTTATCCCAAACAAGCTGACCGATGCGGCCATCATCTTCTACCTGATAGTGGGCAGAAGCCGCACGAGTTTGCCAGACGCTATAGCAACCCTCAACAGTTAGATTGCCAGCGTTATAGTGAACAATTACCTTGTTTACTTTAGCACCAGAACGGCCAGAGGTATAATGTTTGGTTAGAATCTTGTTAACATCTGCTTCAAGTTTCTCCCAATTTTTCATTACTGAGCGTCACCTTCCTTAGTTACACTTTCGGTGATTTCTACATCATTCTCAGGGTCACCCTGACCCATAGCGTCTAGCTCTTCGTCAATGTCGAGCATATCAGTAGAAACTTCAGCCATCAAAACCTCCTTAGCCTACAGCAACTTCCTCGTCAGCATCTTCAGTGTCTTCTACCTCGGTTACAGTTGTGTCACCTTTCTCAATGAAAGCGGCAAAAGTATCATATACACCGCAAGAAGCAACACAAGATACTGCTCCACCAATGACCGCAAGAAGAATAGCCTCAGCGGTAATAGCAGTACCAGCGGTAACTGCAAGAATAACACCGATGATTGCACCAACTACTACGTTGATTACAGGAATGTATTTGTTCTGAATAGTTTCATCAGAAACAAGATGCTTGATTACAAAACCAATCAAAAGACCAAGAATAAGAATAGGAATGTTAAGCATTCCAGTAAGTTCAGCTACAATGTCCATTTAGTATACTTCCTTTCTTTAGACTTCTTTCCAACCTGCGGGGTATGCTTCTGGTGACCAAGTATTATAGTCGATTATAGACTCATAATGCTTGCCCTTAAAGGTTACTTTGTCACCAATCCTATAAGCATCATGTTGGCCTGTTGGCTGCACCCAATCAGGATATTCTTCGGTAGGAGGCTCAGGTTCTTCTGAACCACCGCCGCCAGATTCGCCAACTTCTTTCCAACCATAAACTCCGGGTGCCCACACGCAGTTAGCAGCTGTGCATTCCCAAGTCTTGCCTTGATAAGTGACCTTATCGCCAATCTGATAGCAATCGGTTGCACCATAAGGTTGACTCCAAGCATAGATACCTTCTTCGTTAGGCTCGTCTACACGCTTCCAATAGGAATTAGCTTGGTCAGGAGTATATGTCTGAGTGACACTTGCGGGAACAGCCTGAATAGCTCGATAAAGATTGCCGTTGTAATTAACAACTGCCTTGTTCTCATAATCATTGCCCGCAATAAAGTCTGGCATGATTAAAGCAAAGTTCTGTACTTCATCATCGGTCATTTCAAGAGACATTGGTGCGGCCATAAAAGACATTAGAGAGATTGCCTGAGTAGAAAGCTTCGCTTGCTTTTCCGCGTTTGCTTGATTGACAGCGTTCTCACGAAGTTGTTCTTCAGTATAAAGTTTATAACGTTGAATATCTTCCATTTCGTCGTAGGCTTCTTTAGCGTCTTGATGCTCTACGTCAATGATATATTTAACGTCACACCCTTTGTATTCACGAGGTTCTTCGCCCTCGGGAGCAACATAATTGAAGCTGACTCCATCCTCGTTGGGTTCTACACAAGGGTCATTTTCGCTTTCCGTGTCAACCTCGTATTGAGAGCCGTCCATAAAGTAAAAAGTCTCGGGATAATAATGACCTTCTTCTTGCACCTCGGGTACAGCGTCGTGATGTTCTTTGAGAATTTGGTCACTTACCAAATACCCAAGAGTAAGATTAAGGTCTTCTTGCTGTAGCTCTTGGTCGTTTTCGTCAAGAATACGCATACTTCACTCCTTTTTTCTCTTTGACAATTAATCTGATATATGATATATACCCTAAGCGGCTTGATAGTAAACGCCCTTTAAAGAACCGCTTGTAACATTTATAAAAATTTTCTCAGGTGGAGTGCTGCTATTTACCCATGCACGTACCGCCTTAGATACACGAGCACCACTGCTCCAACTTCCCGCTAAGCCAGATGGAGCAACCGCACGACAACGATAATATGGCCTATCGGTTGAAATATCATCGGTAATTGAAGTTTCAGACTGGCCGCTAATTGTTGTCCAACTAGAATTATTAGTGCTTCTCTGCCATTCAAGGTGGTCGCACCAATTGACGTTTGATACGACAGCAGTAACGCCTTTTAAGTTATCGTACTGCACGCCGAACACAGACGAAGGTGTGGTGGGAGTAGTATAAACATAGCCGCTTGTTCCATATCCAGAAGTACCGGCACTAGAAGTAGAAGATACACGAAAACAATAGCGATGATTAGCCGTACCAGCTGTGTAACTATAAGAAGTAGCAGTAGCAGATAAAGAGCTAGATAAAGTTGTCCAAGAGCCATCATCAATTTGTACTTGAATTGTATTTTTACTAATTGAACCGCTAGATGGTTTATTAAGCGTCCACGTAACGCGGATGTTATTATCAGCTGTGCGGCTAGCTGCTACATTACTAGGAGTTCCGGGTGTTGTTACTGGAATAGCAGGGACAGAAACAGAGCCGCTTGCAGAAGAAGTGCCGTTTTGATAACCACCTGTAATTTGAATAGAGCCAGATACGGAAATACTCTTAGCAGAAGTTCCCTTGCTAATAGTCTGACGCTGAGTAATCATTGTGGTGTCTACGGTTTGTCCAGAAGCAGAATAGTGAGTCACCGTTGACTGAGACTTGGTAACGCCATTTACAGTTGCCTTGTCGGTGCCGAATACGTCGAAACCCCAAGCGTTAGTATTAAATCGAGTTTGGCAGTAGACAACAGCACTTGAATCATTTTGAGATTCTATGCCGTAATGGATATGGCAACGCCATCTGCCATAAGAACCAGCCCAGCTACCATAAGCATCTGCCATCTAACCACCTCCTTTTAAGTCTTTTTTCTCTATATATAATAAAAAAAGGCGTATCAGATTTATTCTGATACGCCCAGTTGTTAAATCTGAATCCAAAGCTTTACATTGGTATCAGAGGGTGTTGAAGATTGAACTGCTACAGTTCCAACATCAGAGCCGAGTTTAGCAAGCGTGACTGCATTAGAAGCAAGTTCAGAAGTACCAACCGCACCAGCGGCTATACCATCAGCAGTAACCGCGTTAGTTGCAATCTTAGCCGATGTAACAGCGTCGGTGGCAAGTTTCGCCGTGGTGATAGAACCGTCTGCTATAGTTGCGGTTGGAGTTGCCCAAGTGCCGTCTCCACGAAGGAAGTTAGAAGTGCTACCATTTAACTGACGCAAGAATCCAGCCGCAGACGTTGTAGCAACGCTGTGTGTGTGAGAACTTGCGGCCTTACCGTTGAGCTGAGTCTGAACGTTACTTGTAACACCGTCCATGTAGTTAAGCTCAGTGGCCGTAGCTGTTACTCCAAAAGAACTAAGCGTATAAGTGGTATTAGAATCAGTTACACTTGTCTCACTACCATCGCTACCATTAAGAGTAATTGTTGAACCACTCTTGGTAAGCGTGTAAGTGGTATTAGTGTTGGGCGGCACAGTCCACGTTCCGTCACTTCTAAAATAGCGGTTTGCGGCCCCAGCCGTGGGAGCAGGGACGTAACCGGCAGTACCAGCCGCAGACGTTGAGGCTCCCTTGAAGGCAATCCAAGTGTTAGTGTCTGTAGTAGGCGGGGTGTAGCCAAGAGCCGCAGTAACGTTTGCCTTGGTTAGACTAATCGTCCCTGAGCTATTGGTAATGTTAGAGCCAGTCTTGACACCACCAAGAGTGCTAGAAGAAGCAGTAGGAAGCGTGTACTTGTTAGCCCCCGTAGCGATACCGTCTAGCTTTTCCTTGTCAGCGGCAGACATAAGACCACTAGTTTCTGTCGTGGCGGCACTATATTTAGTATCGGTAGCAGAAATTGTAATATGTCCAGATTCATCGTCGTGATTAACTTGAACGTTGCTACCCGCTATGATATCGTCAGCACCTAATTTATCGTCAATAGCTTGTTCGAGTAATTGGTCTTGCTTTTGGCGTGCAGACGCTTCTGCTCCAATAGCAGATGATAGTTGAGTGGAAGTGATATAATCGCTTAAGTCTTGTAGAGAAGACATTTCCACACGACTAGAGCCTTTGTCAAGATAGATTTTCTTCGTATCAGTAGCGAACAGGAGAGCACCATCTGATACCGGGCGTTCAGACACTTCTGCCTGAGTGCCCCTGTAGATACTTAGCAAAGCCATATTGTGCTCGCCTCCTCCTAATTAATCGTTACTGTATAAAATTAACCTTCTTGCCAAGTTAGAGCAGCAAATACTTGGTCGGCCTTAGTGCCTTGTGCAGCAGTAGCATAAGCAGTAGTCTCAGTGTAAGCGGCAGAGCCAAGACCGTGTACCGCAACAGGAGTACCATCAACAAGGATTGTGCCGTTAGCGGTACCTTCGGTTACTTCTTGAACAGCAGTATCAGCTTTGGCACCTTGTGCGGCGGTAGCATAAGCAGAAGCATCGGTATAAGCCGCAGACTTTAGACCAGCGACAGCTACTTCTTCTTCGCCGACCTTGATTGTACCATTGGTGCCACCAGTGGTAATCTCAGGAGCAGTAGGTAGAGCCGCACGCTGAACAGTGATTACGCCGTTCTCTTGGGAGACAGCGGAGACATACTGACCAGCCTGAGCGGAATCAGCCTTATCAAGTGCGGCAATAGCAGCAGCGGCAGCACCGGCAGCCTCATAGGCATCAGCATCGGTGTAGGCTGCGGAACCAAGACCGTGAACGTTTACGTCTGCACCGTTTACAGCGATGGTGCCGTTGGCAGAGCCTTCGGTCACAGAGGTGACAGGAAGAGGTACGCGAGTGACAGCAATCTTACCGTCAGTCTCAACTACCTGAGAAACATATTGATTAGCAACAGCAGCATCAGCAACATCAAGTGCGTTGATAGCGTTGGTAACGAAAGTCTCAGTAGCGTAACCACTTAGGTCTACCTGAGAGCTACCAACAAGTTCAAAGGCACCGTTGATAAGCATGTACTCGTTATAGTGAGAAGTAGAAGTGCCGGGGTCTTCTGTAGAACCGCCCTGTGGAACCATATAGATAGTGTTCTCGTCAGCTTCTTCTACTTCGGGAAGAGATTCGACAATCTCACGCTTTAGGTGGTCAGCAGCGGCAATTGATTCCGCAATCTTGGAATCAGTCTGAGTTTTAGTGTAAGCATCAGTGATGCCATAGCCCTCAAGAGTAGTAGCTTTATCAGCTTTACCACTTAGGGCAGTATCAAGACCGGTTACCTGAGCGGTAGTGTGAGTGTGAGTAGCATTAGCCTTACCGTCAAGAGCATCCTGTAGCCCAGTTACGTCATCAATATCGTGAGTGTGCTCAAGATTTGCTTTCTTAGCAGTCTCTTGGTCAGTGTAGGTCTTAGCAGCAGCGATAGCAGCAGTCTGAGCGTCAGAAGCGGCTTTCTTAATAGAGCCTTCGCCCTCGCCATTGATTGTGGTAATCTGACCTTTGATAGTAGTAATATCGCCTTTAGCCGTACCCATTTCGGTTTCAAGAGTATCAACACGGCCTTCAAGAGCACTTACGTCAAGCTCAGTTAGCTTAGAAGTAACATAATTAACCACTGCTTTTGTGGTGGCTAGGTGAGCATCATCGCCGCTACCAGAAATAGAGGTGCCAAAAGGAATCTCAAGAGCATCGTAAGAAGTGCCGTTCCAATAGCTAATGGTATGAGCAGTAGAATCAATATAAAGAGTATTTAGAGAGCCAGTGCCGGGACGAGTACCGCTTACTACCTGTAGACCATATTCTTTTTCACCCATGTAAATGCGGCGAGCATCTGTGACAAAATAGATGGTATCAGGTTGTTTGGTTTCAATACCAGCATAAGTGGCAGCATCTAAACGATGAAAATTAACAAGTGCCATTTATCCCTCTTTCCATTCTGTTTTATTAGCAATACAAATATACGAACTCAAAGTTGAATCCCAAATATATGTTGCATTCTTTGTGGCATATAGAGTTCCCTCTTTACCCACCTCTGGAAAAGAGTCAAACTCTCCGTAAACAAAAGGTGTTACGTTGGATGGAGTAATTTGTTTCCATCCGCCTTTATAACGCCACATAACATTTGTTTCGTCAACATAATAAAACCCCTCGGTAGGGGCGAGAATCTGTGTGCGGTCAGACTCAGAGGATACGACTTGGATATCGTGGTACCCAAGCCGCATCCCGTTTAAGTCCACATAGATTGTACGTTGGTCACGCACAAGAATAAATTGACCGTCTACAACAGGTAAATCCGCAAGTTTGGAAGCAACTGTTGAGTAGAATTTTACCTTTGCGGCCAAGTGGCATCACCTACTAAAATTCGGTGATAGTCATAGCTGTATCTGTGTAAGCCTTAGACTCAGTAATTGCCTCTGTTTTGGCCTGTAGAATTTGTTCAGCTACATCAGCCCCACCAGAGCCAACCGCAGTATCAACATACTCCTTAACGGTTACGCCGTCACCAATCTCGCCAATCTTATTAGCAAGGTCAGTAGCGGTAATCTTAGTGTTAAGGTTGGTTTCAATGGTACCAAAACGAGACTCGTTAGTTGCCTTGTCAGTCTCATAAGTCTCAGTGGTTACATAGTCCGCAAGGTCTTCGGTGGTAGCATAGTCTCCAAGAGCAGTAGTAATCTTGGAATCAACTTCGCTAAGAAGCTGAGTTTCGTTCTTGGTAAAAGTATCAAGAATTGCCTTGTTAGCGTGCTCGTGAGCTTTGGCTACAGCGTCAGAAACACTAGCAATAGTTACGCTAGAGTCCTTAATCTTGCGGCCAGTGGTACCATCAAAGACAACGATGTTAGCATCGGTAGAAGCATCAGGGCCGGTAACAGCACCATCAACGTTAGCCTGAACAACTAGGAAGTCTGCGTTAGAAGCAGTACCTTGTGCGTAGTCCTTGATAACGATGATTAAATCGCCAGTCTCGCACTCTACGCCAGCGTAAGTACCAGCTTCAGCAACGCGGAAGGTTTGACCAACTTCGTAGTCAGTAGCAGGAAGAGGGGTAGAGGAATCAACAACGCCAACCGTAAAGTCGTTGATACCGGCAACAAGGCGGTCAACGTACTGCTTAGTTGCGGCCTCTAGGTTTTGTGTTGGGTCAGCCGCAAGAGTAACAGTACCAGTGAATACTGGGTTGTTGATAGGAGCCTTGGCCGCAAGCTCAGTTTCAAGATTCTCTAGTTGCTCTTGGAGAGATTCACCCTCTTCGTTGGTAACATCCTCGAAGATTACTTGGAACTCAGAGCCATCATAGATATACCCCTTAGAATCTGTGGTGTTGATATAGATAACACCCTGCTCCTGTCCCTCTTCGGGGAGATTGGAGACTACCTGAACATAGTTCTTAACCGCAGAAGCATCAACGCCAACCTTGCTTAGAGTATAACTGCCAGCTGTACCATCGAGAATGTAAGCGTTGTACTTATCACCCTCTTTTACGGTAATGACTTGACCAGCATAGGCGTTAGCGGCCTTAGCGTAGGACTGAGCTTCAGCAAGGGATTCGTAGACAGAAGAAGCGTCAAGAGGAAGTGCGTTACCACGAGCATAAGCCTTGACTGCTACAAGAAGCTGATTAGATTGATAAGCCATAGTCTATTCCTCCCTTCCTTAAATAGTTACCTTGAAAGTCATTGGAGCCTGAGCAGGTGTAGCCATACCATAGCTATAAACCTTGTAATCTGCACCAGCCGCACCATTGGCACCCTGAACAGAAATGTTGCTCTTGGTAAAGCTTGCAGCCATACCAGTGTCATTTGTCTCAACATACATGACTTGGTTAACGTCACGTAGAGTTGCGGGATAAGCAAAGATTACATACTGCTGACCAACTACAATGTTAATGTTAAAGACAGTTCCGCTAGAAGGACTGAGCTGCTTGCCACTAAGACCACGAATTACCTCAGAGGTAAGTTCAGGAACAGCACCTACACCAGTTCCGTAGAAAAGGTTACGCTTACCAGTGAAAGAAACATTGCTGCTAGTCTTGGAACCAGCTTGAATATGTCCTTCAGGAGAGGGCTGACCGAGGTTGTCATTCTTGATTGCACCTTCGGCGTAAGTAGCGGTAGCTGTGAATGTAACAGTTTCGTCTCCAAGAGTGAAAACCTGAGCGTCTGTAGTAACAGGAGAAGTTGGAGAGGAAAGTACAGAGCTGCCGTTCTTCTTAATTTCAATAGAGGTTAAAGCACCGGCGTCATTCTGAGTGAATGTACCTTGAATAGTAGTGTTGATTTCAGTTCCTACTTCATAATTTCCAGCACTAGTGCCACTAGAAACACGGCAAGTAACTCCGGGCTGAGTGTAAGTAGCAGGAACGGAAACTTGTGTTAGCATCTGAATAAGTTCATCGAGAGTAGTCCCTACAGGGATGGTATCACCCGTTTCAAGTCCTCCAATAGAACCACCAGTGCCCAGCTGAACTTCGTGCTCTTGGGTGGTTTCAGAGTCTCCACCGCCAAGTTCGTGCTTAGATAAGTCTTCATCAATATAAATTAACTTGTCAGTATCCGCAGTAACTACAAAATCTGAGCTGTTAATAGTGCTATCTTCAATCTTAGCATCAATATCAGCTTCGTTACCGTGGAAAAAGCGAATTACTTTATCTGCTGCGGGCATTTACTCTCCTTTCTGTTTATATTATATTTCTGTCATATATACACCAAAAGCTGTCAGTTCTCCTTGTACAGCTTCTAATGCCTGTTGAGCCATATCATAGGCTTCATTTGATTTATCAAGTGCGGTTTGAACATCATCTTTCAAAGAAGTGAACTCCTGCCGCATACTTTCAAACTCTTCTTGCTGCTCTTGGAGCTGCTTCTTTGCTTGTTCCGTAGCAGCGTTCATTTCGATAACAGCTTTGTCAAAGATGCTATAATCGTCTCCCACAACAAAAGAACTTCCGTCGTTCGGGTCTTGAAGAACGTGAACTAGGAAGTTGTTAGAAGGAGAGATTGAGATATCGTCCACGAGTTTGATACAACAAAGAACATCGCCCTCGTGTAACATCGCTTTAGGCCAGTGAATTTCCCAGACGGGAGGGTTAAAACAACTTTCGTCTTTAGAAACTCTAGTAAAGACATTCACTCCGTAGGTCTTTAACTGTTGGTGATTCCAATAGAGATAGACCTTGGTATATGGAGTGAACATGTCTGCGGCCTCTTGGGTGAAGATGATTCTAAGTGTGCGGCCATTGGCATCGCCGCCACCTTGAATAATCGGGTCTTCTATATCCTGAGAAAGGGACTTTAGATTGACCACGAAATCTTTAAGTTCTGCGGGCATCTAGTTCTCCTTTCTAATCTGACCCGACATATGTTCTAAGGTAAGACGTGGCAAAGCACGAACCTCGTCCATCAAACCGTCAATAAAGGTATCGCCGCCAGCTGCCTTGTAATACATAAAACGTCTCTCCATATCCTGAAGAGACATATCGTCAATCCCGTGAATCTGATAGCAGAAATGATGGTGCTTGTCTATTAAGTAAGCACGAGTTGAATCTTGCGTTCGTTCTGTCAAAGTGCTAATCTGTGATTTGAGACTAGAGATTTCCTTGGTTTGGTTCTCTAGCGTTAGTTGTAAGTTAGCACTCTTGCGGTCTTGCTCGTCTAACTGCTTACTTATTTTGTCAACCTGAGCTTGGCGATGTTCGCTACGCTCCTCCTGTTTGACAGAACGAGTCTCTAGAGCATTTAGCTTGTTCATAATCTCTTCGTGCTGTTCTTCCTTAGCATCTTTGATATCGAAATACTTTTTTAATTTGTTATAAAGATATTCAAAAAGCTCGCCTAAGAACTTGACAGCCACCGCAAAAAGAACTATAACAAGAATGATTCCTTCTATAGATAATTGAGATAGAAGGGTAGTAATAGCGTCCAAAATGCCTTTTCTCCCTTCTGTTCTTATATGGTCATAATCTATATTACTATGAAAAAACTAGGCTAAGATTTTATTGCTTTTGCCCAATAAAAAAAGAGGGAATTAGAGCGATTAAACCCTAATTCCCTCTTAAATTTAAGCAGTTCTACGCCAGAAGTATGCAGTTCTATAAGATGGTAAAGTGCTCGTTGGAGCAATAGAACCTTGCCGCATTGGCTGTTTATTCTGAGCATATATCGGTGTAAAGTTTTTCAACTGGGCACCGCCAAAAGTCGTAGACACTTGAGATTGAGAACCCGGCCAGGATGTATCATCAGCTATGTAAATAGCAGTCTCCCCAGCTGCTTTACCTACATTTGTCCAGTGCGTGTGAGTATCTGAACCACCAGTTTGATTCCAACTACCACTAGGCCGTAAAAAACGTCCATCTGTTATAGGAGTCCATGTCCCGCCAAAAAGCGTAGCGGGACTGGTACTATTGGCAGATACATAAATGCTACCTACAGGATAGCAATCTATTGGGTCGATACCAAAATCAAAGTCGATAAAACTATCGCCGCTTCTATAAAGGAGGTTAGCCAATTAAACCACCTCCCAAAAGAGAGTTAAGCGGTTCGATACCAAATGTAGCAGCTCCAGTGGTAAGGCAAATAATTTTGCCCCCCCCCTACATCACCTATCATCCTAGTATTTTCTGTTCCGCCAGAAACATACTCTATACCAGACTGTGCATCGGTATTGCCACTACCCATATGCATATAGATAAAATGATTATGCGAAGGTATCTGATTAATTGAAATCTTCAAACTACCACCATAACTAGCCGCACCCGCAAAAGAGTTACTACCAGTTGCGGCTAGAGTAGCACCTTTGACTTGTGTCCAAGTCCCTCCAATAGTGCTTGAAGGAGAAGTAGAAGTTGTAGATAGATATATACTACCTACTGGATACATTGCGGTAAGTAAATTAGTAAATACCATTTACACCACCGCCAAAAAATCTACGCAGTTCTGTACCAAATAAAGCAGTTGTAAGAACGCTGGACAAGCGACATTGCTTGCCCCCCCCCGCTGTAGGATTTTCTTGAACTTCGGTATTACCCGTTAAATCCGTTCTAGTAGGAATGTTATAATGACCAGTATTAAAGCCAATAGAGACAGTCCAACCCCAAGCACCATCGAAAACGTGATAGTGATTTGGCATTTCTGCTTTTGTAATAGTATGAGTATCATTGCCTACATACCCAACAGTTGTTGAACCTCGAAGTGTAGCGTTAGCGACTGCTGCCCAAGTTCCGCCAAAAAGCATAGAAGGTGATATATCTTCTGTAGAAAAATAAAATGAGCCAACGGGGTGTAAAATATCCACCCATTTTGAACCATTTTGATATTTAATGGTTCCAACTGTGCTAGCCATTCTACATCACCACCCAAACTTTTCTAGGCGGTACATTTCCACACGTGTCAAAAAACATATTTACCATATAGTATCCTTTCTAAAAGGATTATGCTATATGGATAACTCTCTAAGCGGTTCTATACCAAACATAGCATCCTCTAAAGGCAGGGATAGAGCTGTCTGAGGAGGTTGAATTTTGTCTTAGCAGTTTAGTAGCGGAAGAATGGTGCATAGAAACATCACCACCCCTAGTTGTTAAAGTTCTACTATTAGCAATACCTGTACCCGGATAACCGGTCAAATAAGCATATGTTTCATCAACTAACCCATATCCAATAGCTGTCCAATGATAATGACTATTACTTCCACCTACATTAACATTCGTTGCTGGTCGCATAAATCTACCATCAGTGATTTGTGACCAAGTACCACCGAATATATTGGCTGGACTGGTTGAAGTATTAGAAATATAATATGCACCAACGGGATAAAGAATGTCTGTCCAACTGCCATCTGCGGCTTTATATTTAATATTAGGCATTCTCTATCACCCTCTTGGTTTTACGCAGTGCGATACCAGATATAGCAATTGAAGGAGCGTTGAATATTTGTGTGTGAGCCGCCCCCCCCCGCTGAATTATTAGTTCCAGACCAATAGAAAGCGGTGTGATTGCTATTTGTTAATCCCCAACCAGTATCTCCATTTCCATTTGGAAAACCATTTCTATAAGTTACCCAAAAGTAAATAGTATTTGGTAAACTATTATGTGTATGTTTTGGAATTTGACTAGTTGTAAGAGTAGTCGTATCACTACCAGTATAACCAGTAGATTTAGCACCTCTGAGTGCGGCATTTGTCACTTGTGTCCAAGTACCACCGAAGAGACTGCTGGGAGAAGTTGATGCATAGCTAAAGTAGAAGCTGTTCACCGGATGCAAAATATCTATCCAAGAAGAACCGTTTTTATATTTGATTGTTCCGACGCTAGCCATTGAAACCACCGCCAGAAAGAGGTCGCTTGAGAGCTATCGGGGTGTTATGCCCCCCCCCCAAGCGACCTAAAGATTGTCACTTGAAGCATATAGATAATATCCTTTCGATAAGGATATTAGATAAATTGATGTAAACTAAGCTGTTCTACGCCAAGCATAAACTGTTTGATAAGATGGAGTGGTAGAAACCGAAAATGGCGTAATAAAAACTGACCATCGAGGACTAGTTTCGTATAATTTTGTTCCTGCTACGTGTAGTACCGGAACTCTATTTTGAAATCCATTCGGGGGACTCCATAAGCCAAAAGTATCAGAAGTCTCTTGATTAGTGTTTTTTAAATACATTCCCGGAATCCAATAAGCCGAAGGCTCAATTGTCCTTGAATTTGCTCCACCGGTGCTAGTACCAGCGTTCATATATAAGAACCTACCAGTAACCGCAGACCAAGTACCGCCAAATAAACTAGCCGGACTAGTAGAAGAGTTACTAAAATAGTAAGCACCTACAGGATAAACAACTAAATTATAATCTATCCAAGAGTTACCAGATTTATATTTAAGGTGTGCGGCCATTACCACTCACCTCTTCTCTTAGGCGGTGCGATACCAGATATAGCAGTTGTAATATCTTGGGAGTTCTGTAAACGCAGCACCCCCCCCGTGTATACAGTATAATTAACACCATTTGGTGTTCTACCTGCATAGACAGGAATATAGGAACTTCCAGCACTAGACCATTCACCAGTTGTTATTTTGTGACGGTGTGAGGGCATTTCGTTCTCAGTCATAGTATGTGTATCACTACCACCGTAGCCAAGAGAATTATTTCCTCGGATAACAGCCCCAGTAATTTGTACCCACGTTCCACCAAACAGATTAGCAGGAGTGGTTGAAGCAGTGCTAAAGTAAAAGCTACCTATAGGATGTAAAATATCCACCCAATTAGAGCCATTACGATAACGAATAGTTCCAATAGTAGCCATTAGCACTCACCTACTAAACTAAGCTGTGCGATACCAAGCGTAGCAAGTGCGGTAAGATGGGACTGTGCTAATTGTTGTCCCGTAAGTTGTAGTCTCCGTAGCATTTGAGCTATTAGCTGAAAAATACTCGTCTTCAAGAAAGATACTGTGTGCGACTCTGGCTGCTCGTATGCCATACTGCTCACCATCTGACCAACCCGCGATTCCAGTGGTAGAAAATCCTGGCAAGCCATTTTCTTTACCAACCGGCATCCAGTGATTATGTTTATTAGTGTCACTGCCCCCTTGCGAGTTCCACGAACCACTTGGCCGCAAGAACCTACTATCTGTGAGAGCCGACCACGTGCCGCCATAAGTGCTTGCTGGACTTGTGCCATTGGTTGACATATAAATGTAACCAACGGGGAATGGGCAAATTTTCTCGAAGCCGCTCGAAGTACGGACTTGAACTTGTTGAAGGTTACGCATAAGCGTTCACCTTCTTTAGGCAGTTCTGTACCACGCCCAAACATTTTGGTAAGTTGGGTAGAATGCTGCCCCCCCCTGTATAGTCTGTGGCGGCCCAAGTTTGTTGCTTAGTACCAAGCTTATTACCATAAGGAGCACCAGCCGAAACCGTGGCGTCCGTTGAAATATTCAGGTCTAAATCGCCCCAATAGAAACCGTGAGCACGGCCTCCGCCCATTACGTGTCTGTGCGATGGCATGTTATTAGTGGTAATAGTATTACTACCACCATTACCCCACGCACCCGCCGCACGCATATACCTACCACCGCTGATTGTACTCCAAGTGCCACCATAGATATTAGCAGGACTTGTGCTATTGGAGGACATATAAACATACCCTACAGGAAAAGGACAAATAGTTTCAAAACTTGAATTGACTCTTACTTTTACGTTCTGTTGGTTACGCAAAGAACATCACCTCTTTGCGTGGGCTTAGTTTACAATCAGGAGTTAGACTAAGCCCCCCCCCCAGAAACAGTGATTCTGAGTTTATCTAATATCATTTTTATAGTTACCTTTCTAATATTAGATAAACTAGTTGATATTTTAGGCTATTCGTACCCACATACAGATTGTATAATAAGATGGTAAGAGGCTTTTTGTTACTGTCATTGTAACACCTCTATGTTTTGAGTTTTCTCTCGTAGTAGAACCAGTAGCTAATGAAGAGTTATGAACGCTATACATAGCTTCTAAGTCAACTCTATTGCCAGATTCAAAGTTACTAGAACTTTCATTCCATAAGCCAAAGAAATCCTCGTTTCCTTGATTAAAAGCAGCAGGAGTATAATAGTAACTCAACCAATCTAAACCATACGTCCAACTAATAGTATCACTACCACCTGTTTGTGTCGCAGAAGTTCCTGTGCGAATAAACCTATTATTAACTTGTTGCCAAGTTCCACCAATAGTAGAAGAAGGACTTGTAGATACAGTAGATAAATACACACTACCTATGGGATAAATAGCTTGAAATAAATTAACAAATGCCATTTATCTCACCTCCAAAGAGGTTAAGCAGTGCGGTACCAGCAATACACTGAGAAGTGATAGGGCAGATAGTTCTGCCCCCCCCTACCGGGTGGTTAATGTCTTGTACCCCAGCAACATCATAAAGAGAACCGTGGTTACTGCCTTGTGGATATGTGTGACTTTGTTCCGTACCAGAAGCAGAATATGAAATCAAGGTCATTGTATGATAGTGACTTGGCATTTGATTAGTTGAGATTTTCAATGCTCCACCATAATTTGCAGCACTAGCGAAGGAGTTTCCTCCGGTAATACCAAGTACCGCTCCTTTAGCTTGAACCCAAGTTCCACCTATGATACTAGAAGGACTGGTTGATACAGTGCTAAAATAACAAGCACCAACAGGATACATTGCTTGTAAGAGATTTACGAAAGCCAAAATATCACCCCGCTAAAATTAGAGGGGTCTAGTTTATCTAGTTTACCAATTACAGGGCTAGATAATGCCCCCCCCCGTCACGAGGTGATTCTTAACTTTTAGTTTTGTTCCCACTAAAATCCTCCTTGTCTCTCTAATATACTTTAGCTAAAATATATTCAACTACCCAATAGAGTAGATAGTTGTTATTTATATTTGTACCCATAATTTAACATTTGAATCAGTCGGCTGCGAACTTTGTACAGCAACAGTTCCCACGTCACTAGCAAGATTGTTTAACGTAACAGTATTTGCGGCTAAATCTGTGCCAGTTACAGTACCATCTACGATATTGCTAGAGTTAACACTGTTTGCGGCCATCTTCGCATTAGTAATCGTGCTATTAGCAATATTGGTCGCAGTAATTGTGTTAGAAGCAATCTTGCCGCCAGTGATTGTAGAGTTAACTAGCTTAGCACCTGTGATGGTAGCATCAGCGATATCAGCTGCCACAATCGTACCATCCACAATCTTGGCACTTGTCACTGAATTGTTAGAAAGCTTAGCAGTAGTCACCGCATTATCAGCCAACATAGTACCTGTAATCTGTCCAGCCCCAATAGTAGTAGCAATGGAAATATCTTCAGTACCATCAAAAGTAGCGGAACCAGTTACCACGCCAGTGAAAGCAATTGTGCGGGCAGTATCAAGCTTAACCGCACTCGTAGCAGAGCCGCCTTTAGTGGCTGAACCAGCGTAATTGACTCCTAGCTTATCGTTTGTTATAATACCATCAGGAATCTGATTTGCAGCGATTTGTCCGGTCAAGTCCGCAAAGCTAGAAGCGATATTGATAGTTCTTGCCACAGAACCATCGTAGACAAACTGTGTTGCTCCGTTCTTTTGGACTGTAAGCTGATGTTGCACTTTCTCTGCTGTTTCAGCCAAAACCGCAGTTCCAGCTGCGTACTCTTCATAACCAGCCGCACTGTCAAGATGTGCTGTGTCGATAACGATATACATTGTATCAGTGTCAATCTGAAGGACACTATCGCCCAGCTGAACATCGCCTGTTGTCAAAGCAAAACGAGCCTCTTCGTCAGCTACCTTGACCAATCTTTCCAATGCTCCTTGCGGCAAAACGGAAAGAGGTAAAGTACCAGTCGTAACCACAGAAGCATCGACCTGTGGAATAACAATCGCCGCGTTAGCACCACCATTAAAATTGGCAGTACCAGCTGTGCCATTACCAATCTTTACTGAAATCTGGCGAGCTGTCTGAAGCGTTGTAGCAGTTGTAGCATTACCGTTAAGATTACCTGTAAAGAATTGCCCAGTAGGTACTGTAATTCCCTTATTGCCAACTACTGCATTGTTAAATGTCACCTTGCTAGCAACGGTTTGGTCTGCACTAGCAACCTTATCTAACTTGTTAGCAGCCGTATCCGCCACAGCCTTGACTGCCGCTGGTGTTGCGGCTGTCATACCACTGGCCGCATTCAACGTGCTATTGGTAGCATCAGAAAGTTTAACATCACCCTGTACCGTGTCAGTGCCATCGGGGGCAATATAAACAGGACGATAAGCGTTAGCTTGTGCATCCCAAATCTTTAATGTAAAGTTTAATCGCTTGTCTTCACCATTTGGCATTTCCTTTTATCTCCCCTCTCTTACTGACTCGCAACATTGTAGGCAATGTCGATTATACTTTCCCAAGGCAGGTCACGCTCTATCTTAATTTCTATCGCGGACTCTGCCGTTTCATCAAACTCCAAAATTCCCGTGTTATTGACTCTATAACCAACATCGTTCAAAGTAAAGTCAATTGGTAACGCTACCGAATCAATCAACTCAATCGGTTGTCTTTTGGGAATCTGGAATCCAATATGTATATAACTATAATCAATCTGAGCAGGAATGGTGATAGTCTGTCCTGCGGAGAATGGCCCCGTATATTGAATCAGTTTCATCGACTATCACCTACTGCCAAGTATTATAATCTCGACCCCAATACTCTGGAATAGCATCTGTCTTTAATCCAGAAGTAGGGATAACTTTAAATAGCAAGCCGTTAGTATTAAGGTTGCGTAAATCCGTATCAGAGATTTGACCTTGCGTCCTTAGCATAACATCGCGGCTACCAGTATCAGAAATAGTTCCAAGATAGAACCAAGTGTAAGAATTGTAGTCAAAGGCGTAGAAATCCTTGGAATCATCTACAGTCGGAGAGAAAGTTACAATCTTCTGTTTGACAGACCCTTCGGTTAAACCATTTGGATAATGTTCGTTTAAGTAATTAAGAATGTCAGTACCCTCACCAATATCAGCTTGTGTTAGATTAAAGCCAATCAAAACACCCGCTTGGTCTTTGATAGTACCGTAATCTCTCCAATAGATGCCATTACTTGTCTGAATTCCATCGGAACCAGTAACACCTTGTACCCAAGTAATGCCGTTTTCGTCTTTACCGCTATCATCCAAATCACCTGCGGTAGCACGGTGGGTTGGGTCATTAAAGAGAACAAGCAAGTGGAAGTCCTCTGGTCGCACAACCATATCATAGACATAGTTGATTGGGTCACCGATATAGGTATTGGTACGCTCAGTGTTATACTTGACTTGAATTCTCTTATCATCAGCAAGTGCAGTGTTAAGAAGCACGTTCTCGATAATCTTGATATGATAATCTTCGTCAGAACCTTGTTGCTTTAACTTGATAGAATTACCAGTGTTGGTGTACATGGTAACAACACCATCACTAGAAACATCTGCACTTGTGATTAGCTTCAATCTTGCGGGAAGAGTAACCTCGCCATCTTCTCCAATAGCAGCATTGACGTGATGTAAGGTAATCTCACCAGTATCTTCGTCAATATAAATATCATCAATCCAGTCAAGCTGACGTGTTAGCGGTGAACCATAGTTAAAGTTCATAGTGAATAAACCGGTTGCTGGATTCAACTCGACACTTGTTACCCACTTGATAACGTTGTTATGAGTTTCATCTACATTGTTAGCTGTATGGTGGTAGTGAATAGTACCATCATCGTCTAACGTAATAGACTTAATCCAATCTAGAGTAGTTGTAAATGCCGGGTCACCATTGTTATAATTAACAACAAAAACGCCTGTATCGGGTGAAAGAGTAGTGCTCGTAATCCACTTGATTTTGCGGCTAAAGACTGTGTTATCGTCATGAGAGAAGTCAACAGTCAAAGTACCATCGTCCGCAAGAGTGATATTATCAATCTTGTTAAAATCACCAACGTAAATCATTACGGGGTCGGGGTTGATTTGACCGTCATAGTAATACATATCAAAGACTAGAATCTTGCGACCAGCCGCAATATCCTCTGCTTGTCCTGTATACCCAGCCGCCCCAAGAGAGACAAGCCCTGTCTCTGTGTCTACTGTAATCGCACTAGGAGCGTAAATAGTATCCCCGGTCGTAGGGGTGATTACACGAAGATTACGAATAGCGTCACCTTTGATACCTTTTGGAATGCCAAAGTCCCAAGAGGTGAAGAACGGGTGCGTGCGGTCATCAGTACGTTCGACGGTTGTAGTATCGGCTTGATAGTTTCCCGCACTGTTGTACTGAGATACTGCGTGAGTGTCATATTCAACAACCATATATGGAATAGTAAAACCGACGTAATACCAAGAACTCTTATTACCATCTGGGGTGCGGATGTTGCACCAAGTCCAAGTAATCTCGTCTACAAATGTACCATCTTCACTCTTACCGGGGACTAAAGAAGTATCGTGAGCCTTGCTAAACGGGAACGTGGCAATCGGCTTCTTTTCTTCTCCTGCGTCTAGAGTTGTCTTGTAACCAATAACATGACCTTCGCCATCTGTGTCATATCCTGTTGGATAAACTCGCTCCCAATCTTCGGGAATAGCTTTAGTAGACTGATTCTTTACTTCTTGGATAGTGTTCATCTGCATGAAAGGTGTACCGGACATTGGGCCTACGATTTGGCCTTTATATACCGCACCGCCCATATCATTAGTATAGTCAAGCCCACGCTGATAAATCTTACCATTATCAACGTTATTTTTATTTGGAGTGTCGATTATACAAAATTCATTATACCAAACGTCACGATATGAATCACCACGTTTAAAGGCTTGAACCATATCGCTGATAGAATCAAAACGTCCTTTAAGTACGAAGCTTAGGCCGCTCTTACCGCCGTAAAACGAATCCAAAATTCTTCACCTCCTTTAATTCTCGTACATAAAATCAATACTAAAGTTGTCTCTGTAATCAACAGCAACTATTCCAAGAGACTCGATAGGAAGTATGCCGTCAATCTCCCAAAGTCCGCTCTTGCCAACACGAATCTCTTCACCGTTGACAGCCATTAAAAGACCGGGATGTGACCAAACACCAACGCGGTCAAGCGAACCATTAGAATTAATATCATTGACAAGATTAGTCAATGTATATAATGTATATTCAAAGCTATCTAATGGAATGTAACGGCCATAGATAGTTTCACCACCTGAGCCAACGCCTTGAATATTATAGTCTTCTGCGGTACGAACCATTTCAATGGTAATCTCTGAGAAGTTATCTTCTACTGGGCGGAATACCATTTCTGCGTAACCGTAATAATCACCAGCTTGGTGAATCCAACTTGCGGTCATTACGATATCATTATAATTCTGTGTCTCAGTATATGTAGTATTGCCATTACCAAGATAATATTTCTCATTAACGGCATCATAATAAATATCGTCTAAAACGTTCTGAGCACCTTGCTGATAAGTGTGCGGAATCATAGCATTTACTTCACCCGTGGACTTTTCATATAATACCACATTATAAGTATTAGTAGCATCGCCGCCACGAGGAATCGTAATCTGTTTCAAGAATTGATATTCCTCTGTGCCGCCTTGTTGCTCTTGTTTTGTCAGTTTGATATTGAACGTAAGATTATAGTTCATATCTTGTGGAATCTTTACATATAAATAATAATCAGTATCACGAATCAGCGGACTTGTTGTATTGATACGCACATCTTGGAAAGAGGTATTATCTGTTCCCGTGCTGCCAGTCATAGAAATTGGCTTGTAGCTTTTAGAAGAAGCTACTTCTGTCACACAAGTGCCAGTACCTCGGAACCTGTATTGGCCGATAACATTCGGCATTCTTATACCTCCTTTTATCTCAAATTCAAAATGAACACAATCTATATATACTAAAAAAAGCGGGCAGGTTTTTATTAAACCTTGCCCGCATAGTTTTAGTTATCGTTGGATAACACATTCATTGGCTGTAATAGACATAACGCTGCCTACGTCTAAAGGTAAACTAATATTTTGTATCATATAGTTTCCAAAAGTCTTGGTTGCATTATCTGCAATCCTAATTCTTGAATTAGGTTCAATCCAATAGTTAGGAATAGCAGTCATAGAAATAGTTGTTTGATATGTCGTGTGAGTATAAAGCTCTGAGCAAATATAGTCGTAAGCTCCATTGTGATAACCACCAGTTGTGAAAGCTTTGAATATCTCGCCAGAAGTTTGTGCCCAAGGTTGACCAGAGTTTTGACATTCGTCACGTAGCTCCGCAAGCTTATCTGGGTCAGAATCATTCAAATCAAGATTAAGGAATACAATATTAGGCACCTCTGGTTCAAATAGACAGTTAACATCTTCGTTGACCACTACATTCGTGCGTCTGCCGATGTTAGAAACACTATATTTTCCAAGAGAACCAGCAGAATCAATAAAATCAAGATAGTAGTTACCATCTGTAAGCACTCTGGCTTGAATGCTAGAATCCTCTGCCTCGCCCCAGAACTGTTGATTCTTTAAGTCATAGATTTGCGGCCAAAACGCTCGCAATTCCTCAAAATAATATCCTCTGTCAATGCTATTATTAGCCAAAGCTTGCATACCCTTTAGATAAAGCTCTGTACGCCAATCTTTAGTAATATAAGGACTAGCCGCAGTATAATATCCTTCGACTTTAAGCTCTTTCCAAGAATTATCATCGTCCCACATATAAGCTTTGTCCCCGACTTTGTAGACACTGTTGAACTCGCCATATTCCGGCAATTCTTGAACGACTATTGGAAAGATGCCGCAAAGCAAGTCCGTATCAAGCTCACGATAAAGTAAAAGGTTAGTGTAAATATTACCAATATTCGGTTTGCTATCAATGACTAAATGATAGAACACATCGTAAGCGATATCACTATTCGTGCCTTTCCTTGTACCGTGAACGATAAAATCGTTTTTGATGCTATTGTATTGCGGATTTATATTGATACTAAGAAGATTACTTGTATCAGAGAAAGTGTAAACCTCTTTTGGAATCGCCCTATCCACCATATAATCGTTCTCTGTCATATCGTCAAGAACAATCTTTCCTTGGGTGGTGTTAAGATAGTTCTTTATCTCTCTAAAGTGAAATATACCAAAAGCATCATAGAAATATTCAAAGTTGCCAAGATACTGCTTAATTGCTTCAAGAGCATCAACAACAGTTTGTCCTGCGTTCATAGTTAACTCTTTGTCGTAAACAAAATCGTCGTAGATATATCCAGCATCGTCACCATTGTTAATTTGAAGATAGCGACCTTCTGTTGGTAAAATAGTAGTCGGTTCGTAAGACAGAGTACCTGCTTCTGCTTGACCTCCGTTAGATACGAGATATAGCGGCGTATCGCCATTCCAACGCATAATGCGTTTAATTCTTGTTGGCACGTCTTCAATAACAATGTTATTTAAATCTTCGCCGCCCCAGTGATGTACTACTTCTTGGATGATATTATAAATTAACACTTTCTCTGTGGCATACTCTCCGGTTTCAGTTTGGGTATCTTGTTCATCTAGAATAATAGTAGATGGGAATGTTCCACCTGCATCACCATTCAACATTGACATTTTATCATTGACCGTTAAAGAAATATTTAAAGCAGTAGTGGATGAAGAATTGCAAGCAAAACTTTTAATAAAGAATACTCCTTGCGGAAACCATAGAATAGGATAATCTTTATATTGCTTAGTATCGTTTCTAATGCCTACTTCAATAAATATCTTTTTGTTGATGGCAAAATCCATATTAGCATCTTCAACGCTGTATGAACCAGCATCAACTGCCGTTGTTAAATTTCCTGTAACACGAACGGCAGAAGAGCCGTCTTTGGAAAGAGAACCAGAGACGATTTCTCCTTGAATCTCCTTTAACGGCTCTTCTGCCCAGTTTAATAAAGTAAGCTTGGCATAACGCTTTTGATTAATAATATCATCTAATTGAGCTAAAAACTCGCGGCGAGTAAGACCTTCTTTTTCGGTTTCAATATAAGAATTTTGCAAATAAGGATAAGTTTTTCTCATATATTAATGCACCTATCCTTTCTTTTGTAAATTCTTTAATCCGGCTAAAATAAAATTAGTACAAATTTTATTTAGTTCGGTATAAGGAATACGCCATAAAAAAATGTTATTAATTTGACAATATTCATCTTTTAAAAAATCTCTATATTGACTTTGTTCGAAATCCTCAATACTTTTATGCCATCCTTCGACATATTGGAAATGTTGCTCCCCATCATATTCAATACAACAATTATAATCAGGTAAATAAAAATCAAATCGCAAATGAATATTTGTATCAGGAGCAACTAAATCATTAAAAGTATATTGTTGTATATATCCTATTTTTAATTCATCTAAACTTTGACGTATATATCTTTCCCCTTGCGAAATTCTTGAACCAGAACTATCTCCTCGTAGAACATTTCGTATATCTGTTTCAAAAAATACATTCTCTTTTTTATTGTAAAATATAGCTCTTCTGGTTGCCGTCGTAGGATAAATATTAACAGGAGGAACTTCTGTTATATATACTACATCTTTATCTGGGCCTATTTGTTCATTATAGTTATAATGCTTTTTTGTTTTCTCCCCCGCCGAACGATGTCCGCAAAAAGAGCACTGTTTAGTTGCTCCTCTGCGGACATTTTCTTCCCTTGCGATAAAAGGTTTATGACACGAAGGACATAAAAATCTACACTGACGATAAGTATGACGTTTACCGGAGGCTGAAATACTAGAAACAGGATTTATATCTTCAATAAAAATAACACCATAATTACCAACAGAATCTCCATAATGGTAATTATATTTACGTTTCATTCAATCACCTCCGAGTTTCTAGTTATAACTATTACGTACTACGTTTCCGTAGTAAGAAACGATACCTTCAATTGGCACAGCAGCTAAGACAGTATTTTCAATATCGTCCATTTCTTGAACTTCATACCACTGTCCATTAACGTAATAAATATACTGTTTACCGTTTACGTTATAAATGGTATTATATTTAGGATGCGGCACCTCTGTGATGGTAATCGCCGCATATGTAGTAGGTTCAATTACGCATTCCCAGTTCTGTAAGAAGTCTTGTCGGCTATAATCTACGATGTGCATACGTTTGCCAATGAAGCACATATCCTGTACATTGGTATCACGTAACATATGTAGTACGCCAGTATCACCGACTTCGTAGGTATGATATTCTGTCTCGTTATAATATTCGATATTTACCATAGCAAACGGGTCAACGTCAAGACAAATACCTCTCCACCATTGCATCTGTTGGTAATAATCATCAGTAGCAACGAAAGAGTATTTGCGGCGAATGGATTCTCCAAGATATTGATAAGGTTGAAACACTCCCTGCTCTTGCCCCACGAGAGTACGTTGAACAGAAGTACCGGCAATAACGCTGCCACTAGAATTCTTTTCCTTGTAATCCAAAAGATACTCGACAGTTACAATATCGTCAGATTGTGGGAAGAATAAAGAGGTTACGTCAATTGAATCTGGAATTTGATAATATCCCATTTCGCCCACAAAAAATACCAAAGTGTCAGTTGGTGCAGTACCTTGGTTATTAACCTCGAAACTATATCCAAGTTGAATACGCTGACGTTCTTCTTCTGAGTATTGAGATATATCAGTCACAAGCTGTAAACCACCTGCTGTTTGAATAAACATGTGCGGCTTAGATTCAAACCAAATCTTAACGTTCTTTAGATATCCCTCAGCAGGGTCTTTATCAGATTGAACGCCGCCATATCTTTGAATCAAACGTGCCATAATAGTATTAGCTACAACATCTGTACGGCCAGACACCATGTCACTGACAGTTTCAGAATAAAGTTGTCCAAGCTTTTGAACTTCAACATACTCTGGTACTATTGGTTCATCGCCGCCACCAGAAATCTGCTGGTTTTCGTCTTTATAATGAACATCGTATATTCCAAGAGAATCAAGAAGCCCAAGTGAATTGCCATCTTGAATCTCATAAACCGTAGCGGAAAAATCATAAAGTCTGCGGCTTAAGGTCTTGTTCGGTGTTAAGTTAATATCGGTCAACATAACAACCATTAAACCTTCTGTTTTAGAACGATAGAGTTTTGGTTCACCATCGTTTAACCATTTAACTAGTTCTTGGCGGAAAGCACGTTCCCACAAATAGTTGTAGTTTTCGTTAATTCCCTGCTCGTCATTATAAATGGTATAGTTCTGATACATATCCCCGTAATAATCTTCTTCATTCATAAAGAGATTATTCTCGTCTTCTTGTGCGGAAATCATACCAGAGATAGAGAACTGAATGTAGTTCATCGCAGCATTTTCCGCAAACTTAGGATATTTACCGCCAATGGTATCCATCTTCTGACGATTAACAACAGGTTTATAACTGGAAATCTGATAGTTATAAAGAATGCCGATTTGCTTGTCTCCGCGAGATAGAATCGCGGTATAGAAATCTGGGAAAATAATATCGCTCATTCTAATCGGGGTCATAGCACCGGCAGTATTCTCTAATTGTACAGAATAACGATACCAGATACCGCTACCAACGGTATTATCTTCTACGGTAATATCTGTTGTGCCAGCAGTAGTTTCTTCCCAGATGCTCTCCCAGTCTTTAAAGTCGGAGACATTAGAGGAACGCCGCACATAAACAGTACCAAACACGGTATTAATGTTTGTTACATGAACTGTAGCAATACCGTTTTCATTGTCAAGTGAAACAGTGATATCTGGGTCCCATGTATCTTCAGTTGTGTAATCGGCAATATCGAAATCATAATCTTTAGTCATTTGATAATTGTTTGACGTAGTAAGATGCAGCCGCATAATAAATTCTGTGGTCATATCAGTATCAAGACTGGTTAAATCAAGATTGTAAGAAATGGTATTTGGGTCAACATTGCCGCCAGTATAAACAGTCTCACTAGTCATTACCGAATCTTCGTTTTCACGAGTAAGAACCTCGATATAGTACGATTGTAACGTTTCAGTTTCATCTGAGTAGTTATCATTACCAAAATAGAGCTTACCGCTAATTGGCACTAATCCTAGATTGAAAGCAGGGGTTACAGAACCATCCGTAGTATCGAAAGTTCTTAGTAAGACTTGCGGTTGAAGGATTGGCCGCAAAAGATGAATCTCTGACCACTCAGAGAAATAGGCGAGGTGTGAGATAAAATAGTCACTATTATTCAACACACCGTCGCCATCATAACTGTCAAAACGAAGTTGTAATTTATAAAACTGATTATAATTCCAACCCGTACTGTTGGTACCATTCTTTACATGGTCTACTGGAATTACGACATAGTACATTCCCGCATCTGTGTCATACTGCAATCCTTCAGAAAGAAGAATGCCCGTGGCATCAGTCAGGGCATTCTCGTTTGTCGTTTGATTCACTAAAGAAATATGTACTCGACTAATATCCGCCGCTGTGTTAAAAGGAGAGATTGAGAAATAGATTCTCGGACTTGTCGTGTTCACGAAAGCCGGAGCAAAAGTGCTCGAAAACATTGGCGGATATAAGCTTGAAGCAAGTGTTACCGCTATTTCAATCCCCTCCTATCTTAGAAATTATTCTGAGGCGTGTTTGTATCGACCCAGAGTGCGATATGATGATTAAGTGGTTCCTCGTTACCTACGTAAGTAAAAGGATTTGCGGCCATAAAGGCTAGATAAGAATCAATGAACTGGTCAAGACTATATCCAGTAGCCCCAACTCGCTCACCGTCAACAACGTCCGTAAAGACGGCACCGATGGTACTATCTTGACCAAGGGTGCCGTCCTGTTGCTTCTCAGCTACTTTACGAACGAGTGACATTGTACTACTCTGTGCCACTCTCTTCCTCCTTTGTTAGCTGTCCCTCAGCCACAGGCGGCTGAGAAGCAGCGGCGATGAATTCTTGCAATACTTTATCTTTGAGCGTTACAAGGTATTTATTGATTGCGTCTTCCATCGCCGCTGACGTTACTTGATTTTGCATCTGAATACCATCAAGACATTGCTGAATAGCATTCTGAAGCTCTAAACGAAATTGCTCTTGCGTCATATCCTTTTATCTCCTTTTTTATATTCTCTTTAATAATCTGGGCCAGAAGAAGTAACAGTAAGATTGACATAGAAATCGTGACTGTGTGCTGGGATACCGGCACTTGCAGTTTCTCTGTGTCCATTATCGACTGCAACTGTGTGACGGTGATTAGCAAAGTTTCTACCAAGAGTATTAATTGCACTGGCGTGAACAGCAGAATCTTGCGATAGTTCTGTCTTAGTAGCATAATTACCGCTGACCCAGCTGCGAGTTTGAGTGTTCAAACTTGAAGCATAATTCTGAGCATTGGTTTGTGCCGCACTCGCTTGATTACGAGCATATTCTCTGCATTGGTCGTATGCACTTTGAATCAAGCTATAGATAGTTTGTAAATGCCAAATCAAGCTAGTATTTTGACGATTTGAACCTAGACAACTACCGCCTTGATTGGAAGTAAAACGCCAATCGCTGCCTTGTACTCTATTAGTAGCTTGAATAGAATTCTCTGTACCAGATACCTTACCAACGAAAATGCCCCAATTAGTAGAAAAACCATCTGTAATCTGGATGCCTGCACGATTGTTGCCTAAATCACCTTTAGATTGCACCGTACCATGTCCAGAAGAAAGCACAAAATCTCCGGTGCCACTTGATTGCGGAGTAAGATGCAAGTAGGGGTGTCCAGCCGTGCTTGTACTTCCGCCCCAGTAAGCGTCAATCTGCACGCCATCTGCCGATTGATTAGAACGAATTCTAACAGGTCGAGTGGCAGACTCAATATCTACTCCAAGATTTCCATAAAGTTCAGTAACCGTATCGTTATTTAATTCAAGATACGTGTTACTATTACCAAGCCGCATCTGAGCTGTATTAACACTAGTTCCACTAACGTTACTGCTAACAACTTGTTTAATAGTAAGGCTGTAATTCTTAGCAGGGGCACTTGGGAAAGCATTGCTCGCAATATTCAAATCTCTAAAGTTTTGAATCGTAGCACTGCCAGTGATATTAAGCGTCAAAGCTTGATTGTTAGCTCCGCCAGAATTAATCGTTCCTGTAAAAGTCTTAGTGCTAAAAGTCATTGCTTGTGCGTTGGTAATATCGGTCTTAGCACCAGTAAAGTTAAAATTAGCGTTAGCCTGTGTGTTGATTTCAAAGTTATGTTCGTTACTACCAGCCGCACTCGGAATCTGGATATAGTTATTGGTATGTCCAATAGAAGTCAAATCATTAGACATAGTGAACCAGTGCGGCGAGGTTGTATCCGTGCTGCTTGTCTCACTACTGTAAAGATTAATAGTGTTACCATAGATATTAAAATCACGTGGGTATTCATCTCTAACAGTTGTACCAGCAGTTACGTACAATGGACGAGTGGCCGCAGACGTACCATCATTAGGAACAAAGAACTTAAAGATGTTTGTTCCTTGGTAAGCGAACTGAGCACCTACCCATTTATCATCTGAAGCACCATAACCGAAAGCACCAATCCTACCAATACCCATCGAAGATTCGCCATCTTCAATAGCGTTAGTATAGAACTGTCCATTGGCATTAATGCCTACCATCGGATATCTATGCCACTTTCCTGTATCTGTAGCTCCATCCCAAGTAGTATGACGATAAATACTAAATACAGAACTTTTACGCGGGTCAAGTTCTACTTCGATACTATCCCCACGTTTAATTGTGGTGTTAGCACCTTCCCAATCAATATTAGAGTTATCATCATTCAGCGGCATACCTTTTACAGAAATATAAGCGGGATTAGCATTTAGAATCAAACCTTGTGCTTCAGGCGGAATAGAAATCTGAGCATCGGGTACAGGATAGTCTTTGTATGGTTTATCAGGAGCCACACCAATATAACTATCTTCGAACTCGATATTACCCTCTTCATCTTTACCTATTGGAGTAGGTGGTTGAGTCATGTTATACATAGCACGTGAACCAATTGTCCACATACCAATCTTAGATTCACCACCGGGGATTAGCTCGATACGTCCTTCTGTATAATGGTTATTCGTACTCGCTTGGTCTTCTGGTAAGCCAAATATTGCATTACCAGTTTCCGCATCCAAGAAGATAGATTGTTTGCCCTCGCTATATCCCAAAAGTCCAACATCCGGTTCACTCTGGTCATAAGTTTGGGCTGTACCCATAACCACGCCGGTAAAGCGGTTGTTGTCATCTTTATAACCGGCACCGATTTGCGGTGCAAGGATATAGTTTTCGTCTTCATTGATTTCAACGTGATTACCATCCCAAGCATTTAAAGAAGCCAATCCAAAAGTGTTAAGCGACATATATATTGGCATATAAATAGTCGCTTCTGGGTTCTGTCCAACTTCTTGCTCAGAACCGTAAATCCTAGCTCGCACGATGTTATTACACCACGCACCATCATAAACATCGTCTGGCGTGATATATACATAATACAAACCGTCTTCGTTAACATTATTACCTTGAACACTCTTTATCGTGCTCTTGGTGTTCTTCTCGAAAGAAAGACTAATAGCAGTGGTATTAGAGTTGTCTTCGATTCCTCCAATAGCATCAAAGACAATATATTTATTAGTCGCATCATTGCTTAACGAGAAGAATAAACCTTGGTTTTTGTTATAAAGAGGATTGCGGCCATCCGCGTTGTAAGTAATGCTCTTTAACGTCCAAGTCTTGTTAATAATGACTTCATAGTTAGTACCACTTCTATAGTCGATGTGCGGAATGGGGTAGAAAGCGTAGTAAGTTTGACCTTCAAATTCTGTTTCGCCACGAACAATTTGGTTTCTATGGCCGCTATCACTATCTTCCCAGTTAATATCGCCTATCTCTTTTCCGATAGTTAGATAACGACTTTGATTACCATTGCCGCCAGAGATAGTCCAAAGAACAGTCTGTGTGTTCAAAAGCTCCGTGCGGTTGTAGGCTTGGAACTTGAGCGGCACAACACCCATTCCCTGACCATTATTCCACTCGGGATTAGCGTTATTAGTTGTCTTAATAGCCAACAAACCCTTAGAAGGCTCTTTGACCGGACTGATTTTACAAACAACGTCTGTGCCATTGGTGCCGTTCTCGCCAACCTTCGTAAAGAACAGGTCTGAATCTCGCTGGTATTCAACTCCTTGATATGTTACAATACAAGTAACTTGATTGGTTGTCGCTTGATAATCGTAACTATCTTCAATATCAAGAGGATAGGTCGCTTGTGTGTACCATTCCTCAAGATTTGTCGCTGGATTGATTGCCATTCCTTCTCGTGGAGTGACAATTAAAGTATTGTCTAGTGGCACCTTCCATTTGACAGTGTAAGTTTCTGCATTAACCTCTAATCCCGCAGGGTCATAAAAGTGACACTCTAGCGGCAAGACCTCTTGCGGGTCTTGATAACGCTCGCTTGTTGGAGCTACACCAGACTCCGAGTATTGAAATACTTGGTCACCGTTCTCGATTAAAATATAATAATCAGTTGGTGAAGCCACGTCTTCGTTACTCAGTGTAATCTGAGCACTGCCGATAAAGAAACTGTCTCCTGTCTCAGTTTCTTTTAAGAATACCGAACAAGAGAAGGTAGCACTCGCCGCAATCTGACTAATTGGATACTTTAGTACGTTGCGGTCAAACTCCACACCTTCCATTTCAATCATCCGATTGCGAATGGAAGCGACGATGTTATATTCTAAACCAGCCGCAATAGCTTCGTCGTATTGTTTCTTTAAATCCTCGTAAGTGACATTTAAAGCTGTGGTGCCGCCATATTCATCAATCTTACTCCAAGAGAAGGTAAAGTATTCATCGGGATAGTCTGGGTCAAACTCTGAACTATTCCCGTCAATCATACAAGTAAGAACCGGCGTGCCTCGGTCAAAGCTAAAAGTCGTACCAAGGTCAGACTCAATGGTGATATCTCGACTTGCGGCTTCATTATAAAAAGTAAACTCTTGCTTTAAGATTACTTGTTCCTTATATACAGCCGCAAGCATATATATATTTTCATAAGCACGGTTCTCATAACCACTCGTTTCCATTTCGCGGTTATTACCCTTGCTGTTTAAATATCTCCAACCGCTACCGCCGTAGATGTTATACTCTTCTGAGCTAGCGTCGATTCTATCATCTTTAGCAAACCAATAGTATGTAGTAGAATCAGAAACGTTAGTATTGACTTGATACATTACAGTACCCATTGCGGTCAAAGTGTCTGTTTGTTCAAAAGAGGTGAACACAGCACCTTGCGGCGTGGACAGACGAAGTACATAGTCTCCATTTGTAGCAGTGATTTGCCGCAAGCCATAAATCTCTGGCTCTTTAACCAGAATATCTGCTCCCCAGAAATCAGCTTGTACGGTATCGCTTTCGGTTACAAATCCTTCAGACCAAATCATAATGCTATCTACATATAGATAATTTGCCGCATCTATTGGGAAAATAGCATACTGGTCTGTGTAAGAGTTATAAAGGAATGGGTTTCCAGTCATATTATTAGAATCAAGAACGTAAGAAACATATTTTGTTTCTTCTGGTCTGTCCTGATTCTTAAAAGCAAGAACGAATTGGATGCCATATTTACCATTCTTAGCAAGTCTGTGTGCTCTTGGTAAACGTGTCATAAAAGATGCTTCAATAAGCAACGCTTCAGCATCTTTGATATAGTTAGAGAATTCATTCTCGTTAAATGTTAAGATACTATGTTCTTCATCCCCATGTTGATATAGTAGTATATACTCACTCGTAAGATAGGAATGTAAGCCTTGCGGCAAAACACTATTTGTATCGACAACAGTATTCTGACCAATCATATTATAGTCATTGATTAATGAAGATACAAAAGTAATATTTTCGTCCTCTGTGACTTGAGAAGCTTTACCGATAATCAATTTGCGTTTAGTAAAATCGCCCTCGGGAACGAGCACGAAAACTTCTTGATTCTCTGAATAGCTTGCACCCTCTTGAGCGTATGCGTTCAAAAAGCCACCGTTATAATTAACTTGATATTCTTGCGTTAAGGAGTTATTACACTTTTTGATAGTGCAAGTAATTGTAACATCCTTGTTGATTTTGTCGATTCGATTGTTAACAAGGTAGTCGATTGCTTGTAGCAATGAACCTTGTAAATCACTAGTAGCCACAACTACCCTCCTTTTCTCTCTAAAATAAAAAAGCGGGTAAGAGCATAATTAGCCCTTACCCGCTAAGAATCCTTGTATGCTCTAATATATTGAAAACTCTATATTAGATTTTACCCAATTTCGCCCAATAGATACCTAAGACTTATAAGCATATTGCGGGGCAATATCGGGAAGCGTGAGGATTGCACGCTGAATCTCGTCAACATTGGTTGCGTTCGGGAATGTACATTCAACCTGATAGATGGTTTGTCCCATATCATCAAGCGGTTGAACAACACTTGCCATATCAACAACATTATTGCTTTGGCGAATGATATCGTTATAATTACCATTGCGGCCAAGAGCTACCATAGAACGTACCATATCAACGGCGTTAAGGATATTCTCTGTATCAGTCTTGTTAAGTACAAGTTCCTTTTCGTGGAGAAGCCCAATCTTGCCGTTAGCTTTTTCAGAAGCAGTCCAGTCTCTACCCGTGTAGCCACCTGTATCATAACCGATAAGGTTATAGGAGCTATACTTCATAGAACCATAGTTAACAAGCTTGCCAGAACGGTAGTTTTGGTTAATGATAGACTGTACTTGGCGAACAAAAGCAGAACCGTAAGCTTTAGTAAGCTTACCAGAACGAGTTGGGTCATTACCCCAACCAGAAGCTCCACCATAAGTCCAAATGGCTTGTGCGATGCCCCAAGCAAGGTTGCTGTCGGCTCCGCCGCCGCCTCCACCTCCGCCGCCACCAGAACCGCCGCTAGGATTCTTCATAGCGTCAATCTGAGACTGAAGGTCTTTTACCTGAGAAGTAAGGTTAGCATTTTCTTGCTCTTTAGCAGTAAGATTCTGCTGCAACTGGTTCACTTGCTCTTGATATGCACGCATACCATTTTCCGCATCCTGAATCTTTGCGGTCATTTCCGCAAGAGCGGCTTCATACTCTTTAACCGTACCCGCATCGTTCTTTAGCTGACTGATGAACGAAGAAGTAGAACTTGCAAGGTCGTTAGTTTTATCAACGGCATTTTGGATGCTATCTGACATATCATCAAATGTCATACCCGCAAGGTCACCAAGTTCATCAAGTTGTCCTTGATAATCCTCAAAATTATCAATTAAGCCTTGGAACGATTCATCGGTAGCAACATTAAATTCTTCCATATTCTGTAGCCAGTTGGTAATGGAAGTCTGCCAGCGTGTATCAATTTGGTCAAAAGCGTCCTTGTTACCATTGACGATTTGCTCGTACACATCCTGTAGACGTTCATCGTTCTCGTCGGTAAGAATCTCGCACATACCGAGGAAGTCATTAATAATGTTCTTCTCGGATTCGGAAAGCTGCTCACTTGTACCAGCAAGATATTCCTTCAAAGAGTCGATAATAGTCTGTGTACGCTTAGTCTTCTCCTCAAGAGTAAGGTTAGCATTAGTCCAAATCTGTTCAAGCGTGTCTCGTGCATCTTGTAAAGCACTTAGAGAGTCAGCTTGCGTTTGCTGCATCTGGTCTTTGGAAAGATTGTAAGCATTGTTTTGAGCGTCAAGTAAATCACCCTGAGCCGCACGAGTATCATTCTCGTCCGCAGTGTAGACGTAAGAGTAATTACCCTGATTGTCTCGACGGAGCTGCAACTGAGACTTATTTCTCTGTGCCTCTTGGAGAGCAATGGTCTTTTGTAGAATCTCTAGCTGAGCATTGGCGTATTGAACGTCATATTCAGAAAGCTTGTCTTTTTCACGGAGGTAAGCAAGCTGTTGTGCCATCTGCTGAGTGATTTGATTCTGAACGTCAAGACCATTCGCATCATCCAATAGGTCAAGATACTTACCTTGTAGCTTTTGGATTTCGTATGCGGCGTTAACATCATCAAGATAGTAATCAGCATTACGGTTGATTAGCTCCCATTCTTCCGCAATCCAATCCAAATCATCACCCATACCAGTAGAGCCAATCCATTTGTCGAGAATATCATTAACTCCACGTTCGTACATTTCAAGCATTTCTTCAACAGTATCAGAGGTCTTTTCTAGAAGCTCTTGCTGAGCATCAGTGATATACTCATTAACTGTCTTCCATTCTTCTGAACCCTCTTCCATCGCCGCAAGCATATCTTGCCAAAGTGCAATATTTTGTTTAAGTTCATTGATGGTTGCTTGATTATTAGCGATAGTAGCTTGGGATACTTGATTAAGTTGGTCGTAAGCGTTCTCGCCTTGTACCATTTCAATAATATCGGCGTAATGTTCAAGTTCATCATTGATGTTCTCGTAAGTATCAAGACGTTCTTCCATCTTATCGCCAATTTCGTCAATGGCGTCGATGATAGCGTCACGCAAATCGTCAATATGACCTTCGTAATCTTCTAGTAAGCTCGTAGCTTGTTCAAAGATATCGTTGCCAACTTCATACATAGAACCGGAGTTCTCGCCAAAAATTGTCGAAGTGCCAGTCTCTTCAAACTGTCGCATCTGTTCAAGAATTGTATTAAGATTGGACATTGCCATATCAAATAATCCTGTGCCGCCAGCTTCAAAAGTTCCCTTGCCATATTGTTCACGTGCGGCTTCAAGAACGGCATTTTGATACTTTAAATTTTCCTTCTGAGCGGCAGAAGCGTTCTTCATTGCTTCATTGTTACGCTTGATAAGTTCATCATAGTAATCGTCAACAGCGACAGTGTTGACATCCCAATAGGTCTTGAGATTTTCAAGAGAGGTTATCATATCACGGAACGGAGAATCAGAATTAAGACCGGTGAACACGGCGTTGAAATCAATCAACGTCTCTTGGAGGTCTTTGATATTATCTACTGCGTCAACAGCCTTTTGGAATGCTTCGATTTGAAGGTCTTCGATTTGGTCATAGAAGTCTTCAATCTCTTTTTCGGTTTCAAGTATGGAATTGGACACAAGTTCATCATACTTATCAATCAAATCATTATATTTATCGAAGTTCTCTTGTGCGGCTTCAATCTGCTTGTCTAGTGCTTCTTGACCAGACTCGGTGGTTGTGGCATTATATTGGTCAATAAGCTCGTTTAATTCATTAAGAAGACGCTTGTATACATCAGCATAATTAGTGATATGCCCTTCTGCATCGTAGGTAATACCATATTGAGAAGCGAGCTGATTGCGATATTCTTCAGCTTCTTCTTTTTGAATTTTTAACTTTTCACGTTCCCATTTGATTTGCTCTTGGATAAGCCCGATTTGTTTGGACATATTGTCAGCAACTTCAAAACCAACGAGGCGTTCTTGCTCGTCAGCAACAGCTTCGTAGCGATTAGCGAGCGTATCAAGTTCGGCGTTAACTCGTTCATAACGGTCGAGTTCATCTTCTACACGGTCTTTTTCTTTTGGCTCGTAACTCTTTCCAGAGCCACCTCCACCGCCACCTTTTTTACCGCCGCCTCCGCCTCCACTACCACCACCGGAGCTTCTCGGAGCGATAGAACTAAAACCACCTTTTTGAGTAGCACCTTTAAGAACAGGAACCTGTGCAGTATATGGTTGCTGATCCATTACTACTTCTTCAGTGATAACCTGATTTTCTTCACCCGGAGCAGTGACGGTTCTAGTGACAGTATATCTTAAAGGAGCTGGGTCAACAGTTTGTTCCTCAGTTTCAAAATGTCCTTCATATCCAGCGGCACTTAAAATATTTGTTAATTGTTCCTGAGTTAGCTCACCATTAGCCAACATATCGTTAAGTTTTGCCACATATCCTGTATCATCAAGATTTGCAGAAACATTAACTCCAAGATTCATAGCGTTAAGTTGATTTAACAAACCGTTAATGTTTTCTGTAAAAACAGCTTGATTCTCTTCAGGCATAGTCACAGCAACATTTTGAATAATATCTTGTGCCGCAGATGCTCTTAAATTATCTAATGCTTGTTGGTCACCATCAATAACGCCTTGTAGATTTTCCATAGTTTCGGCACTAGTGACAAATCCTTCGCTTAAACTATCTGGGTCTACATTAAGCAATCCTGCAATCTGGTCTTGAACTTCACTAACCGCTTCTGCGTATTCTAACGATGTTTTATCAGAATTTTCAATAGCGTCTCTATTATCATCAAAAGTATCTGTTAACTCTTCTAAGCTCTTAGACGCTCTAGCATTGCCTGCGGCAAGCTTATCCATAGTGTCTTCAAAATCTTCAACATCATCATTTGTGTCTTCAGCAGCAGCTTCTAATTCTTCTAGTGCCGCAGCAGCTTCTTCCGCAGACTCATAGTCAGATTCGTCAAAAGCTGCTAAAGCGGCTTGGTCTGCTTGTTGAGCCATATCCATGTAGCTGGATTCAACATTATCTTGATTACCAAGAATATCACTATAAGTATTTAAGGTGCTAGTATCTATATCTGTATAACTATCAAGATAGTCTTGCATTCCCTCTTCGGTATTAAAATTCTCAAAGGGGTCTTTTAATTCAAGAGTTGGAGCTTGAGATTCAACATTATTTTGAATTCTACCAATAGCAGCTAAAATTTCATCGGTAGAAGCACCTTCGTCTAAAGAAGCAACTAATTCAATTTTTTGTTCATTTGTTAGACTGTCATATGCTTGTTGAGTAGCATTTTTTAAATCTGTTTCACCGCTAGATAAAGTGGTACTAATTTCACTACCAGAAGTAGAATTATCAAGAATACTAGCAAAATCTTGATTTGCTAATTCAGCAGCAAGTTGTGAATTTCCACTTGCTATAGCTCGTAGTAAACTGTCAATATATGCTTGTCCAGCATCATCACCAAGAGTTGCATAGTAATTAGCAATAGCAGAATAATCGCCACTTCTATCGGTTAAAGCATTAGTTATCTCTTCTGCGGTCATACCTTTGAAATCAGTTATATCTAATGCACTTTCTGCCGCTTTAGCTTGCTCTTGAGTAATTTGGGCAACATCATCAAAATTATATTGACCAGCTAAACTAGAAATTCTATCATAAATTTCTTGCTCTTCATCAATCTGGCGTTGTAGCTCTTCAAAATCAGCACTGCCTTCATCAAATTGTTGCTGTTGTTCGCGGAGCTCTTCCATTCTAGCATTAGACTCTTCTAACGCTTGATTCATAGCTCCTAGCTTTTCAACAGCGTCCATTCCACTGGTATCTCCGCCCCACCCGTCTTGAGAAATACCAGTCCTAGATTGAAATTCACTGTCTCCATAAATTGCGTGTTGGAAATCATCTTGGAATAAATTATAAGCAGAAGTATCAGATGAAATCGCATTAAGTTGATTTTCAGCCGCCTGGCTTACTTCTGTTTGAGAAGCTTCTTTAGCCTCATTAATTTTATCAGCTAATTCCCCAAAATTATCTGCATTGATAAGAGCTTGAGCACCAACAACACCCAGACTTTCTGCTAGCTGTTCAGAAGAAGTCTTCAATTCGTCTGATACATTACCAGTTCTTTTATATTCATCATAAGCAGCATCAAATCCAGAGAAATCTAAAGAAGCTGCGGCTTGAGCATCTTCGTATTGTTCCATGCCAGAATCAAGGCTAGCTTCACGAGCAGCTTCACTTGCACTGATTAAAGTAGAAGCCAACATAGTGCCTAGTGTAATAGCAATACCAATTGGCCCAGTCAAAGTATTTAAAGCATTACTTAATAATCTGATACCACCGGAAGCTAATTTGCTAGCAGTACCCATAGCTGTACTTGAAGCAGCTGCCGCAATACCAGAGGTACTAAATGACAAATTAGCCTTAGCACTGGCAAAGGCTTCTTTACTATAATTAGATAAAGTTCCCGCTAAATCTCCAAAAGAAGTTGTCGAAACAATTTCTTTCATATCAGCAAAAGCCATTACCAATTGCGGAACGGTCATAAGAAGATTCATTATCGTCTGCTGGACTTTTTCTCCGGTAGACAAATCTGCATTCGCCCAAAGAGAACCAAGAGCTTGGAAAGATTGCCAAGCAAATGCCAATTCTCCAATATTGCCAACCATTGAGGCAACATCTTGTATCTGAGCTTGTCGTTGAATTCCTTCAACATCTAATTGCTGCACACCTTTATTGCTTTCAAGTTCACCTTCAGCTTGAGTAGTAGCAGCTTTTGACTGTTCAAATTGCTTACTAGCAGAATCAACAACCTCGGCATTAGAATGAATACCTTCTAATTCTTTTTTATATCTCATTAAAGCTGTAGTAGCTTCATCAATCGCTTCATCTAATTGAGAACCATCCATACTATTTGAAAAAGCACTCATTTTTTCAATAACCGGACTTAAATCAGTGTCAACACCTTGCAATGCTTTTTGCAATTCTTTAATACGATGGGACATTCGAGAAGACATACCGCGAGCCGAAGTGCCACTTTCTAAGTCTTTAAAAGCTCTATTAACAACTTCAATAGCATTGGTAGTACCCGCCATATCAGTTTGTACTTGTCGTAAAACATTTTTCTTTACTTCACCAGTTGGAGTAACGGCTGTTTGTTCATTTCTCTCATTTGTAATTAGTGTCTTATATCTCTCTCTGGCCGCAGCAGTTAAAGCTTCTTCTGCTTGCTTTTGGTTATCTTTAGCCGCTACTACTGCATTTTCAAGATTAACCGTTTTCTCTAAAGTTTCGTTATACGCTTCTTGTTGTTCTTTACTCATGCGACTCTGATAGCCGCCAAGAGAGGTTACGAGATTAGCACTGCTTTGATGTTGACTTGCATCTCCAAGTCCACCAAGTTCCTCAATAACCTTTGGAGCATTAGTAGCATTTTCTCTAATGGCACGAGCACGAGAAGCATTAGTAATCATATTATTAATAGATTGCCCTAATTGATTACTAAATACTTTCATACCAATTCCGCCAATACTGGTTAAAATTGGCCCTACACCACCAAGAGAATCTACTAAATTAGTTACTAAATTCAATAAAGTAGTAAGAGCTTCTAGAGCAGGAGAAAAAGCTTGTGGGTCAAATAAATGACTAATTAAACCTTCACTTGCAGTAGTAAGCTGCTGCATTTTTGCTTGAATAGAATCCATATAAATAGACTGCTGTTCTTCAAGAGCACCACCAGAAGTTTGCATCATTTCTAACTGCTCTTGGTACATATCAGCATTTTCCATTAATGCCATAAATGGGTTTAACTGATACTTACCAGCTAGTTTGGTACCTAAAGCAATCTGTTGTGCATTACTTAAATCGCCCCATTTAGCTTGAAGGTCTTCAAGTACATCGCCAAGATTGCGGAGATTTCCTTCTGCGTCCGTAACATTGATACCAATATCCGCAAGGGTACCAGAAAGATTACCGAGAGTGGTACCATCCTCTAAAGTTTCGCCCATCTGAAGGTCTGCGATACGAGCGTAAAGAGTACGCATAGCATTACCAACAGATTCAGGAGCTTGACGAGTAACAGAAACGATAGTGCCAATTTGAGCGGTCAATTGTTCGTGAGAAACGCCAAGAGAATTAGCAGTAGAGGCAACTTTCTGCTCTGCGGTTGCAAGCTCCTCTAGGTCAGCAGCACTTGCCGCAGCTACAACAGCCATTCCGCCAAGAGAGTCTTCTACTTGGTCAATGGACATATGATAACCTTGCATCAAAGCGGTAATTTGCTCTGATACATCAGTAGTATTTTGCTGAGTAACATTCGCTACTTTTGTTGTAATCTCAGCAAGACGAGTATAATCTTCTTCATTAAAACCGTTTTGAGCATAAAGCTGAGCAGCGTCAGTAAATGAAGTGGTAGATGCACCAATCGCCTGTGCGGCTTCGTTTGCATAAAGAGCAAAGTTACGCATATCTTCGTTAGAAGCACTAGTTACAATACGAATATTATTTAATGAAGTGTCAAGTTCTTGGACGTAATCAACCGCACGGTAAAGACTATTTTGAACAGTTTGAAAAATACTTGCGGTAATGCCCCAACGAACAGTATTACCCATAGTATTAAAAATCTTATCAGCAAAACTAGAGATACTCTTAAAAGATGTATCCATTCTACCAATTTGACCAATCATATTACCAAAGGCAATTTGTCCAGTAGCACCAACCTTGCTCATAGATTGCTCTAATTGAGATAGAGAAAGCCCGCTTAATTGTTGCTTGAATTTACCCAAATCAAGAAGTCCAGTTTGCGGATTAAGAGAGGATGATAAAGCGTCTCCTAATTGCTTGATTTGTCTTTGAGCTTGGGTAGCTTCTTGAGAAGAAATCAACTGCTTTTTTGACATTTGGTCAAGTTGAGTATTAATAGAAGACAACTGACCTTGGAGTTGAGTAATACCACTAGCATCAAGAGTGGTACGCAAATTATACTCAATAGTATTACTAAATTTACTTATTTTAATCACCCCTCTTGGTAATCCGTTAATCCTATATAGAGATAAAAAAAGTCCCTACTCTCATATACTGAAAGTAGGGACTGTATTTTTATAGAGATTTGACCTAGGTTTACTCTTTACTACCTTTTAGAACTTGAAAGCTTTTTTGAATGTCTACGGGAGTAACAGCATTATCCTCTCCCGGAGTTGGGCGGTCAAAACCCCAACGGTTAGCAAACTCTTGAATAACCTTTACATCGCCATTAGCTACTTGCTGAAGTTGTTCAGTAGCAGACTTGACAATATCGCCACTAAGAGTTGTAATAGAATCAACAAGACCACGAGCAGACTGCTGATATTTAGACACATCCTCATACCAATTACCCGCATTAAAATCAAGCTCTTCCATATCTTTAGTGTAAGTAGTCTGCATATCTTCTAGAGTGCCATCCTGAGCGAGAAGGTCAAAAGCTAAACGAATATCATACCCCTGTCCAATAGAAGAAGCAATAGTCTCTTTTTTCTCTGGATAAAGAACTTGTGCAGCAAAGACATAAGCTGCACGAGGGAAGATATAAGAACTAATAAATCCGCCGTCGCTTGCGGCCTGAGCAGCCATATCGAGAATCATCGACATTTGTTCGGTGGAAATCTTTTTGCTCTTTTCATATTCAATATCAAACATATACTCTCCTTTTATCTCTTATCTTATATTGCAGAATTAATTAACGTAGAGAGATTCAAATTTCTAAGCCGCATACGAATTTTAGTGGACTGTAGAAGACCCATCCCGCTCGTCTCAGCAATATTAGAACGTCTCTTTGCGGCTCGATAATTGTTTACCATCGGTGGCATCCATTGGTTTACTGCTGTAAATTTGGAACGAGCAGGAAATCCCTCTAATGATATATACCCAGAAAACTGCTGTCCTAATACACCAGTACGGTGTAAAAGCATGGCTTGTAGATAATTTATAAAGCTAATCATAGGAATAAGATAATCATTTATCTTTATCATTGTAACTAAAGTCCCTTGACCTAAAGAATTTTCTCTGCCTAAGCCAGTCAAAGCGGGAATTAGCATAGCATTCTTAGTATATTCCCGCAAATCGTACCAAACAGAATCAGGCTCAGAATTACCGCCACCGTTAGCCATAGCAATTTGTAAAAAACCTACAATAGTTTGAGAAGAAAAACCTAACTCTCTATACAATAATGATAACATAGGAGTTGAACTTTGTAAAGTGATACTACCAATTTTCTGAGTACCTTTTTTGGAAGTATAAGTATTTGTAGTAGTTTTTACTGTTATATTGTTAATACTAGCCTGTAATTGGTCTGACCATATTTGTTGGTCAGCTTTTATCTGGACTTTTGGAAAAGTAAGTGTTAATTTTTCACCATTAGCTGTAATCTTGCGATTATTCAATGCCTGTAATTGATTAGTCAACTGTTTGAAAATAGCATCAGAATATTCATCGTTATCTATTTTAATACTATAATTTAAACCGTCTCCACCACTCTGTCTACCGTGAAGCTGAGATTTAATTATATCCATATGTTTATTCATCGTAGCCATATATTGAGCAGTAGCAACAGTTGAAGCTGTTAACGTACCAACTTCTCCAAGAGCACCAATCAATCCAGAGAAGTTTTGCCGCATAATAGTTATAATCATATCTTTAACAGCTGTCTTATTCCCTCTTGGAACTTGATTATTTGTTAGAGCATAAAGCAGCACAAGCCATTGATTCAATCTATTAGAAAGACTTTGAATTCCTCCACCTTTCAAACTTTGCTGCCATTGTGTGCCATTTGGTGCAGCTAAAATATTTCTTACTACTCTTCCAACAACAATAGAACGCCCTCTTTGAGTTTGCGGTAATTTGCCGCCAGTTCCAAAGATAGCGTTTTCAACTTGTTGATATAAGTCTGTAGCTTTAGTAAAAGCGTCCATCAAATTACTAAAATTAGTTAATTTAGTATTAGTTTTATGAGCTTCACGATTCAACCGGCTAACAGCTGCTATTAATTGTACTCCACCACCAATATCACTGCCTGAAATCGGAGCAGAATTCATACTCTGAGATAACATTTGTTCTAAATCTTGCGACATTAATGTTTCATCAGCCGCAAAATCTAATATAGCATTCTGTTCGTCTGTTAAATTGATTCCAATATCTTGTTGAAATTGTTGCAACGCTCCTGAATATTGACTAATATTATTAGAAAGAATACTATCTTTTGTATCATTTAATAATTTCAAAGCGGATTGAACCGCATCTTCCTCTAAAGCACTGCTCCATCTATAGTGATAATACTCAGGCAACCTCTCGGCAAAAACTCCCACAATTCACCTCCTTTTGTCTCTATACATATAAAAAAAGAGGGGAGAGGGAATTACCCCTCTCCCCCTAAATCAATCTAAGGTTAGATTAGAATTGGCAAGCACTGAAGTCTAAGCTATACTCAGTAGTCTTAGATTCATCAGCACTTACAAGTTTAGCGGTCATAACAGGTGCTTCTGGGTTGACAGCCATTACAATGTTAATAGTACCATCGCCGTCACCAGTCTCACCAAAGGTTAGTTCCTTGCCAGCTCCACCCATAGCACCGGGCATTACGAACTTAGCACCATTCTCAGCTTTCATCTGGAATGGGAAGTAATAACCAGTTAGGTCAGACTCAAGAGAGCTGAATTCAGTCCAGTTTGGAGTATAGTTGAGCTTACCAGCGAAGTCGATGCTAGCACGGTCAACAGTTGCACTTAGATTAGAGCCGAGAGTGGTAAGGTCTTTACCAGCAAACTCCTTCACAGTAAATACGTCAGTCCCAGCAGTTACAGACTCAAAAGCATTATCAAGCTCTGGGCACTCAACGACCTCAGACTCCTGAAGAGTGTAAGCATCCTGACCAGCAATCATGGTCTTGAAGAAGACCTTGTGAGCATAATCACCTTTAACATAAGCAGGGAAGCAGTCCATTACGAAGTCAAAAGTAGAAGGGTCACCAGTAGCAGACATGGTGAGAGTAAAGTTGGACTGTACCTTGACGTTCGGAAAGATAAGAGCAACAGGCATGTCAGTACCAGTGGTCTGCTCACGGAAGAAGGTAAGAGCCTCAGCGTAGAAGTTACCAGAGAAGTCCTCAGCGGTAACGTCAAGAGAAGTTACACCAGCAGCCTTCTCAACGTAGCAGTCAACACGAACAACACGACCAGCGTACTTCTCAGCATTTGGGAAAGTAATCTGAAGCTTGTTGTCACGAGTTACAGTGTAAACATCACAGTTAGGAGTTACACCAGCAAGACCAGCCTGCTCACCAAGATGTACGGAAAGAGCACCAGAATCATCAAGTACAACACCGAACATTGGATAAGTGTCATTTACGATAATATCGTGGTCATCGCCGCAAATATCAAGGTCGAGTACGGCAGAACCGTCAGCCTGAATCTCAGTTTCAAACCAAGTAGGCATGTAAGCCTTGTTCTCTACAGAAGCATCGGAACGAAGAGCACCAGAAAGAACTGCAAAACTCTCAGGAGAGATTAGAGCCTCAGTAAGAGTTAGCGTTACAGTACGCTCACCTTCCCATGCAATAAGACGAGGATAACCATGTCCACCCTGTGCGTAGACCTGAGTAGCAGCACCTTCGAGAGTGGCGGTCTGAGCAGTAGTAAAGTAAACTACAGGCTGACCGGGCTGGAAGGTCTGGTTACCGATTTTCACGCGGGTGCGTGCCTTGAGAACAAGGTCAGTAATGTCACGAATACCATATTGTGCCATTCTGAAATCACCTTTTCCTTTCTTTTTTTCTTAACAATTTGTCTATGTATACATATCTCATTGCTAAAAACCACCCGCGAAAAGGTGATTTTTTCTACAATAATATATCTACTTCGCATCAGCCCCAACAGAGTTAAGCTTTTGCAAAGAGTTATATTTTTCTTCAGTTGGCTTATAAAGATTTTCCAACCAACTTGGAGGTTCGTTAGCCTGAATCTTAGATGTGTCTGCAAAAGGAATCATCAGCATTGACTCATACTTGTCTCTTGCCATCTTAGCTAAGAAACGATTAAAAGCATCATATAATTGAAATGGAGTATAATTGTAAAACACGTTTATATCCATTCCTAACCCAATAGACAAAGCAGAAATATATAAACCAAAGACTGACATGTTACTTCCTTCTTTAGCCGCACGTTGTTTTGCCAATGCCTCTCGATTTCGCTTTATCTTTTCCAATAGCCTTCTAGACATTTCATTAGATTCATCAATGTGATATTCAGGCTCTTCTTCCTTTTGGCGAGGAATGAACAACTCTTGTAAAGTTGTAGCAAAATCACTATAATTAAATGTATTGAGCACTCCGACAGTAACACCATCTTCTGTAACAAAATCTAATGAGTGTTTTGAACATTTAACAGTAAATTGTGGCAAACACAAAGCAAAAAAATTATTTATTAACTGAGTAAATTGCCCATTCTCTTGCCTTAAAACCTCTATGATTATTTGAAAATCAGGCATAGTATCTAACACATTTTTGCCCTCTTTTATCATCGCCGCAAATTTGTCGATATGAGTTAACAAATGTGCGGCTGTCATAAACTCGTTTTCACTACTTCTTAAGACTATATCCTTAATTTTTGGCTGAGTGATAAAAACACCACACGACGGCACTTTTACTTGTTGTCCAGAAAGATATAGTCCAATATCTCCTTTGTACTCTTCTGCCATAGTTTATCACGACGCTTCATTGATGTTAGGATTTGAATCCTCTTCTTCTCCGTGTGTCGTAATATACATTAAGGCCATTCCACCCCAGTATTCATTAAGCGGAACTTGCTGTGCTCCGAGGAATTGTAATTTTCCAATTCCCGCAAGCTTAGCGTCTCTCATAATACCATCAATGTATCCCGCAATCTTTATGGGGCGATATTCGTAATTATCCATTTCTGCATAATCATATTCAGAGAAGATAAAAAACGTAATAGTGCAATCTCGATATTTGTCATTTGAAGTAGGAGTAAAATCGTCCATCATAATAATAATGTATGATTTAATATCTTCGTGTTCCTTTAAGTCAAGACGCGGGACTGTACGAATATATCCTTCTTTCTTCAATCGCCCCACGCTATAGCCTTTAATTAATTCATTATAAGCTTCGTTCCCAGTCGCAAGACAGTCTGGTTTATTGATAACCAAAAGACGCTTAAGATTCTCCGCATATGCGGGGTTATCTACAAATAGTTTCTTGACAATCAATTCAAGATTCTTTTCATAAGAGAAGAAGCTTGACTTATATTTAGTTTCAAGAGCAGGTGTCCGTCTAATCATTCTTCCTCCCTTACAACGACTCAATATGAACCGGATATTCAATTATCATATCATAATCAGCAGGGTTAAAGATAACCTTAAAATCACCTGAACGCCCAGACGTGATTTCCACTGTACAACTAGTATCGGTTCGCTCTATAATCTTAGCAACTCGATTATCTGAAAGTCGGTAAGTACCAGTTACATTAGACTTATAATCTACGATATCGTAAGGATAAACAGATTTTGGCCCCACAACGCCATTACATTCACGTTCAATAGCTACGTCGATATGATACCCAGAATTCTTATTACCATAGATAAGTTTAAATCCACGAATTGCACCATCGTGAACAAGAACGTTGCACATTTTACCCTCTTGAGACTCTATCTCTACTCTTGGATTGCCTTCAATTCTCCAAGAGAACTCGGGATTAAAATAAGCGTCACGAATCATGTATCCGTAAGTAGCATCTTGTTCGACTTTTTCACGACCTATAATTTCGTGACACCCCTCTTTTTCAACCACCGGTAAATCCGCAAGAGGGTCATCGTAAAATTCACGAACTTCAAGCTCAATAATACCGGGAACAGAAATTTCGTCTACAATATGTACTTCCCAAGCGTGCCCATCCATTTGAATTTTGGTAAAACGATTAAAAAATCCTTTGGTACGTTCATCTTTTTTGATATAAATAGTACCAGAAAGATTCGGTTCATCGTAATGGACACCTTGTTTTTGGAACCAAGTAACATCTGTCTCAGTTGGCCCTTGAAAATATACCCAATAGACTTGACCATCTACATCAAGCGTATATCGACAACGAATAATCTCAGTGCGAAGATAAGCGATTTCAGTTAAAGTCGGCAAATAAACCATCCAATGTGTACCATCATCTAGGCACTCAAAAACATCGCCACTTTGCAACCCTGAATCAAATTCAACAGATAAACGCTTGCGGTCATAGTCTGACTTCAAACCGGATGTGTTATTATTAATCAAACAAGGCCAAGCCGTCTTGTTTGGAACTTTAATCATACGTGACTGATAATCATTCTTTAAAGCCGCTTTAAAAGAACGCAATTTGTTCATTTTAATGCGGCCAAGTTGGTCACCGCCAGCATAAGTAAGCCTGTTAGCTAATGATTTCATTGACATTTGAAACCTCCTAGCCTTCAAGCATCTGCTGTTCTAAATTAGATAAAAGAGTACAACACTCGAAAATTGTACGGCGATAAAGAGGAAATTCAACATCTACACCCTGTTGCCGCAAACCTTCAAGTTTACTAATCACAGTTAATCCAGTTTGCAAATCATCGAGTAAATTAAATAAACCAGATAACTCTACGATAACCGTTTCTAGAGGTTTAATCCAATCCTCCCCCTCTTCACGAGCCGGGAGTAAACGAAATACTTGTCCAGTGAGCTTGTGTAACTTCTCAGCTACCACATTCCTATTACAAGTAATATCTACAATCTTAAGGCTCATACACATCACCAAACTTTCGCGGTTGCTTAGACATAATCTTCCTAAAAGTCGATGTGTAAGAACCATCCTCTGCTCTACGACGGCGTTTGTAAAGTCTTTGTAGTTTGAATCCTTCGTCTTTATAGGTTTCACGAAGTTTAATCAGCTTATCCATATGAGAAGCTTGTGAAGTGAAACTAAAATCACTTCCACTGTATTTTTGCCGCACGTTTTCAATGCTGGCAAGTTGATAGTTAATCCATTCTACTACCATGTAAGAACGAATGATACGTATTTCTTCGGCAGTAAGAAGACATTTAAATCTCTTGTTATATCTATCGAGATTAAAAATATCCTGCCGTGGGAATTCAAAATGAGGTAAAGCCGCCATTAGCAATTCTTCAAGAATTTCATCCGTATCCTCTTTTGTCATTTCCATAAACATATCATCTGTGATACCAGAGGTAAAGGCATCATACACTTCTTGAAAGGTAGTATACTCAGGAGTATTTGCACAATCTGGCATAATTCCTCCTTCTTTATATTACTCCGCTTTTGCTACGCGGCGTTGCTTAGTTTCAGAGCTATTGGAAGAAACACGACGGCGAGTCTTTTTTGCAACTGGTTCAGTACCAGTCTGAGAATCACGCTTATTTTTAATCTTGTTATCAACATTGACTCCAAGAGCCTCGCTAATAGCCTCACGACGGCGAGTATCGGGAATTTCAAGTTCAACAGCTTTGTCTAGAATCGCTTCCTTGATACCATCGGGGGCAAAATCAAGAGCATCCAATAGCACTTCGATTGGAGCAGTAGTTAAAGCTTCGGTGATTTCCTTATCACCCCAATTATATTCCACAACGTCCTCGTAAACGCCAAACTCTTTAGCGAGTTCTGGGTCGCAAATCTGGACATAATCACGGAACATGTTACGACAACCTTGGTCGTAAGAGCATTCTCGTACATCTACAACCATTACTTCCATTTCCCCGTGAGGCGGAAGGTCGAAACGCTTCTTGTGAATTGGGGTTACAATGACTACAGGATGATTAACAAGATTACGAATAACAACCTTGTCAGTATCACTAAGCTCAGTAACACGAATAACTGCCATAATTTTTCTCCTTTTTTCTCCTAAAATAAAAACGGGGAGGGGATTTAGTATCACCCTCCCCGTCCTTACAATACAGCTATTTAATGTTCAGTACCTAGAGCCTACTCGTGGGAGTTCTCTTCGTTTAGGTAATACTGAACCTGACCAGCCTTGACCTCACCGTTGGCGGTCATGCCAGTGTTATCAATCACGGTTGCGTTATCCCCGTCTGTCCAAACAGTTGGCTTACCATATGCTTCTGTAGTGTTGATAATTACAGAGTTGATAGTGGCCTGAGCTGCTGGCATATCGGGATTAGAACTCTGCGAAACTTCAATTCCGCCGAAGACGTTGCCAGAAACATCAACATTGTCGCCAATTGTGACAATAGAGCTGTTGATTAGGATACCGGCGTTTCCACCAGTAGCACTAATGTCGTGAATATCGTATGTACCGTTATAGAATTGGATGCCGTATGTGCTGCTCCAATCCTCAGTATCGGCAGTGTTTACGATATTCAAATTGTGTACGGTAGCACCATTACCGGTTACAACAAAGTTCTGTCCGGTATTGGTAAATGTGATAGTGTGGTCTTGACCATCAATATCAACTGCACGGGCAACTGTTACGGCAGTAGCAGTAGAGAAGTTACCAGTTAGAGAGATTGTTTCAATCTTTGGATTATCCAAAGCCGCACGTAGCTGTGTTACGTTGGCAACATCAGCGTGCGTATCTGGTTCTGGCTCTGGGTCTGGTTCAGTTCAAACAGTCTCTAGCTTAAGGGAGCTGTTCTTGTATACGCAGATAGAAGGATTGGTTAGAATAGCAACACCAAACTTCTTGTAGGTCTGCATATCACGGCTCCAGTCATCATTGTCAGAAACCTCGCGGACAGCGGTCTGACCCTCGAAAGCAATCTTAACAGGCTTCTCAACACCAGAGTTGATGATGTAAGCGTTAGATGGGTCGATTACTTTCTTGGCGTTAGTAGCATCTTCCATAGATTGAGGAAGAAGAACGATGTTGTGACCCTTGTAACGAGGTAGATAGCCTTCGCCCCAAATGGTGTTCTTCATGTCGTTGGAAGCCCAAGCTTCAGCAGGAAGCATGGTTGCGGCGAACTCATAAGTACAATAGATTGTAGCAGGAGCACCGGCATAAGCGTCAGCGATAGCAAGAAGTCTATCCATAGAAGCAGAATCGAAACTAGAAGCAGTTACCTTGTTAGGAGCAGGAAGCTCTTCAACTGCGGTGGCAAGAGCCTTGGCAATCTCACGGTAAATGTACTCGTCCATAGCCTCGATGATAACATCGGTAAGGTCGGAGAACTGGATACGACCGTCAAGGAACTCTTCGAAGCCGATACGAGCAGCAGAACCGATAGCACTAGTCTTGACTTCAAGACGCTCACCATCAAGCATGAATGTCTCATAACGACCAGCTAGGCCGACCTGAGTAACGAACTGCTTAGCACGCATACGAGAAGCTTCAGTGATACGGCGAACGAATACAACCTTATCACCCTGAGCAACGGTGCTAATGTCCGCAAACTGCTCATACTGCTGTAGAACCTTAGCAGGAAGAACCTCGTCAATAGTCTGCTCGATTAGAGAGAAGATAGTGTTCTTGTTCTCACGGAAAGAACGATAATCACCAGCAAGAAGATTCATCTGAGCACGAAGTAGGTCAGAAGTCTGCTCGGCAGAATATTTCTCACTCTCAGAGAAGTTGAAAGAAGTCTTGTTAGAAGCTGCAACAGCAAGCTTTACAAGAGAATCAAACTTTAAAAGCTCCATTATACTATTTACCTCCCCTCAATTAAGCAGAAATAACACGAACCTTGACAGCGGGCTGCATGTCAGGCATAGTGGTTTCTTTTACGACCTCAACACAAAGACCTTCACCCTCAGTACCACCAGCAGCAAGAACGCCGTCAGCACCGGGAGCAAGTAGGTCACCTACATTGTAGGAACCATCAGCAAGGTTGTTAGTGGTGAAAATGTCACCGGGAACCATGCCGAATACACGAGGAACGATTACGCCGTGAATATCATCCTCTTTGAGCTGAGCGAAATCACGGTGCATCTGCTTACGCTCGTCGTAAAGCTTTTCCTCATTGAAAACCATCATCCAAGGGCCTTTGCCGGTGAAGTTGACTTCGCCATTGGCATAGTCATACTTTACGAAGGTGCCCTGTTCGAGCACTGTAATATCTTCGGCTGCGGGAAGTTGTGCGTAAACGCGACCGTCGCGTGGGGCACTTAGATGGTTAGGCTCGACTTGGCGATAGCCTTTAACGTCGGCCTTAGCAATAGATACTGCCATTTGCTACTTTCCTCCTTCTAAAAATAGTTTTTACAATGCACGGAATGCAGCTTGAATGTCGCTGACAACTTCCGCATCCTCACTATCATCAAGGGAGAAGGAAAGAATGGAGTCCATCTTCTCTTCTTCCTCTTGGTGACCATCAACAGTAGAGAAGTCAACGTTCTTGCGGACATAGACGAGAGCAAGTTTCTCGTCAATCTGCTCTAAAGTATACTCTTCTTTATGAGCAACAATATCCGCCTTGTCTTCATCACTAAGCATATGATACTTAGCAATCAAAGCATCCTTCTCTTTGTTCTCGATATCAAGTTTAAACTGACGAAGAGCCTCTAGTTCGGCACGAAGCTCCTTGTTCTCCTCTTCAAGAGCAAAGTTAACTTTTGCGGGTTCTGGTTCAACATCTTCTGCCGCAGAATGCTCTACAACAGGTTCAACCTCAGCCGCAGATTCTTCTTCAAGTGCGTGCTCAGTTTCGGGCTTTTCCTCCTCAGCTTCCTGCTCAGACTCTTCTAGAGCGTGCTCTTTCTTAGGCTCTTTCTTTTCTTCATCTGCCGCAGGTTCGGCTTCCTTCTCAGAAGGAGTTTCTTCCTTCTCAGCGTCGGAATCTTTAGTTTCAGTCTGAGTTTCGTCTTTCTTCTCTTCGTCCTTACCACTTCCGGCAACGAACTCAGTGACTACCTCAGTCTGTTCTAACTCTTCTGGCTTTTCTGGCATATTCTTCCCTCCTTCTGTGGTGCCGATTATATCCTGAAGTTGTTTAATCATAGTATATAATGTATGCGTGAATTCAGTTTCTTCTGTATAGTTGTTGTCAACTCCGCCTAAGACTGAAGCACCTTCGAAACAAGGTTCTACGTCGTCTCCTAGAATACAGAGCTTACTGAATACCGCATCATTGATAATGAAAAAGTCCATCCCACTTTTAGCGTCATTTGCCCAATGACCGTCCAAATGTTCTTCATCTAGTTCCATTGATTGATTTTGGCCTTCATCAATAACCTTCTGAGCTTCTGGGAACTGTCCAGTCCATAGATAGCCAGTAGTCATCATATATTCACGTTCAGTCTCGTTTCCAAAATCATCAATATCGTTAAACTTCTGGAACCAAACACGAGCATCAGGAGCAACAAAGCCATAAGGAACGGTCTTGCAAGCAAACTTAATCTCACCATCTTCAATAGTGATTACATGACCGTGGTCACCAAAATCTTCAATGTCCTTACGCCATGCCCCAACAATCGGCGTACCCGGTAATGAATTAGCCATTTGAATAGCCGTATTCTTATCAATAAAAGAACCGTTACGATTCTTACCAAGATAAAGCACCTTAATGGTACATTGTGAGATAAGAGGATTGTAAGGTTGAATATCAATAAATTCCGGCCTATCAATAGTGGCTACAGAGCGATTAGAAATCATTCTTATAACCTCCTACTGTCTTGATTCTTCTGTTTCAACAGTGGTTTCAGACTTCTCAACTGTATCAACTTCTGGTCTGCCGCCCTCGTCGTGAGGTTGAACATTACCAGTGTCTCCACTTTGAGTAGTATCACTGTCTTTATTGTTATCTTCATCCTCACTGTCATTTCCACTCATAGTAGAAGACATTTGAGGCGGAATAAATACTTCGTCAAGTTTAAGCATCTGGTTCTCAAACATAGCCGCAGACATAACAACGGTTTGCGGCATTCCAAGAGCAACCTGAGTAAGAAGCTTAGAATAACCAAGCATCGTCTGTTCACGATAAGTAGATGCCATATCCTTGTAATTATAAACAGTAGTCGGTAAAATATTAACTCGATAGATTAGCTTCTTCTTGATATTACGATTCAAAGGAAGAATCATATCTTCAAGATATTCTTCAAACTGTTGAATCAAATCGGTTAAGCTACCTTCATCATTAGAAATAGAACGTTCAAGAGCAACGGAACCTTCGCTATTAAACTGCATCTGAGAAACGCCAGCTTCGTTATAAACTGTACGCTCTACTTTTTCAAGTTGGTCAACTGAAGAAACATTGCCCTTATCGGACATATCCGCAACATCAACGTCCGCAAGAGTAGAAAGAACGTCTACTCCAACCGCATCGCCCAACATATCAACAGCCATATTGTGAAATGCTTGCATTTCGTCAATATCGAATACAAGGTCGTTGTTCTTATCAAGCGGGAACTTTTGGATAATAATCTTCAAAATCTGTTGAAGCATCTTTTGGAGGTCAATTTCTTGAGCCTTTTCCAAATCTAAAAGATGTGGAATAATGCTGATAAATAACGGCATATCCGAACCATCAATATTAAACTTAACGGTCTTTGTTGGGTCTAAAAGCACCCAACCCTTATCATCACCGTTGAAGTCTTGCGGCAAAGTGCCTTTCTTGAAAGCGACATACGCTTGCTGGATTTCTTTCGGGAACATCTTCACCACACGAAGGCGATAGTCGTTATCCGCAAAATTATCATCAAAATATTTGACGTTAAATTCGACTGCGGGCTTGCCGTTATAATTGTAACGACTGCGGCAATAGTCGATTGGAAGTTCCTGTAAAAACTCTCGGTCTTTCTGAGCTAAACGATAGCCATAAAAGCAACCATTCTTAATCACTTTGACCGCAATCTCTGAAAGATGTTTCTTAGGCTTAGAATTCTCTAAGAACAAGCAAGCCTTATACCATCCTTCAATTATCTTCGTTTGCGGCACAGTTTTATCATATTGTACCGGTGTAACAAAAAAGTCGTAACGGAAAAAGTGAGCCATATATTTAATAAGACGTTCATAGATACCACTCTTATTATAAAAATAGTTCGAAATAACCCTAAGCTGCTTGTAATCTTTAGCATTAATAGCCTTAACAACCAAATCTTTCTTGATTGGCCTATTGGTTTGAATCGCAGTAGTTGCATCAACATTTAAGAAAGCATCATCACGAAGCGTCTTACTACCAACTTTGATTCTATTGTAGTAGGTACTATTTTTATACCAGTTAGAAAAGTCAATCTCTTTTTGACGGGTTTGAGATAGTTTTGCCATAGCACCTCCTTTTAATATCCCGCAGCCTGCATGATGTATTCATAAGATATTTTATCTTCATCCCAGAAGGGAATCGTAACAAGTTGAATATGATGTTTGACACAATATGCTCGTTTTACGGAATCATTATATTTTTGACGTTGAGCTGCCTTGTCACCACCAAAATGCCTAACAGCTTCATAATGTTGTCTACCTTGATATTCGATTAAGAAATCTAAAGACCCATCATCATTAAATACCGCAAAGTCAAATCGCAAGTGTCTCCCACTTGTAGAAATCAAATCGGGAAATTCATATTCTTCAGTAAAAGGGATTCCGTACTGCTCTAGAACAGCGTGAATCTTTTTCTCACCTTTAGAACTCAGCACAGAATCCCTCCTTTTCAACATATATCACTTATTATCAAAAAACAAGACCGCGAATAAACATCTTTTGCCCAAAAAAGTTTTAACGCTTCGCTTTCGTGAACAACATCAAGTCTTTGATATTTCCTCGACGTTTACGCCCGCCTTTCTCTTCCATCCTCTTCGGCCAAGAAAGAGCATAAATCAACGCCGAGAACTTATCCTTCTTAATTGTGCGGTTGTTCTGCTTCAAAATAATATTCATACCCTCATTCTCTTGGATAAGATTCGCCATCTGGTCTTCAAGAATCGAAGTCAAAACATATGGCCGCAAATATTCCGCACGTTTAGCCTTGCCCATTCTCTTGCTCTGAGCCTGAGACATTAATTTATTCTTCGCGGTATTTTCGTCAATCAAGAAGCGAATCTTACCGCTACCCATCTGAGTCTGACAGTAAGAGTAAAGCTCAGTGTTGATTGTGGCATTTGCTTTCATAAGATAAATTGAATTCGGGAATGGATACGCAGAATTATTCAAGAACTTTTTATAATTGCCATCATCATCATTGTAAACGCCAAACGCCCCAAGAGGTTCACCAGTATCAGGGTCATCTTGGTCAACAACCAACCAGTCTACAAGTCCTGCACCCAAACCATTGGCGTCAATAACAGCTATGCGACATTTGTATTTATGGAACAAACGTTTAATATTAATAGATTGTTCACCAAAGTGTTCTGCTTCATAGCTATACAGATTGACAATATGCTTTTGAGAAACCCCGGTTGGAGCAGGTGTCACTTTACAAACAATAACTTCTGTGGTACAGCCAAGACGGCCAACGTCCACACCAAGAAGATAATAAGCATTCTTAGAAGATTTATTGTTTGCTTCCCACTCAGGTAATTGAATGTCTCTATATTTATCGAACTTCTCGGTATCAAAGAATGCCCCTTCAATACTACCGCTCCAAATAGAGTTATATTCACGGTCAAAAGATGCTTCGTTAAAAGTGCCGTCCTGCTTAAGGTCAGAAATAAAGTTGCGGCTAAGTAGTCGCTCCATCATCGGCGTGCGATAAGTACCACCAAGAATAATTGCTTGGTCTGGGCGGGCAACCGATTGACAAAGAATCTGAATCAACTTATCATAACTAAATGTGCCCTTATATCCAGCTGTGGTAATATAAACCGCACTCTGGTTGGCAACTTCATTTTCATCAACACCATATCCCGGTACGTTACGAGAAACGTTAAGGGTTGGAAGAATAATCTCGTTAAGCTTATCTTGGTCCATACTTGCACATTCTTCAAGAACACCGCTAGTAAAACGCTGTCCACGAGTAGATTCGGTCATAGCCACATTCTCTAAAGATGAACCATTGCGAAAAGTATAGATAACACTGTCTTTAGTGTTACGTGTGCGGGCTTTGCCTTGTGAACCACGTACATCCCAGATAATCTCATGCTCAAAAGCGGGGATAAGCTTACAAATCTCCTGTACCTTGCTACTAAGAATCGACGCTGACTGCTCCTTACCCGCAGAAGCCACGAAAATTCGACTTCCGGGATAAAGGATGCATTTAATCATCGACCCCATAGCGGTTAAAAAGGATTTCGAATAAGCACGGCAAAATACGCAGTATACATACTTATGCCGCAAAATCGCTCGCAAAAAGACTCGTTGATAAAAGAAGAACTTAAAAGTATTATCTGGATTCAACGAACAAAGATAATCTACGAACTTGTCAGGATATACTCGCCAGTAAGCAATCAGCTTTCTCAATTGCGGCAAATCCTTTTTGATTCTATCCTTGGTAATGTCCTCCAACGCCACTGTTGGAGCAGATATGCTCTTTTCCACGGAGAGCAAGTCTTTAAGAGCCATTATTCCTCTCCGTCCTCTTGTTGATTGGCACGAATCATTTCAATATACTTGTTATCATCTTCATCGCCAATCTTAGCGTAAAGTTCATCAGCATCAGCCGCAATAGAATCTTCAAGATTATTAAGCCAATCGTCAGCAAATTCATCGTTTTGAATCTGTTGCTCTTCCATTTTGCTTGTAACAAGACCATCAGACAAGCTCTTATTTTTCTCTTCTTCCATTTGCTGTTCAAGCTTCTGAATGTAAGATTCAATAAGGTCACCAAGACCCATTTCATTCTTAACGAGATTGTAAGTATATGACTTCATATCTTTGAGGGTCAAATCAACTTTGTCAGGATTTACCTCAAACTCATAGTCAAACTTAGGAATGACCCCTCCTTCTCTCTCGACAGCCGCAACCAGCTCTCCAAGAGAGTCAAGATAGTGGTCTTTTTCCTCTTTCTTCTGTGCCTCAGTGAACGCACCAGACTTACGGAGCTGGTCAAACATAGAAGAGAACTTTTGAGCATTGGCCGCATCCCCAGAGTCAAGACAACGCTGCATATTGATACTTGTCTTACACATCGAGATAAGTACAGCCTCACGGTCTACGCTAATCTCAAACTCGCCGCAATATTTTTGATACATTTCTTCCATCTTTACCCATTCAGATGGTTTAAAACTACTACCCCACTTCATCGCAAGATATTGAACATCATTTGGAGTTAAATCATTTAAGATGGACTGTTCATCAACATCTATAACGTCGTAAGATGGGATGTTCGTAGGGGCAGCTGTCTTTTGTTCTTTTGGAACACGGTTTGAATATTCAATCTTAACGCCTTGCGGAGCGACTGGTGTATTACGATAATCTATTTGAGGCAAAGGCATTTCCGGCCCAGCAAGCTCCATTTCAGTAACTTCTTCAATCTCATATTCTTCGTTTGGTGCCATATCCGGCACAGCATTCTTGAAAAGGTCACCGGAAAAAGAAACCTCGTTGACCTCTTCCTCAAATTGCTTTGCTCGCTCTGCGGCGTTTGCCTTGCTTTCAGCCGCACGCTTGCGGTCTTCGATTAGGTTCTTGTTTAACTCTAAGGTATCACTGTAGTTGTAGTTAGTGAAACCTTTTGTATACATAATTCGTAAATAAGTACCAATAACAGAGCTGCAACCAAAGTGATGCGGGTCTTTGTTATACTTTTTGCGGCATAAGTCAACCCAACGCTCCTCGATGAACGGAACATCGGCTTCTTTTAGAATCCACAGAAAAGTGTTCGGTTTCTTGTTGTCGATATATTTCCAAGCACACTCTTTACAAACGTCAAAAAGAGTGCCGTTCTTACGATGCCAAAACTTGCCAATTGGCTTGGTTTTCCCGCACTCCTTACACGTCTTCTTCTGTTGCTCCATTGTTCGCTCTCACCTTTCCTTTCTTAGAACGACAATCGCGGCATTTAGAATAAAAACCGTCCTTGGATGTGTTCTTATGAAAAAAGAGTGGGTGGGCGAGAAGCTTCCTGCCGCAAGTCTTACAAATCTTCCATTGAGCTTCTTCCGGGCATTTAAAGGTGTAGTACCAAATCAACCATTTCTTTTGGGCAGCTTCCGCAATCATCTTCGGAATTCGCTTGCACCACAAAGTAGAGAAGTATTGCTCAGAATGGACGATGCCATACTTGCGTTCCATCTGCCGCACAATCTCGACACCAGTAAGACCGTCAATCTCCCAAACCAGAAGGTCGTAAAGAACCTCGTTTTCTGGCAGCAACGCCCGCACAACCAATTCCTCTAAATCTATCAACAGCCAGTGCATATCGCTGTTCAAATCGTCCCAACAGCTACCTTTCAGCTTGCTATAGTATTTAAGAAGAAAGGCAACATGGTCTGGCCGCAAAAGAGAAATCACGCCATCGCTGTGCGGCATACCGTTTTCATCAATGGTAATATTCTCGATTAGCGGCATATGTGACATATGATTGATTTGAGAGTTAACGTGTGCCTTTGCAACTGCATTCATATACGAACTCTTGATTGAATAGATTTCCTTGTACGTCGAGATAATCTGCTGCTTGATAACGAAACGATTGCGGCCATCGCTCTTGTCAAGCTGTGTCTTAAGAATTTCGATGGTATTTAGCTTGTCTTTGATGCCGGGAATCTTATCAATGTCTTCTTTGGTAATCGGTTGTCGATTATCGAGAAGCATGTTCTTATCATCCACTATCATAGAATACAATCCGTCTTCACCATTCGATAAAGACGCTATCGTATCCTCCAAAGAAACCTGTCGCTTAGAGATAGTAACGTCTCTATTCTTGGTGATGATGGGGTGGGACTTCTTCTTCTCCTTACCCGTTTGTTTCGAGTCAGCCGTGAAGAGAAGATAGTCTGCCATATACCCTAGCTGCTTAGACGAAAGATTCTCACTGGAATCCACTATATCCTGCACAAGAGCCTTACGCTCCTCAAGAGTCTTTAGGGAATAGTCAAGTTTCAAAACATTATCCTCCTTTAATAGAGTTTACCTTGTCTTAATTATTCCCAAAAATTGCAGTTGACAATCCAAGAACTATTAAAATATAATAGAATTGTGGCAAAATTTATCGTTTTTTGCCCGCAAAGTATGTAAAATTAGATATTAATTGAATTTAATATCCAATTTTACGTGCTTTGACAATATTTTTACGATGTGTTATAATATAGGTAAACCAAGAGAAAGGATAGTGTATGGATTACGTAGACATTGCGGACAGACTATTTGACATTCAACTCGACACCTATGTTCATTTTGGGGTCAATGGTATTCCAAACGATGCCGATACAATTAATGACATGGTGGAGTGGGCCGCAGACCAACTCCGCAAAACCAGTTGGTTCGACCTAATTGACCGACAGGCGATTCTATGTGCGGACGAGCAATACAACGCACACTTCATCGCAGAGGTAGCTTCATGCGAGTGCGGTTTCGGAACTGTTGAAGATATGCAGGATAGTAATGACTAACGTAGAGACAAAAGAGCTTCTTCCTGCGGAAGTTGCAAAGAAACTTGCTGAACAAATTGCCGCTCACCCTAATGCCAAGATTCTAGTCAGCTTTGCAGCCGCAGGCTATGGTGAATGGGATTATGTTTTCCGCCATGTGCAAGATGTTGGTTACGAACCTGAGCTTGGGTTTCTGATTGACGATGACCTAGGGTGGAACGAGACGTTTTGGAGCAAAGACGAATTTTTTAGTGAATATGGTGATGACCCTCGTCCAGAAGAAGTTCCTGAATTCAACGAGTATATCATTCTTTGGTGTGAATAGAGGATACCATGATTTTTCTTATCGTAGCAGCCGCACTCATTTTTCTGTTCATCATGTACAACCCGATTTTGTTCATCTTCGGAGCGGTTGTTATTGGATGTGCGGTTCTGGCACAGATTGCAAATATTTCCAGTTGGCGTAATAGCTAAGTTGAAATTGTAAAATATACCCCCCCCCTAACTATATGGCCGTTCCCGGTCGGCACGATTGACAATCGTATAAAGTTCCGCCACAGGTTGAGACGAATAATCGGGTCTACACCTTTTATCCAAGAGGTCGAGTAACGGGATAGTTATGTCTAGCAGCTCTTGGTGAAGGGGTGTGCGGCGGGAGGATTATATCCTTTCTCACACTGATTAGGCAGGGAAGTGAACAAGTCAGTCGCTTGTGCCGCAAAAGCACGGACAATATTGAGGATGCCTTCGACAACGTTACCAACTTGGTTGCTTTTGGGATGGGAGCGAGCGTAAAACGTTGTCTTTTTCTACATAGGGCTAATTATATAGATTAAAGGTATGGTCATTTTTAGTTGGGAGTGTGAGTTTGTCGTGGGCAACGTCCGATTTGTGAAAAATTTCTAAAAATTTGCAAAACCCTGCCCCCGCCAAAAAAAATCTCGCAAAACCCTTGACGGATTCCCGACCCTGTGCTAGCGACGCGAGGGGGTGCGGTGGCACCCCCCGAACACACGTTCCTACCACATTACCTCGCGTGCCCACTCGTAAGCGTCAAGCACGCAATCTGTGAGTTCGCGGCAATTAAACTCTACCGCTGTCTGACTGTCGGAGCTGTCGTAGCTGACAAAGCGGATATACTCCACGGGGTCGGACACAACCGAGAACATGTGCATTCCCTCAACCTCGCTAGGCACCTCGGTAACGGTGACGTTGTGGAGGTTGGCAAGGCTGGCGACGAGCATGTTCTTGAACTGCTCAACGGTGGGGTTGTACTTGGTGGTGGTCATTGTCTGTTCCCTTCTGTGTGTGTTCCTCTTGACACTTATATTATTCCCTATTGGCAAGCGTTATGCAAGTATGAATTTGTCTCCACACTCTCTTCACAATTAAACACACATTCCTGTAGCTGTTAAATAACGGTTCCTCTGTGCCTCTAGCGTCTCTATTGGAGTGCTCTCGGCTACCGACTAAGTACATAGTACACTAGTGGCACCACAAGCACAAGCCCCATCACACAACACACACATTTGCATGATGGGGCTTTGTATGTTATGATTACTCGTTGAACAACTGATAGCAATACTCGCACACCTCGCAAGGGCTACCATCTGCACCCTGCACGTACCACCATTCCGAGACGTGAGCACCACACGTACCACAGTCCACGTACTGCACAGGCTTGTCACCAAACACAGTAGTGCCGATAAGCATACCGAGCACGAACCAGAAGCCGACGAAGACCCACGCAGCCCAACCAGAAAACGTAACCTTCTTCATACTAACCCCTTACCTAGTGGCTATTGGATACACTTAGATAGTAACCTATTAGCTACCCAAAAGCAAGCACGTAAATGTGGAGATTGTGTGTGCGGAGATACCTTGTCGTTTGCACACACTTATTAAAGGTGCTAGTATTGTAGTTGTCAGTTAACCCACTACAGAAACGTGGTACAAGGTATGTGCGACTGGTGCGACAAGAACACCGAGCGAAACACGGGAGAAAGCTACGCTGGCGAGGGGGCGGAGTACCGCATTGAGTACGACAACGAAGGAGACGCCTATCTCAACGTCGTAGCCTATGCACAATGCGGTTATGACGCTGGGGAAGCTAACATATATCTTAATTATTGCCCGTGGTGCGGACGCAAGTTGGAGGGCTAGTTATGTTGCCTACTATTGCCCTTGACATGGACGGTACTATTGCTAACCTCTACGGGGCTAGGGGTTGGCTAGAAGCCCTACAAGCCCACGACGCAAGCCCTTACTTTGAAGCCGGTACCCTAGCCGATACGGACATTATTAACGCCCTTATCGAGCTTTACAAGGACGCAGGAGGGCACGTTTGCGTGGTATCGTGGACGGCTAAGGGTAACATTCCGCACGCCTATTTCACCGCTACGCAAGCGGCTAAGATGCTTTGGCTACGCGAGCACTTGCCCGCTATTGAGGACGTGCGTATTGTGGAGTACGGCACGCCTAAGTATCTTGTTGTTAAGGACGTGCGTAACACGGTGCTGTTTGATGATGAACAGCACAACCGAGACGCTTTCAGACGTGCGGGCGGGCAAGCTCGATACCCTAAAAGTCTCTACAGATTTCTAGTTGCACAGATTAGAAAGACGTGTTAGAATAAAGCTACGCAACGACCCCAAAAGAAAGGTGCAAAAATGTTGTTCGGTTGTCTGCCTATTCAGAACATTCCCGTGTTCATTGTCATGTATGGCGTGCTCGCGTTCTGTGTTTGGGTGATTTGGCAAGACCACAAGGACGAACAGCACGCGAAGGGAATTGCTCGCGTGCGGCGTTGCGAGATTCGCCGCAAGGCTATGTACCTCGTGGAGCAAAGCCGCAAGTCCCGAGCCGAACGTATGAGAGAGTATTACAAGAACTAGCAACCTGCCCCGAAAAAATCGGGGCTTTTTTGTTGACTATTGGGGCGAGTGTGATACAATGGTATCAACGCCAACAGAAAGGGGCAAAGATGGACAGCAAGCAGGCACACGCAATTATCGAAACCGAGAAGAGCACGCGAGAGATTAAGCGACTTGCCGAGCTGCAAGCGGCTAGGCGTTATCGCGTCTATTGGGTTAACCCTATCACGTCGCTGCTTCACCAGTTGCCGTTTGCGGATATCCGCGACGAAAGAGAGGGGGCGGACGTGCGTTTGTATCTGTTCTTTGATTGTAGTTGTCCGCTTGAGGAAGTTCTTGAAGCGGTAGACGCAGCCGACGCGGGCAAGATGGGCGTTTGTATCAAGTCGCGTTGGACTACGTACCTCGTGGAGCGTCTGAGTTAGTCAATTGTGAAGAGTGTGTGAATCGCCCTCGAAGTCTTGCACTTCGGGGGCGTTCTGGTATTATGTAGTTAGTCGATAGTCGAAGCGATGCAAATAGCAAAGCAGGGGCAAGAAAGAGTCGTTACACTTTCTCTACAGTTAGGTACCTATCCAAGAGACAAAGCAAATGTGAAGGAACTGTGAAGAAAAAATAGTCATTGCACTGTGCGGCCATTGCTGTATTATGTAGTCAAGGCAAGGGGCTAACAGAACCAACGGGGTTCACCGCCTTGCAGGGAAGAAGGTACACTATGAGCAAGCAGACCGCCCACGAGTTTGTTTCGAGCTACTACGACGTTGAGAACGGCACGGAGACGTGCGAGCGGAAGAGCTTCGTTCGCTTCCGCGATGCTATGCCGCTGGGGCTTGACGCTGAGCAGGTCGAGAACGCTTACATGGCGTTTAGCGGCAAGTCTCCCCGCTACAACAAGACGGCTACTAGCATGGAGCCGTGGCGTGCCGAGCAGTACAAGAGCGAGGCAAACCGCATTGTTGACGCTCTCACACATGACCCGACTAGTTTCACCGACCTGTACAACAAGGCGGGGCTTAACCCTTACGCTAAGTACAACCCCGACTCCGCCCCGATGAATGGTTGCCACTCTCTCCGCAAGTGCTTTAAGACTATGGCCGCTGCCGGTATCGTCGGGTGTATGGAGATTAAGACGTGCGGCAAGTGCCACATTCGTCTTTACTACCTGAACGACTAAAAAAATCTAGAATCTCGCTTGCATCCCCTGTGAGCTAGTGCTATACTAAGGCTAGCCCGCAAGGGGAACACCAACAGAAAGGGTTTGAAATGTTCATCGCTATCGCCACTGAGGACTTCAACACGTTCACGGACAACAACGAGGCCGAGAATGGGATGGACTACACCGAGAAGACCGAGTACCCCATCTTCACCGGCATGACCATTGACGAAACCCGCAACCGCGTTAAGAACTACTTCCGCCACTGCTACGACGCTGGGGACGATATCCCCGAGTACGAGATTTGCACGATTACCACGGCGGCTATCGTCAAGGGGGCTTACAAGCTCAACATTACTTGTGACTACATGAACATTAACTAGCCTACCACCCAAGCCCCGTCGTAAGGCGGGGTATTTTTTTATCTATCGAGTTGTAAAGATTTTGTGAATGCTATTGACACACAAGAGGGCTTTGTGTTACAATGGAAATGACGTACATTTTTCTATGGAGATTTTGTGAAGATTCTAAAGATACACTTGACAAAGTTTCTCCCCTATCCTATTATTATTATTAAGATGGAGAAGGTCGATTTTTTTATGGAGATTTTGTGAATCTCGAAAATATCTATTGCTTTCCAAGAGTGTGTGTGATACAATGGAAGTGCTGTCTATTTTTAAGGTAGTATTATCGAACTGGTGTTCTGATATGCGGTCTATGCTCGTTTTTCCCGCCCACCCTAGTCCCTATGGTAACGTTTCACGTCCCCCAAGTCAATACCCTACACACAATCCACACAAACGCCCAAATGTGTAGGAAATGTGAAGGCGTGGCGTGACGCTTGCCCTGCGGCCTACCCTATGGCATACTATAGTTGTCCGAAGGGGAGCCGAAGAGAAAGGAACACACCGCAAGCCCCAAGGCACACGGACGCGAAACTAAACGGTCATACAGACAAAGGAGAAAAGATTATGACCAAGAACACCGTTTCCCGCAAGTCCCTGTCCTCCATCGTCTTCTACGCTGCCGAGAACGGCTGCACCATCTGGGATGCTGTCGACGCTCTGGGCTTTGACCCCGAGGGCACTCGCAAGGCCATCGCCGACTTTGACGCCGCTATGCACCGTCCCCGCAAGTCCAAGCCCTCTGCCGAGACGCTCAAGAATGCGGCTATTATGCGTGAGCTGGTCGAGGAGCTGAACGCTCGCGGCAAGGAGATGACCGCTGCCGAGCTTGCCGACGTGTACACCGACCCCGAGGGCAACGTCCTCAACCCCCGCAAGGTGGGTGCTGCCCTTGCCCGTGCGGCTCGTGAGGGGCTTATCGCCAAGTCCCCCGAGAAGTGGAGCGTTGCCCACTACGCACCGCACGGCGTGGAGTTCGCCCCCAAGCCCAAGCGTGTTAAGAAGTCCGAGCAGACCGAGGACACGCCCGAGGACGTGACCGAGGAGTAACCCACAGCCCCCGCACACGCGGGGGCTTTTTCTTGCGGCAAGAGTTAGCGTTAGCTAACTCCGCGAGCAGGGCGAGCGAAGAGTTAGCCTAGGTTAACTTTGCCCGCACTCTCCCTCCCTCCCACCCTTGATAGTGTAACGCTATTCTGTCGGTTGTGCAAGGGGTTTTTGCAAGATTCCAAAGAAAAAATAACGCCACAGAATGCCCTACAACGCCCTAAAATAAAACGTGCCTAGTCCTATGCCCTAGAATCTCGAAAGGCCGTTAGAACGGCTCTCAAGGGCTTACAAGGGTATTTGTCTGTCTGTAACTATCGCCGCAAAGCCCCAAGAGAACCGTAAATGTGTAGAAAATATGTGCTGCTTGCTTTTGGTACACGTCCGGCGTACTATTCTTGTTGTGCCAAGGCGGCACACGTGCAAGCCCCACACGACAACGGGGGCGAGAAATGGAGTTGGCAAGATGGGCAAGGGCAAGCGTAAGACGGTTATCGTGCTTGACACGGAAACCGCCCCTATCGTCAAGATGGGGGACGTTGTGGACGCAAACAAGATGCGTGTGTACGATATGGGCTATATTGTCCGTGACAAGCACACGGGCGAGGTCTACGCCGAACGTTCGTTTGTGTGTGCCGACACGTTCTTTAATGGGCGGCGTTTCATGGATTCGGCTTACTACGCCGAAAAGCTGCCACAGTATTACGCCGGTATCGCCACGGGCGGCGAGTGGGAGCCGGTAGCGTTTGCGGACGCTTACAAGACGTTTCACGCGGATTGCGAGATGTGGGGCGTTTCCGAGGTTTGGGCGTACAACTCAAACTTTGATGAACGGGCATTGAACGCCACTTGCAAGGACGTTTCGGCGGGCATGGTTGAGACGTTTACCAACCTGCGTTGGCGTGACATTTGGCGGTTTGCCGAGTGCATCACGGGCACCGTTCGTTATTGTGAGTGGGCTACCGCCCACGGGTACGTTACCGAGACGGGTACGCCTTGCACGGGCGTTGAGTACCTTATCAAATATCTAGACGGGGATATCGCGTTTTGCGAGCGTCACACAGCCCTAGACGATGCCCGCCACGAGTCCCGCATTTTGTCGCTTTGCCTTGCTCGTGGTATCAAGCAGCCCACCAAAACGGGCTACGGGTACGGTGCTGCCCTGCGTTGGGCTAAGCAGACGGGGCATTACATCCCCAAGGAGGAACGAGAGAAGTAAGCCAAGGGAAACCCCCGCAAGGGGGTTTTCTTTTGTCCAAAAAAGTTGTTGCACACTAGCCGCAAGGCTGCTATACTTAGGTTGTCCAAAAGGAAACGACAGAAAGGCACCGACATGCGGGAATGGGCGGTTGAGTTTGACATGTTCGCGGGAACTGGTACGGCTTACTACTACGCGGACACCAAGGCCGACGCACTAAAACAGATTCGTGAAGAGTTGGCGGCGTGGGGCGGTGGACACGCGGACGTGTACGACGAAAACGGGGAGTTTGTTTGCGACGTTGAGATTTGATATCCTATCCTATGAACCCGCCCACGGGCGGGTTTCTTTTTGTCTTTTGGATTGTGTAGTTTTTGTGAAGCACTTGACACAAACCATTTTTTTATGGTACAATGAAAGTGACGTACATTTTTTTGTGTAGAATTTGTGAATCGGTGAACGGTACTTGACAAGTATTTTCGCCTATCCTATTATTATTATTAAGATGGGAGACTGTCATTTTTTTGTTAACCTAGGTTAACCCAAAAGACAGTAAAGTGTGGAGATTATGTGTGCGGCAAAATTGTCGGCTGCATTCCGGTTGACTAGTGTATTATGTAGTTAGCCGGTAGTTGAGAACCCGAACAACATACGGGGGACGGAACAAAAAAGAGCCGTTATATCCGCCCGTTACAATCGGGGCAACAGTCAGAGCAATTGCAACAGCTCTCCCCTTATTATCGAACTAGTGTTCTATCGAACTGATGTTCTGTTAACCTAGGTTAACTTTGGCGATAGTTAACTAACGTTAACTTATCGCCTGCATTCCCCACCCTCCACGCCCTCTAGTGTAATGGTTGGAAACGTTTCCGTCAATACCTATCACAGAATCTCCACAATTACCGTTCACCGGCGTTTTCCTACCGTTCACCGGAGCCGCCAAGTTTTCACTAGACACCTAGCCCCACCCGTGGCATACTATAGTTGTCCAAGGGGGACGGGGAACCGAACGGAAAGGGGAACCAAAAACCGGACGCCTCACGGACGCTAGCCAAGTTCAGACTAACAGAAGGGAATTTACTATGGCTAACATCACCCGCAAGCAGCTCGTTAACGCTCTCGCCGCCGAGGGCATCGCCGACGTTATCGCCGACGCTATGGGGGCGGACGTGGCCGACGTCACCGCCACCATTGCCAAGATGATTCAGTCCGCCAACCGCAAGCGTGTTAGCAAGCCGTCCGCCGAGACGCTGCGGAACCGTCAGATTGCCACCGAGCTGGCCGATGAGATTAACGCCCGTGGTGCTGAGTTCACCGCTGCGGATATCGCGGAGTTCTACACCGACCCGGACGGTATGCCGCTCACGGCTCGCAAGGTCGGTGCCCTGCTGCGTCAGGCTGTGGGCATGGGGTTTATTGCGGTCAGCCCCGAGCCGTGGAGTGTCAAGCACTACGCCCCCGTGGGCTTTGAGTTCGCTAAGAAGCCCGTTCGCGTCAAGAAGGCCAAGGACGAGAACGCCGCCGAGTAGCGTACACTAAAACAAACGTTCGCCCACCTAGGCTGGCAGCACGCCCCTAGGTGGGCTTACTTGTGCGGCAAGAGTTAACCTCGGCTAACTTCTAGATCTAGCCAACCCGTGAAAGTTAACCGAGGCTAACTTTTTTCGTCCATTCCCCGCCCTCCCTCCCTGATATGGTAACGCTAGAACCCGCCCACGTCAAGACTTTTCACAAAACCAGCACAACTATTTTGAGCCGTTCTAAGCCGTTTTAAGCCCCTAGAATTTTGTCTATGGACTAGGATACCCGCCAACCCGTTAAAGCGTCTTAAACGGGCTTACAAAGCCTTACACGGGCATTCTACGATATCAGACGCCCCAAAAGACTAGCAGAACGCTAACCGTGCGGCGATACCTTGCAACCGCCAAAACGTCACTAAAGCCGTTCTAAGCCATTCTAAGGCGTTCTAACGCTCACCCTGCTATTCTCCTACCCGTGAATCATTCCAACGTCTTAAACGGGCTTACAGTGTCTCTAATTTAATTGTGTTGAAACTGTGAAGGGTATTGTACTATCGCCGCAAACCATTACTATTATTGTTAATCGGTACCACGGTACGGGCGGCAATACCGCAACGTCTGAGAGGTAAACAAGCCGTGATATCAGCCCGTGAGGGGGCAGGTCAAGGCAGGGGAATTGCAACAGCCCGCCCCCTAGAGTTAACCAAGGCTAACAAAAAAGTTAACCGAGGCTAACTTGAAGAATTTGTGAATTTTTGCCGTGGGGTATTGACGTACCCCGCTGTTTGTGCATTGCCACTTGACCCCTTAGCATGTTATAATGGATAGGTCAAGAGGGGAAGGGGAAAGAGCATGGAAAACACACAACTCCGAAAAGCGAACAAGTGTTCGTAGAACAGATGTTCGTCCCGTTGTCAAGTGCAAAGCAGCCCTCTATAGGCGATTCTCTCATAACACCTGGGGTTCTATAGGCTCCTCGAAAAAATCACCACGAAAACCCCTATAGGCTCGCTCACAATCGCCCGTGGGATTTTTTTGTCAAGCGAAAACCGCCCTATAGGCAAAAAAATCACAAGAATTCCTATATATATTTTATATTTTTATAGAATGTTTCACGTGAAACAATTTATTTTTATAAAAAAAGCCTCGCATCTTATCCAAAAGAGGATAGATGTGAGGCAATTTTGTATTAATTTGATATAAAATTATTTAAAAAGTATCTAAATCTATAACAAAATAGGGTAAAACCGCACGGATTTTACCCTAATCTTTTATCTTTTTTATATCTTACTGACGCAAACCGATGAAAAGTTCATAGTTGTACCAGCTGATAGAGGCAGAATGAATAAGCGAGGTGATGAAGATGTTAGTGTGGTCACCGTGGTCAAGGCTCTGATACTCGTAAAGATACACGAGAGTCATCGACTCACGGTCAGCACTATCGGCGTAATCATCACGAATATCCGCAAGAAGCTGGTTATAAGCCTTGGTGGCATCAATCCTATCATCAAAATAGTCCACAGTTTCCGTGCCAAAGGTGCCCTTCTCGGGGCAGTTGTCGATAGAGTTCATACGAATCATAAATGGCATAGAGAAACCTTTCTCTCACTGTGTACTATTATAGTATACTATATACAAACCACGTTGTCAACTAGAACCAGAAGTACATCTTAGGCGAGGACTTCTCGCCTGACACGACCTCGGCAAGCTTACGCTCGACCATCAGCCGCAGATAGTACGACGCGGTACGAGTGTTCCAGTTCTGACCGGGGAACAGAGCGTTGACCTCACGAGCAAACTCCTTGGCAGACACAGCCTCGCCATCCGCAACGTGACGCTTCAGCACCTCGATAGCCATGTCAAGACGCTCAGCGGTCTTGGCGGAAGACTTTCCTGCACGCTCAAGCTCCTTAGCCACCCACTCCTGAACCTCCGCATCCTCGGGCATGGCAGCGGCGATACGGGCAAACATCTCGGTACGCTTGGACATAAAAGACTCCTTAGTGTAGGAACTTACTTTATTATATAAACAAGGGGGAACACTTTATCAGTCGTGCTCTGAATGAAGGTTACTCTCCTTCTCCCCTTGGAACGATTATATTATAGCATATCTGAAACCCAAGAGTCCAACGCAAAACACCTATCTATTCAAACTCTCGGGCGGAACTTTTAGCACCTTGTTCAGTCCTTAAACTTGTATGTATCACATGATACAGAGAAGTTGATGAATAGTCAAGTGTATCCAATAGACAATGGAAGGTAGAGGGGTGCGGCCAATGGTTAAAAATGAAAATAGCCGTAGGTACCTTTGCGGTTAAAAATGAAATTCCTGTCAAAAATGAAATTAATTCCCTGAGACTCCTGTCGTTAAAAATGAGAATCTTCGAAGAAGATTCCCACGTCGCTACGCGACGGGGAAAATAGTTTTGTGGGAGTCACTTGACAATTGTTAAAATGAATTTTCTAGACTTTTATGTTATTTTTATGGAATTAAAATTGTCAAGTGTTATAGGGTTGACAATTGGGGAACACCACACACACTGCCCAAAACCCCATAATCTGCCATAGTCTATTTTTAATGTCCGAGTTTTCAACATTTTCTACAGAGTTTTCAACAAATTATTAACAATTGAAATGATATTTTCTGTTTTTTAAATTGGTAAACGTGTTGCAATGGACTACATTTTCCGGAAAAGTAATACATATTTCATATACTAATCAACACTTCGCTCCACTTTTCTACACTTGTTCCCACTCATTTTCAATTTTTGTAAACATATCTAAATAATATTTTGGTATATCTCCAAAAGTAAGTGCAGCTTGTACAGCAGGAAGATTACGGCTGTCTTCAATTAATTTATATGCGGTCAATCCAGTAATGAATGCTTTTCTATCATAGACGTATCTCTCCCCGTCTATATACAAAGGTGGTAACTTTTCTCCGGCGTATTTGTCTGGATAGATATATATGCCATCTTCGACAAATTCTTGAAGCATTGTTCTAATTTGAACATGACTACGGTCGTTCACTCTGTACAGATATCTGTACCAACCATTATACTCGAATGTTCCAGCTTTCTGAGTTGGAAACGGTTCAGATATTTCAATCAATCCAACAGCTTGTAGAGTTTCAAGTACCCAATTCATTCTTTGACGGTTGTTTCTTCCGTTATCACAATAGCCGCACGCCTCTAACAGCCCACCCTTTCCTTGCACATGGAAGGTATAGTAACGACTGGTTCCAAAATATTTTTGATGTTGCTCGTATTTGTTTTTTAAATAACAATATACTTTAAAGCTAAGCTCTGATAATGACGTAAGACAATATTTCACTGTTTCTGGGTCTAAGGTGATAAAAGGCTTAATGTAATTGAGAGTATAAGTCTCGTCACCATTGTCTGTCATAATTCCAAGAGACAGATAGGTTTCAATAACCTTGTCTATTTTGCGGACTTGCAACTTGAATGCTTTTCGCATAATACTTCGTAGGTTCTTTTTTGAAATCACTCTGCGGTTATTGTTGTCTAACTCACAATAACTATCTAATGCGGCTCGAATTGACACCATGTAATTTTTGTCTTTCAGTTTATCCTCGCCCATAGGCACAAAAGCCTGTCTTACTATATCATCTACTACGCTTTCACTCGCCACTCTTTTGCCAAGTTCTTTATTTGATTCCATCGCTACCTCTTTTCTATTATTTTTTTATTTTTATTCGCCTGTTCCTAGACTGTATTATATTTAGACTAGTATATATATAATAGACTAGTTAATAAGGGTAAATTTTAATACAAAACAAGCTTTCCCGAAGGGTAAATTTTAATACAAATGATATATACCCGAAGGGTAAATTTTAATACACTCTCAAAAAAGATGTGTTTTTATTTTCCGAAAACCATATACATATAGTTTGGATTTCTTATACATATTTTCCGCAAACCATATACAAATGTCAAGTTAAAAATAGGGGCGGTACTTGCGTACCGCCCGCTAGTCTAACGAATGAAATTCTCTTTGTCCCAATCAAAGAAAAACTCTTCCGCTGTCTTGTACTTGTCCGGCTCTGCGTTCACAGTCTTCAAACAATCATAGAGAACATTAAGATGTTCCTGCGTGTCACCAATGAGCCACTGGCCGCAAAGAAAGTCATGCTCGGCCAGTTCACCGCTGTCTGCCTTCTGCTTCCACTCCATGTCCATGCGGCCAAAGTAATCAATCAACGCGAAGTAGATTACCTTCCACTGCCACCCGCCACGGTTAAGCTCCTGACACTTGATAAGGTTGTGTGAGTTGTTAGGGGCATAGCTCTCGCCGCACAGCTCTGCAAGTTTCTCGACATAGATTTGGTCTACGCTTAGATATCGTTTCATTTCTCTTCTCCTTCTTGTTCAAGAATCACTTTCACTATGTTGCTATCATCTTCAATCTGACTTTTGGAAAACAGCTTCTTTATCACGTGAGTTGTCGGTTGACCGCTTTTCACGTAACTGATAATATACTGATTATGACCAAAGATACTTTCTTCAATCAGAAACTCGTAGATGTTCTTCTCTGTGACAAAAGTTCCTTGTTTCACAGTGGCATCACTTCCTTTGAATGAGACTTGAGATAACGCTTATAAGCTTTGCGGTCATTGAACTTGATGTGCGGCCTACGCTTAGACGTTAGATACACGCTAATATTATACCAGCTGGTATTAACCTGAAATTCAAAAGGACACTTGCGGTCAAGCTTCTTTTTGAGTTTCACCGCACGCTTGTCTCTCGTCTGTTTGTTGTATTCGGTAAAGAGAAAAAGGTACCCAGTGTCTTGACTCTTGGATTGCGATATGTTCCAATAGTCTCGCTTGATGGACTTATACATTTCTTTTACTTTCATTAATATGTCTCCCTAGATATCATATAAAAAGCATAGATAATGTGTGCGATAAGAATTACTAGCGATAGAACTGGGACAAAATCTGCAAACCTTTTCCCAAGGAACAATCCAAATATAATAGCTGTGAACAGCCATCCACTATCGACTTTCATTAAAACATCTCCTCGAACACCTGCGTGCGGACAACGACCTCTAGAGCATTCTCAGGCTTGCGGCCAAAGTGAGTATAACGAAAATAAGCTCGCTCAATCTCGTGCTTCAGGGCGGACTTGCCATTATCGCCATAGATAGCCATGCGGCGAGCCTCTTCTACGAACTTGAGGTAAATGTCCTCGGGAACCATCACAGAATAGTCAATATCCTCGTAGTGCTTAATGGTCATTTAATCTCCTTCTAGTCGTTTAGAGCTGCCCTAGCGATTTCGTACAGATAGTTAGGCTCAGTGACACGGTTGCGGTCAAAGACAAGGCCGCACTCTTCGCACTCGCGGCAAAGGTCGTTCAGATACTTGCTTCTAAACTCAGACTTAGAGACAATGGTGTGAGGGTCACCTGTGTGGCGAAGGGTGTCACAAATCTTGTAAAGAAGTTCCTGCGTAACCTTCTTCTGCTTGCGGCGATGGTTGGCACGCGGGTTAAAAATACTGTTGTAACGCTTCATACCTATCCTTTCCCTCTTGGACTAGATATATTATACCATATTCAACGTCCAAGAGTCAAACAAGATATAGCGGCTAAAAGCCGTAGCGGCTCCAAATCTCGTCACGATACTGCTTGCGGGTGCGGACAGAGTTAATGGCATTGTTCACGTAGTCAATTGCATCAGTGGCAGTAACAAATTTCTGAAAACACACGCCGCTATCGGAGAACTGGACAAGTAGCTCAAAGACTGGTACACTATTCTCGTCAAAAACTAGTTTGATAAAAATGTTCGGTGTGCGGTTATTGTGAAGGCGAGGACGCTCTGTCCACGAAATAGTTGTGTCGCTGATACGCTTGAACTGGTCAATCGTTACTTCGCCATTAAACTCGTTGGCAAAACCGTAGAACATAGCGTTGTCAACAAAATTATCAAAGTAGTCCATAAAACCAACCTTTCTCTTTTTTTCTCTTGACTCTTCAATTATATCATTGATATAATAAAGACACAAATAGAAAGCGTGCGGCGATTGATAATTGATTTTCCATTGACTGTTTGCCGCACATCTTGATATAATATAAGCGTAATCTCGATTGAAAGGATAAGAAATGATTAAGTATGAGCCTGTGACGCACTACGAACTTAAATTTGAAAATGGTAAGCCTCTGCCTCTATATTATCTCTATGCTCTTGTGGGGCAGGAGTATGAGGTTTATCGTAATGAACCGGAGATTCTTCGTGGCCGTGGCGAAGATGTAGATTACGTCCTTGATGTTCTTCGTACTGTTCTAAACGGTTTCCCTGAAGCTGATAGCGGCTATCACGATAATAACGTGCGTGTGTTCAATGTTCACTTCGGTGGCGATGATGAAAGCAAGCTCGCTCGTGTGTGCTTCTATATCGAGGGTGATATTCTACGTTGTAATGTTCAGCGTGGACACTACGGTGAGGATTGCAGCGACACTTGCACGCACATCGAGTATGAACCCGGTTTTTATATGAGTTGGGATGTTGAAGACCTTATCTTCTATGGTTTTATTGATGATACGGAGGAATACGATGATTAAGTTTGCACCCTTTATTGAGTATAAGATGGACAAATGTTATCTGACTGAGGTTGAGTGCGTCGGTGTGATTGTGCGGCAAATGGCCGATTGGGACACGGACGAGAGCTGTGATGTTCTGAATGCAATCTATGATGGCTCTTGGACTCACCGATTCAATGTTGATAAGAATCAGACCGAGTACGAGTTTGGCGGCGATGAAAACCGTCCGCGTCGTGACTATACCGCTATCTTTAGTTTTACACTAGACCATGAGTATGTTGAACTATGTATTTATGCTGGTGACCCAGAAGAGGAATATGTTGTTTTCTTTCACAAGTTTGACGATGACGAAATGATGGGGTTTGTGGACTATCTTACTTATAAAGATGACCCCAAGAGGCTTGACCATTTTGATGAAGATTGGGATTTGAAGTAATGAGTATATATTGTACTGGGGACGTAAATAGGTCACCTGTGGGCTAAATACTATAAATACTCTTATTCTTTTTTGATATATAATAAATCTAAAAAAAGAAAGGGGTATTGATGAAAGAATATAATATAGGAGATTTTATAAATAAATGGGAGATTATTGATAAAACGCCTACTGTTAAACGTAAAGGTCAACAAAAATATTTATATACCATTAGATGTTCTGTATGCAAAGAAACGATACGAACTGTTCGTAAATGCGAATTTAATAGATTAAGCGAGCAATGTAATAAATGTATGTTATTTAAAAGAAACACTGCTCATACAGAAACTTTAATTGGAAAAATTTTTGGACATTTAAAAGTTATCGGTGATGCCGGGTATAAACCGTATTACGATGGAAAAAGAAGGCATCAATCTATTGTAATATGTGATTGTGGCAAAAGTGAACCATTTGAGATATTTGATATATATCTGAAAAATGGAAATGTAAACAGTTGTGGCTGTGCAAAGCGTAAAAGTAGAGGCGAATATGAGATATATAAAGTATTAGAAAATATATATCCATATAGCTTCTCTACAGAGTATTCTTTCTCTGATTTAATTAGCAATACGACTGGAAGAAGATTACGTTTTGACTTTGCTCTTTTTGACAAACACAAGAAGCTTCTAGGACTTATTGAATTTGATGGTAGACAGCACGAATTTGGTCCAGATACAACTACTTGGAGTAGAACTAAAGATACTTTAGAAGATATACAAGAACGAGACGAATTAAAAGATAAATATTGCGAACAGTATAATATTCCTTTATGTCGTATTAACTATAAAGATTTTGTAAAAATTCCAATTTTATTAGAAGATTTTATTAATAATCTTCTTGAAGGGAGTGATGTATATGAGTAACAAAGGTAATATCTTTGTTACTGGTTGAGCGATGCTCATGGAAATATAATCGACAAGCTATCCTATCGCCGCAATCCAGAAGTGCGACAGCTGACAGAGGATGATGTTCTAGTTGTGTGCGGCGATATCGGACTTGGCTGGTTTGGAGCTGACAAGGAATATAAATATCTTCTCGACTTCCTTGCGGCCAAGCCATTTAAGATTGTGCTAGTCCGGGGCAATCACGATAATACAGATGTTATCCGTAATTGTAGCGTTCCATCTACCGGTAATCGTGATACTGTCAAACTTATCACTGGCACGCTCTGTAATCCCGTTTACGGCGATAAAGTTTATGATAATGTGTTCTGGGTGCCAGATAGTGCAATCCTTAATCTATGCGGCCATAGGTCGCTTGTGATTAGTGGAGCGAGCAGCCATGATATTTGGAATCTTGTTTCGCCGCACGAGAAGGAGCGTATCAAGCGTTTGAAGCGTGAACATCAATTCTATCGAGTGATTGGCAAAAGCTGGTGGCCTGACGAGAACATCAACATACCATATGCTTTCTCGCTATTGAATGACTATTTCCGCACAACAGGCATCTATCATGCCTATGTGGAGAATCTTCCTTTTGTTGGTGATGGTAAGGAGCGAGTAGGATATTTTGATTATGTCTTTACACACGACTGTCCTGCGTTTATGTGTGATATATATGCTCGTCCCGGAGACTTAGGGCGTTTGCGTCCAACGGAAAACGAGGATTTTCTTGAGTTGATTAAAGACCATATCAACTATCGTTACTTTATTCACGGGCATATGCACACGTTCAGGCATTACGCTGTGACCGAGGATGATTATGGTAAGCATGATGTGGTGTGTGTCTATAAGGATATTTTCAAATTACCTGATAATCCGCGAGATAGTAACTTCTTTCAGAATTGGGAATTCGTCTGTCAAACCGCACAGTTAGTATAAAAGAAAAGGGAGCCGCTTACGCGACTCCCTTTTTTGTTACTCTATTGTTTTGTAAAAAGTTCCATCTTCTGAGATTCTTGGAGCGATAACGTAATCATCGTTGATATGGAATACTAAATATTGATAACCAGTATTCATATCAACAATTACTTCATGTTCCATTCCAAGCATTTCTCCATCGCTCGTGTACATAACAAAGTCTGCGGTCTTGGCTTGTTCCATTTGATATTGCTTTAAACAGCTTTTAGCCCCAAAACATATTGACCAAAAGACAACACCGATAAAAACGACAGAAAAAAAATAGTCATATAAGGATGGTCATATGACCACTGAATAATCTTATCTTTCACTTGACTCCAATCTTACCTATGCGTAACATTTTGTGGACTATTGGATAAATCTTATCTATACGTAAGATTTATTCGCACTCTGAAACGCGGTCAGAGAAGTGCTCCTCAATCTCTCCGTAGACCTCCCCGAGCATCGCACAGCGAATACAAACGTCCAGAGACTCGGCATCGTTGTCACGAAGATACTGAGCAATCCGGTCACCGCTAATGCCAATCTCAGAGAGAGCGTCAAGAATCTTATCGTCCCAGATAGCGTCGGCAACTGCCTCACGAGCCTTTGCGGCGTTGAAGAAGTAAGAACCGCTGCCGTTGCCGGTCACAGCATCGTCAACGAAGAGGTTGTCATAAACAACGTCCCACTGAGTATCGCCGTCCCAATAGCCACAGTCAAACTGCTCGTCAATGGCGGCGATGGCATCGTTCTTGACCTGCTGATAATAGTCGTTGTAGTTCATTAGGCTTCCTTTCCTCTCTTGCTGACAAGTATATTATAGCATAGGTGATTCGGGTTGTCTGCGGCGATTCTAGTGGATATTATGATAAGTAGGCTTAATCTGCGGACAAATGATTTTATCTCAGTGGATTCGATTGGACAGTTCGTAGAGGCTGTGCTATGATAATATCACCCAAGAGAAAGGAAAGATATGGTCTACATCAATGAGGACGAGTATCCGCAAAACTATGATTGGCTTTCTCAAAAGCAACAGGATGCGATTCTTGATTATATCACAGACGGTGCTGAGTACGCTCGGCACTGGTGGCGTATGTATTGTGAGCATAAAAATCAAGACGATGCCGATTTGTATAAGAAAATTTGGAAAGAGGTAGAAGACGAACTGGATGCTATCAGTCATTTCCTCGGTGTTGTTCTTGGGATTAAAGTTGAATATGGATGGTGCGGCCATCGCAACAAATATTTTCTTGCCACTTATAATGATGCTGTTGCTGAGAATGATTATTATTATGACATTGCCCGTGATGCTGAGGGTGACGTTGACGAGTATCTTTCTGGCGGCGATTGCGAGAATGAGTAGGATTGTTGGTTGACAATTGCGGTTATAGATGACATAATTAATATCGTCTAAAAACAAAAGAAAGGAAAACGATATGACAAATCCTTTTAATGGTATGTTCGGTAATGTGAAGCCCGGTATGTGCCGCCTATCTATGGACGGCAAGATTGCGGTTAAGACCTCTGGCGGTTATAAGGCGTATAACGTCAAGGAGAATCGCCTTGTGAATTGTGACCAGTTTGTGTTTAATGTTGGTGAGGAAATGTTCTTCGTGATTCCGACCAATAAGGTCGAGATTGGCGATATCATCCTTGTTAATGGCAAGCCTAATTGCGTGATTGAGATTGAGAACTCTACTATCAAGGTTCTTAATTACGAGAATTCCACCATTGACGAGATTGTTCCTGAGCGTCATATGTTCATGGGTAATGCCTATTTCTATGGCAAGATTGTGTCCATGTTCGGCAACGTCCTTGGCGGCAAGGGCGGCATGGAGAACATGATGAAGTATATGATGCTCTCCAAGATGATGAATGGTTCAGGCAACTCTGGTGATGGTATGAACGCCATGCTCCCGTTTATGCTTATGGGAGGTAATTCAAATATGTTCGATAACATGTTTGATGGTATGTTCGATTCTACCAACAACGAGACTGAGGAGAACTAAATATGGGTGGCGGTAGCTGGACTGCACAGAGCTTTGCAAGTTATTCTACGGCTCGTGGTTATAACTATAGCACTGCAATTAACAGTATCGTTGGTGACTATTCTGCACAGGATATGTTCAAGTCTCGCCGCATTGATGCGATGCTTGACCCAAAGAACGTGCGGCGAGAGTGCTGTGACTCTGACGAGCATCCAAATTCTAAGCCGGTAATTCTTGCTCTTGACGTTACTGGTTCTATGGGTGATGGTGCGGTCAAGGTTGCCAAGAGTCTGAACAACATCATGGAGAATCTTTATAAGTCTATTGATGATGTTGAGTTTATGGTGATGGGCATCGGTGACCTCTATTGTGATGATGTTCCAATTCAGGCTTCTCAGTTTGAGAGTGATATTCGCATCGCCGAGCAGCTTGATAAGATTTATTTCGAGGGTGGCGGCGGTGGTAACGGCTACGAGTCGTACACTGCGGCTTGGTACTTCGGTCTTTACAACTGCGAGCTTGACTGCTGGAAGCGTGGCAAGAAGGGCACTATTATCACTATTGGTGACGAGCCGCTTAATCCATATCTTCAGAGAGACGAGCTTGAGCATGTCCTTGGCAACATTGGTCACAACACACCGACTGAAACTAAAGACCTTTATAAGGCTGTAATTGAGAAGTACAACATCTATCATATTGCTCTTGATGATAGGAGCACTAGTTATCGCTTTTACGAGGGGGGTATTGAGGACAGCTGGAAGCCGCTCCTTGGTGACCATCTGTATGTTAGTACGCTTAACGACCTACCGAAGACCATTGCGGAAATTGTGAAGAAGTCCAATAGCGATGATATGACCATTAGCAATTTCCTTGTGGATGATGATAATTATAATATGGAAATTGCAATGAGCGAGTCTGACGGGATTGGGTGGTAATTAATGCCTGATGTGAAGTTCGTTATCGGAGCCAACTATGGTGACGAGGGCAAGGGGCTGGTATCTGCCAACCTTGCGGCCAAAGCTCAGCAGAACAACAAGAAGTGCTTGACTATTCTTTACAATGGTGGTTCTCAGCGAGGCCATACCGTTGAGTTTGGCAACTTCCGCCATGTCTATCATCACTTTGCGGCTGGTAGTGAGTTTGGCTCCGATACCTACTTCCATCAGGATTTTCTTGTCAATCCTATGACTTATGTCCAAGAGTACAAAGGTATTATCTGCGAAATCTATATGGATGCTAGGTGTCGTGTCGTTACTCCGTTTGACATGATTGCCAATCAGTTTGCGGAGCAGGGACGAGACGTGCGGCACGGCTCTTGCGGCATGGGCATCTTTGAGACTATCACTCGCTATAATGATGGCGGTGGTAGGATTCTGACTCGCAAGGTTGGAGATTTGTGCAATCTTATCAACGATTCTCTTTATGATTATATTACCGATGTTCAGAGGTACTATGAGCACAGAAAGGGAATTAGGTTTGACTCTATCCCCGGACTTGATGTTGAAGGACTAAAGCGACATTGGGTTGACGATTTCAACACCATGATTGACGATGTATCTATTGTTTATGATTGGAGCGTCAAGAGTCTACTTAATCGCTATGACGTTATCATTTTTGAAGGTGGGCAGGGTCTTGCTCTTGACATGGATAATATGGCAGATTTTCCACACCTTACGCCCTCTAACACCGGCTGCAAAAAGATGATTCCGTGGATTATCGGTGTGCTTGGAAACGAAGTTCCCATTGAACTGTATTATATTACTCGTTCTTATTTGACCCGTCATGGTAATGGCCCCATGCCCGATGGATATCTTGACCATAGCATGATTGAGCAGGATATGACTAATCATCCTAACCCTTGGCAGGGTACTCTCCGTCTTGCGGGATTTACATCTAAATCTATCGCAGATATGATTAATCGTATTTATAAGGACAAGAACGAGACATACAGTATGGATAATGTTGTTTGCAATCTCGTCGTAACCCATACTAATGAAATTGCGGAGATTGAAATTCCTACCAATATGTTTGATAACGTGTTCTATTCTAAGAGTAGGAATTGTACTTCTCTTATCAAAGTTCCAACCATTTAAATAACATTTGACTATAAGACTCTCTTCTGTTATACTATTAATGTAATAAGGAAGAGAGTCTTTTTTTTATGGAGGGTTGTTAAATGGACGTTGTTGATTTTCGTGATAAGTGGGTTCTTCGTCGTACTCAGCGTGCGGGGATGTGTTATCTTCAGTGTAAGTATTCTAATAATCGGATTGTATTTATCGTGAGTGACCCAGACTTCCCTAATAAGTTCAATGTGGAAGTTCGATATACCGCTCATGGCCGCAAGAATCGCAAGAGTGGTAACTCCAATTATCGTGTGCTTGATTCTCGCACGAAGACATATCAATTCGGAACTATTGAAGAGGCTTTCCGCGATGCTAACCTTCTGATGGACTCTTGGAATAGCCCGGAAGGCAAGAATATGCCGGATGTTGATGCTATCAATGCACCGTTTATGCGGTTTGCAGCTGAGAATTCAATTGACTCTAAGGTTCAGGAGTAAAAAAAAAGGGGGGGGTATGCAGATTTTTCTGTATATCCTTTTTCTTTTTTGGGCATAATATTATAAAATATATTATCTAGATTTTATATATAATAGACAAGTAGAAAGGATTCAATATGCCAAAAGTAAAAGACGGTAAAGTTTCACTTAACCTAAAGGTAGATGAAGATATGTATAATCGCTGGATTGAGAAAGCTTGTGATATGCGTATTACAAATATTAGCGAGTTTATTCGACTAATGGTAGAAAAGGGAATTAATTATGACAAAACCAATAATATATAAATATGGACAAATATTAAATGATAAAGGGGCGATGTTTCTTAAAGAGGTTCCCTCAACAAAAAAGACACAAGGTCGTATGGCAGAATTTTTGTGTGGAGAGTGCCATAAAAATACTTTTATAGCACCAATAGGGAAAGTAAAACACAGAGGAAAGTTTCGCTGCGACGAGTGTCAAGCTAAACATGGGTATATTAGAGACGAATCAGGCAAAGCTGTAGTTGATAATTTATTGAATAGAAAATTTGGTCATTTAACAGTTATTCAATATTTAGGTTCAGTTTCTAATAGCAAACATCAACTGTGGTTGTGTCAATGTGATTGTGGTAGAATTTGCAAAGTACGAGCCAATAATTTAAAAACTGGTCATACTCAAACCTGTGGAATTTGTCATACTTCTTTAGGAGAAGATAAAATAGAATCTATACTAAAAAAGAAAAATATCCAGTATAAAATTCAATATTCTTTTCCAGATTGTACAAGAAAAAGACCATTAAGATTCGATTTTTATTTGCCGTCTTATAATATTTGTATAGAATATGATGGTAGACAGCATTTTGGTATTCAGAATACTTGGTATGAAGGACACGAAAATGAATATTATGAGCAAAAAGAGAGAGACGCTATTAAGACACAATATTGCATAGACCACGGAATTGCACTTTACAGAATATCTTATTTAGAGTATGATAATATAGATAATCGGATGGAAGAGATTTTAAAGGAGATTAGTAATGGCTAAGTATAAGAGCTTTATCCACGTGCTTCGCCTTTCTCGTCCCGAGTGTGATGGTTATCTTGCGGGAAAGGTAAGCGTAAGCGTTAAGATGGATGGCACTAACGCTTGCATCTGGTATGACTCTGATGATGATGCGATTCATTATGGTTCTCGTAAGCGTGAAATTAACGTTTTTGACGATAATGCTGGCTTTGCGGCTTACTGTGAGTCTGGTGTAGACGCTGGCATTGAGAATTTAAAGCAGATTTGCCGTGAGAATCCTAATATCATCATTTTTGGTGAGTGGCTTGCGGGAATTGCTGGTCGCAAGTTTACCGGTTCTATCAAGCTATATCGGGATGGCGGCTTTTATGTGTTTGCCGTTTATGATTTTAGTCTTGAGCGTTATCTTGAGCATGATGAGTGGATTCCTATGATTGAGGGGTCTTATAATAAGATTATGCGTCCTATCGCTGTTCTTGAGAATCCGACTCAAAAGGACGTTGATGCTCTGCTAGAGAAGACTGACTATAACCTTCCTACTGGAACTCTCGGTGAGGGAATTGTTCTTTATAATCCCACTTTTCGTGACAAGTATGGTCATTGGCAAGTGGCGAAGATAGTACGCTCTGAGTACCTTGCTAGCAAGGGTACTAAGCAGAAGAAGCCGCAGGCAAATGCTACTGATATTGAGGTAGATATTGCCGAGTCTTATATTACCGATGCTGAGATTGCCAAGGAGCAGAACAAGATTATGCTAGAGCTTGGTGAGGATGCTTGGGTGTATGACAACAAGCATATTGGCCGACTTGTATCTACTGTCTGGCACGAGTTTATTACTGATTCGCTTTCGACTGTGATTAAGAAGTATAAGAATCCAACTATTGACTTTGCTCGACTTAATGGACTTTCTAACCAGCGTGTTCGTCAGTTCCTCAAGCTCTAGGAGGTAATATATGCACTTTTGCGTTGGCGTTATTCATCGTGATGGTACAGATATTGATGATATTATGCGTCCATATGATGAAAGCCTAGAGATTCAGAAGATTGTCGAAGAGGACGGATACGAATATTGGACCAATCCGAATGCTAAGTGGGACTGGTTTGAGATTGGTGGACGCTGGTCTAATCGTCTTCGTCTAAAGAGTGGCGAGCGAGCTGATTCCGCTCTACTCTGCGACATTGATACAAATTTTAATATGGCAGCATATAACGATGCATTGGCATATTGGGATGATTCTATGAAGAATAGGACTTTTGACTCTCCGCACTATATGATGTCTCGTTATCTTACCAAGGATATTTATGCTGCTTTGCGTGGAATGTTTTATTTTAATTTTGTTATTGACGCAAACGGCAATTGGCACGAGAACGATTTTCTCTTTACAAATATTGTTCAAGAGATTAGTTGGGCACAGGATTTTCATAAGAACTTTCTATATTCTTTGAATCCTAAAGAATATAGAATCACCGTTGTGGATATTCATATCTAAGGAGAACTATGCGGTTCAATGATAACGGTAATTATGGATTTGTTCTCTATCAAGATGCTTTAAACGATATGTTTAGTTTTCACGAGGGGCAGGTTGATAAGTGCGGTGAGCCGTATTATCTCCATCCTCTGCGTATCGCCGCACACTTCCAAGAGCTAAACGATGCCGATGCGGCTATTGTTGCTTGTCTTCACGACCTTGTAGAGGATACCAGCTGCTCTCTTGAATATCTAGAGGATAGATATCCTGAAAGTATCGTAGATGCTGTAGATGCGATTACAAGACGTGAGAACGAGACTTATAAAAGCTATATGCGGCGTATGGTGAAGAATGATATTGCTCGTCGTGTCAAGCGTCAAGACATTCTCGATAATCTGCGACCAGAGAGAGTATGGGAGAACGCTCCATATTCTCGTTACTATTGGGGGCTTGCTCTTATTGATGGTACTGACCGTGGAATTCGAGAACAGTTTTAACAAATAAAGCCTAGCAGATTGTTTTTTACTAGGCTTTTTCTTTTTCTTGTGTTATAATGATTATATCAAAGGCAAGAGAAAGGGTTATGTATGTTCGAGGTTGGAATGTACGTTCGTTATATGAACAAGGTTTGGATTGTGGATTCCTTCTACGAGGATATGATGTTTCTTCGTAACGTAGATGATGACCATTTTGCGGTTGTTTTGGCTCACAGCTATAACCGGGTGGAGGTTTATTAATGGACATGGGAACTGTCGCGGCAATCAATCCTTTTGCGGCTGTCGGGCTAATGTTCGGCAAAAAGCTTGCTAGTCCCTTTGGCCGCACAAAGATGTATGCTCGCTATCTCGGTAAAACTGAATATTATGATAAGGTAAGCAATTGTCCGCCTATAGCCCTTGTTCATGGCCGTGTATACCAGATTAGTGTTCAGCTTCATTCTTATATGCATAACGGCTGGACAATCGTGCGTATCTATGACGATGATGGATACTATCTTACTTGGGTACCCTACGCAGTCGATTATCGACGATATTGGGGTCAGGTATGACCTTCCCCTTAGCGTCTAGCAATTTTCCAAGAGGGCAAGAGTAGATGGTCTGAAGAAATTGATATATCTCTTCCAACTTTTGCTGTGCGGCAATATGGGTTTTGTACATAGGAATAAACGGCAGCACTTCTTCTTCGTAGTGCTGTAGCTTTTCCGCTTGCTCGTCTGTTACTTCGCGGGTGCAACCTTCCTGACTGCCATCTGGAATCAGATAACGGCCAAGGTTGCACTCTGCGTTGTCACAAGTTGCACATCTTAATGTTATGTACATTTACCTCCTTTCGCCGCAATATAGAATTATACCCTTATTATACCCTTGCTAGATAAAAACTAGTATGATATAATAAGTAGTGAAAGGAGAAAGATGATTTCAAATTCAGACATTGCACTACTTAAAGATGTTGTGCAGTCGAGGTTTTCTTTCGGAGAAAACCCTGATGATATCATGTGGACAACAACTGATGGTGACCCAATAGACGATTATGATGCTTTTTGGGGCGACCCGGACATTTGTGATGTGAAATACGGCTGCTCCAAAGTAGTTCTGTTTTATAATTATCTTGGAGACTATGTGCTGAAGATTCCTTTTCTCGGCGAATGTACCAAGGATGGGGTCTATCACAATTTTACCAATGCAACTTGTGGCTCTGAAAACGAAAATAATTGGGATTATTGTCGAGCGGAAGAGCTTATCTACGAGCTTGCGTGCGGCGAAGGTTTAGATGATTTGTTTTGTGGTACAAGATATCTTTGTGACATTCAGGGTTTTCCTGTTTACGTGTCTGAAATGAGCGAAAGTGCTCTAGAGGAAGATGCAACGCCGCACCATAGCTCTGCGGCAGGACTTGCTTACATCAAGTCAAAGCGTCAAGAGCCGGGAAAGCAGTTCTATTATGCCCCTGCGGATATGGATGATGATACGATTGGTATGTTCTATGACTCTTGGGGCAAGGAGCTAACGGATAAGTTGTTGGATTTTCTGGTTGACAACGATATTCGAGACTGTCATAATGGTAATGTAGCGTTTAGAGACGGTAAGATTCGTCTTATCGACTACTCAAGTTTCTATAGGTAAGGAGAGAAAATGCGTTACTTTATTTGCGGTCTGACGATTAATGGTGCTCATTTTTGGGTAAATGATGTATATGAGCATCAGATAGAGGACGAGCGAACAAAGGTCGCATCCACTGTCGCATACTTCGGCGGTGGTTCCGTCACAGTCTATGCTGTTGATTACAAGAACGATGTTTCTATTGAGTCTTTTGAAAAGATTGATGGAAACCCAGAGATTTTCCTTGACAACGAGGAAATTTATTAGTAACATATAATAAAGCGAGTGCGTGATTAGTGTTTCAGATACTTCGGATAAATATGAAAATTATCGCTCCTGAATAGGCCATGAGCCTAAGTCAGGCATAACAAAAACTGAAGCACGCTGTTTCCGCACTTTAGAAAGTAAACAAAGCGAGTGACGAAGAAAAGAGTTACTTCCACTGGTAATGGCGTTGTTGTAGGTTCGAATCCTATACTCGAATACTGTTTGCGAGTTAGCTCAATGGTAGAGCACGATATATTCACTCTTTTCCCTATTTCCTCGCTTTTCTTTGGACACCTCCCTTCGTGCGGCGGTGTGCGTGACGAGTGTCTGAGTTACTTCACATATTATAAGGGATAATAACAGTGGCTATTTTTTACTCAGATATGATTTTTCCGCACACCGTCTATTTTGTATTAAAAAAGAAGTGATGATGATAACAGTTACTTCAAAGACAATATTTTCGCCTCCGTCTTAGGCTCCATTTTTTGTCTGTTATTAATCGTTTCCTTCTTTAGTTTACCTCTGTTAGAGTGATTGGAGATTTAAATGGCTGGAAAGTTTAACAAGACCAAGACCCCTGCTCAGCCTAATGCTGTGACCTATGAGGGTGGCGATGTTTTCGAGAAGTCTCTTGAGCAGGACTGGCTTAACAATCTGTTTTCTAACATGCTTGAGAATCGCTTTTACGAGAGCGGTGACGAGCAGATGAATCGCTACATTCAGCTTACCCAAAAGATGCTTGAGAAGTATGGAGCTAAGTTTGTTGGTCGTGCGGCTTATTTTGCCCGCAACGAGCTTGGTATGCGTAGCATTAGCCAGCTTACTGCGGCGATGCTCAATCCTGTTCAATTCGAGGGTAAGCGTGACTTCTTCAAGAACTATATGAAGCGTCCCGACGATGTTTCCGAGATTTTTGCCATTGTTGAGTCTCTTGGAGACAAGCGTTCGCACGCTCTTGTTCGTGGTGCTGGTGACTACATCAGCGGTCTATCTGCTTATCAGATGGACAAGTACGCTATGCGTCGCAAGAACTGGTCTATGATTGACCTTATCAATGTTACTCACGCAAAGAGTGATATTGTGGATAAGTTCTACAATGGCGTGCTTGAAAAGGCTGATACTTGGGAGCAGAAGATTTCTGCGTCCAAGGACGAGGACGAGAAGAACGCTAACTGGCGTGAGCTGGTTGAGGGCAGCAAGCTTGGTTACCTCGCTCTTATTCGTAACCTTAACAACATTCTCAACGCTGGCGTAGACGAGTATTGGGTTCGTCGATATCTTGTTCCTCAGCTAACTAACGCGGACAAGATTCACAAGTCTCTTGTCTTCCCATATCAGATTTACACCGCCTATAAGAACCTAGAGGTTCGAGAGGTCAATACCTGTTTCGCTCTCGACAAGGCTTTCCGTGAGTCTGTCAAGAACGTGCCGGGTCTTGACGGAACTTCTCTTGTTGTTCTTGACGTGTCTGGTTCGATGGAAGACCGTATCTCTGGTCGCAGCAACATGACCATCAAGGAGGTCTGTGCTTGTTACGCTGCCGCCATCTATCTTTCCAACCCCAACTCTGAGTTCATTAAGTTTGGCAACGATGCTAAGCGATGCTATTACAATCGTCTTGATAGTGTCTTTGTACTTATCAAGAAGATGCAGGAGAATGACGGTTGCGGCTATGGTACTGATATTATTCCTGTGTGGAAGATGCTTGACCAGCACTATAACCGCGTATTCCTCTTCTCTGATATGCAGGTGATGAATTCTCGTGGTTGGTGGACTTACAACAGTGGTACTGCGATTGACGCTATGAATGATTATATGCGTCGCTATGGCCGCACCCATGTCTACTCTTTTGATTGCGGAAATTATAGCACCCAGATTTCCAACCCTCAGCGTGGTGATTTAACCATGCTCACCGCTCTCAATGATAAGGTCTTCCAGATGCTTAGCATTCTTGAGCAGGGTGGCAATATCGTTGATTATATCAACACTCACTACGCTAACGTCTGTTAGTCTCTTCCTTTCTGTGTAAGCCGTGTGGATTTTGGTCTACACGGCTTTTTTCTTGACTATCTTGGCCGCAATATGGTATACTATAGAAGTATTCAAGAGAAAGGAAAGATATGGGTGTTTGTTACATTATCAAGATTAATAATCATCTTACCTGTGAGAAGACTATTTGGCGTATATCTATGATTGACAGTAATAGCAAGCCTAGTGAGACTCTTTGCGGTTTTCTTCGGTTACATCCCGAGTATGATAATATTAATTGCCATATCTCTATTTATGCCGCATAGCTCTTCGTAAGATTAAGGAGGATTAATGAACGCAGTGGAATTTATCAACATGTGTGATTGGGAGGGTGGTCTTGGCGAACTTTTTGAGACAGGCGTGATTCCGCAGCAAGTGGAAATGACTGTTGACCCCGAGCTTCGTCAAGCTATCTATCAGGCGTATGAAGGATGGAAGATGTTCAAAGAGGCCGCAGACAAGTATTATGCACTTGTCGAGACTGGTGAATACTAGTGTTTGAGTTCAATCCATTAGAGGTTGGCAATCCTATGACTCTTGGAATGGTCGAGGATTCATTGACCTTAGATATTCATCGTATGCAGCATCATGCTCGGTATTGGAAAACTACTGCGGCTGATGTTAACAGGATGCTCGATGGTTATGGTATTAAATATAGTGACCTACCTTATCACATCAAAAGCGAAATCGACAAGATTGATATTGTTTAGGAGGTGATACGTTGGATGTAGCAATTCCTTTTAAAAATCATTACAAGTTGAATGATAAAGTTCAAGAGTTCAATATCTTTTTTGACCCTAACAAGAATAGTCTTGACACATTGATTGAATTCATTCAAACTTTTGAGAATCATATTATCAACATTGAATATCGAAATGGCATTGATGTTAAGACCGCTACCGCTCTTTCAAAAATTAGCGATAGGGTGCGTTTTCGTTTGCGGGCAGAAGATATCTCTAAGGCTTCTCAACTAAAAGAGCGTGATTGCACGTTCTTTTTTGATAACTCTATGTCCGCTAATTGTTGGACTATGCTAAGGTGGCTGGTAGAGCATCACCAAGTTTGTGACGTATATGTTTGTGATGATTTGACCTACGAACTAGACAAAGTGAAAGAGTATTGTGCGGCACATGGCGTTCGTATCAGAATGGTCATTAACCGTGCTCCTACCTCTTATCCTATTGGGCCAGATGATTTTACTGCACCACTTTATCGTCCGCAGGACATGGATGTAATAGCTGAATGGATTGATGTTATTGAGTTTGATTGCGGTTCGCCATACGATTTTAATGTTCTGAAAGTTCTTTACAAGGCTTACGTTACGCATAAATTCTGGTATGGACAGTTGGAAGAGTTGAATATTGATTTCAAAGGATTTGATATGCCATGCCCCGGTCTAGTGAGCGGGTTTATCAAGAAGCGTTCACAGTGTGGTTTGCGTTGTCGCAGAGGTGGCAATTGTCAATCTTGTAAACACTGTATCAGGATGGCTCGTAGTCTTCGAGATATTGGGGTGCAATTAGCCACGTAGCAAAAAATGGTCAAATTTGAATAAAAAATACCTCTGAAAAAACATAGAGTAGTATGTGCCATTTTTCTAGGACTTCTCTTTATGTTGATAAAGGAGGTATTTTTATATCGAATGAAACACATAAAAGAAGTAATCGTGGTAATAATGGTATGCTTGGTTATGTCTTTACCAATGCCGGTATACGCAGACTCTCTTCAAGAAGTCCTAAGAGCACAATCAGGAATTGAATTTACACAAGAAGAGAATCATAGCCAACTGGCATCTTTCATAGAGATTTTCCAAGAGCATACAGAAGAAAAGCTCGCCGAAATTCAGGCAGAAGTACAACGAGCCGCAGAAGAAGCGGAGCGAGCAAGGATTCGTGAAGAACGAATTAAACGAGCACAACCGATAGAAGATGCTACATATACTGTACCAACCGCAGGAGGTGGTTGGTGTGCGGCTTGGGTTAGTCGAGTATATCAGGCTGCTGGTTTTGGCTATCCCGGTGGGAATGCTTGTGATATGTACTGGAATTATTGTACATCGTCCAATAGAGAAGATATAATCCCCGGAATGATAATAGCAGTTCCTTCCCACACAGGAACCTATTTAGGGAGTATCTATGGTCATGTTGGAATAATTGTGGCTCACGATGGACAATATTGGGTGCGGCAAAATGTGGGACCTATCACTGAGGTTTCTTTAGACGAATGGATTGCCGAATATGGTGATACTTATGAACCTAAGTGGGGTTTTGCCGCCGATTTAGGAGTGTGATTATATTAGTACCAAATATAAAATTCTAATAGGTGTTTTTGTTTTTATACTAGGTATCTTTGTAATATTTTCTATTTTACCTAATGTAGTATTTGGCGAATCGCTATATAATACAACAACTACAATAGTTGCTTATAATACCTCGTTAGAAGAACGAGAATATCTTAAAGAAGGATATATTGACCAAGAGCAATGGCAGAATGAGTTCAATGCTAAAGCCGCAGAACTAGAGACTGTTCATTCTGAGCTATTGGAATTGCGAGATTATCTATCTGAAGATAATCAGGCAATAGTTGATAATTTTAATCTAGATAGTTTCAAATATATTAATGAATTAGAAGAAACTAGCGGGCAGTTTGCGGCGATGCGTGATGAAGCTTTGGCCGCGAAAGAACGTCAACTAGAGCAACAACGTCAACAGCGTGCTGCTGAACAGCAACAACAAGCTGCTCAACAGCAAAGCTATAATAGCAACAGTTCTGGTTTAACCAAATCTAGTGGCGTAAATTATTACAATGGACGCAGAGAAACATACTATAGTAGTAGAGTATTATATCATTATCGCACTTCTGAATGGACAGTAGATAGTGAAGGATTTTATCGTACTTCTGAAGGATATTATGTTGTAGCTGCAAGTGATATGGCACAAGGAACTGTTTTTCAAGGTTCAAAAGGATTGTGTCAAGTTCTTGATAGTGGATGTAACGAAAATACAACGGACTATTATGTTAACTGGTAAAAGGAGGTGAAGTCGATGGTTTCACAAAATCAAATCGACAATCTTGTTGACCTCTTGGACGCTTATTTTTCTCCTAATCGTATGTCTGAGGGTGGTCAACACCTTTGAACTTAATGTTAATGTAATACAACCTGAGCAACTTAAACGTGCCTGTGAAGACCCAGAGCACTATGGGAATCTAACCGTAAGAATATCGGGTTATGCAGTTCGTGTAAATGCTCTTACAGAAGACCAACGTAAAGAGCTTCTAGCTCGTACACTTCACGACGCTATGTAGTCGTTAAATAGTAGAGAGGAAGAGAATGAAATGTCAGTGTTTAATAGTTTCAAAGATAGGGTACAAAATATAAAAGAGAAAACTAAGGGGCATCATAAATGGAAGATGTTCCTGTACGCTGGCATTATTGTTTCTATTATGTTCTTTACGTGGCTGTTTGGTACTAACACAGGTTGGCTGGCTCGACAAAGTTTAATGAAAATCTTTTGACCGTCATCCAGACAGAATTGTTCGAGTATACACTGGTAATGAATTAATTGATGAATATGTTGGTCAATATTCTGTAGAACCATATCAAGGATATTTGGTTCTTATTGACCACGAAAACCAACAACGAATAAATCTTTATGGGGATGTTATAGCAATAGTTGACACTCCAAGAGAAGAATAGTATACTTATTTAAAGTATATTTCCAAGAGAAAGAAGGAGAAAAGATGGCAAGTTATGGTCTAAAAGCAACTGTCACTGCGGTTTTAAATGATGATGATTACGATATTGGTGTTACTTACTCTGATTCAGAAGGCTTCTCTTTTGATAAGCGTCTGACTGGTGACCTAGATAATATCGAACAAGATGTTACTGCGGCGATTCTTGAGGTTTATCTTGATGTTCTAAAGCAGAGTAAAGAGAAGGAAAAGGTTAAGTCTCAAGTTAAGGTAGAGACTTCTACTCCATTTCCTATTACTGGTATTTCTTCTAATTGTTCTTCTATTACAGAGGACACAGTAGCTTCTAGATTTGCGGAACTAGAGGCAGAAAATCGTCGTCTAAACGATAAGATTAATTCTTTCATGTCTATACATACTACTGAGCCTGCGGTTAAGGTTGAGGTGAAGGAGCCTGAGACTCATAAGGATGCATCTTGTGAGAGCACTGCTTGCCGCAAGCCGGATAATTCCATTCATCACCGTCATACATCTGACTTCGATGCTCTATTTGGCAGTAATACAAAAGAGCTACGCGACCTTCTTCGTCTTCTTGGTTTTTAGTATTTGACTCTTGGGGCGAGGATATGATATAATATACTCGTAACCAAGAGAGGAGATTAAATGATTGCTGTAGCAATGGTTAATAATAAACCGGAAATGGTGCTTGATTATCATCAGCTTCTTGATATGATTCAGCGAGATTACCAGCTTGACGCTCAAGACGTGGCATCTTTGATTCAAGATGCGGTTGAGCATTATAATCAGCACCCCGAACTTGAAGCGGTTTGTGAAACTGCTGTTGAAATTTTTACCGATAATGCTAAAAATTCAGATGGTATTTTTGGAGACGCATTCTATATTGCCGAAGAGCAGATTCAAAACGCACAAGAAGAGATTCGAGCGGAGATTGAGAATCTTCGTTCTACTAGCCGCAAGGGCAATACCAAAGAGGACATTGCTAAGAGGCTGGAGAACATTGTCTCCAATATGGATGGTATCCTGTAAAGTCGTTTGACAACCAATTCTTTTCGTTGTATTATATAATTACTCCCTGAGCAGCAGGAAACGACCTAGGAGTGTACATTACTAGGCTGTGACACAAACTGACTCGTCGTGCGGATACCTGTATCCGCAGCCAGTTTTCGACAGGGGTTCTGGCGGATACGAAACCCAAGGTAGGTGCTTTAGGCTTTCCACCTAAGAATTAAGAGAGCCTATTCAATAGAGTAGTGCGGCTGAGTGAGCCAGGATTTAGCATATTCCGCACTACTCTATTGTTTTCTATGCCGACGTAGCACAATTGGCAGTGCAGCTGTCTTGTAAACAGCAGGTTGTAGGTTCAAGTCCTATCGTCGGCTCCATTGTCAATTATTTGGGAGGTCGTTATGCGTTTTTTCCAAGTCGAAGTGAAAGCTGATAATGGCTTCTCTGATACATATTATGTTGAAGCAGATAATCTTATCTCCCAAGAGGAAATGAGAGATTATATCGCTCAGGTCGCTACTGTTGATGTTATCTATATGGATGATGAAATCGAAGAGTTTGAAGTATGCGACCCAATAGAGTTGACAGAAGCACAAGTTTTTGATATTATTGGTAATGTTCGTGTGCGGTCAAAGCTTCTTATTGCCGCACTCAACAATCTTGACAATATAGTTCTTGGCATCTATCATCTTGAAAAGGATTATGTCTCTGGCAAGTCAGAATTCTTTATTTTTTCTGCGGCAGCTGGTCAAGATGCAGATGTTACGGCTATTGCAAAGACTGACGAGGACACCACCCGTGAACAGGCTATTCACAATGGTTGGCTTGATTGTATCTCTCAGCTAAAACGTTATTGGCAGGTTCCCGGTGTGGTTATTGCTACTGGTCTTTTTACAATTCAGTCTACTTCTGAGGAAGAGTATGAAATGGAACGAGCCGAGCGTGAACTGGTGCTTATTTAGCATTTGACTTTTTTCTTCTTATTGTGGTATAATATAACTAACAAAGGGTAGAAGAGAAAGGAAACGCCGTGGGATGCGACATTCATAGCTATGTAGAGTATCGAGACAAGGTTGCCGGTCAGTGGAAAATGGTGCGAATCTACGTGCCATATCGTTGGGAGCTTGAGCGACTTGCCCTTGTAGAGCCGTTTAATGGTCGCAATTATGAACTCTTTGCTATTCTTGCAGGAGTTCGTGGTTTTGCTCAGCCTATCGCAGAACCTCGCGGACTTCCTCGTGATGTTTCCAACGGGGTTATGCGAAAGTGGGAAAATGATAAGGAGTGGAACCACACTCCATCTTGGTTGACTCTCGCTGAGCTTCGTGTTGCGTCCAAAGATAAGAAGACTTATAATAAGGACGAGCGTTCTTATCTCAAGGGTCTTATCAATGGCATTGATTTTATGCTTGGAGCCTCTTGCCATTGGGCTGATGACATTGATGTTCGAATAGTCTTCTGGTTTGATAACTAAATATCATTTGACAACAATCTTTGCTTTGTGATATAATAAACAAGGTTTGAGGATGAAGAATCCTCCACGGAGAGCGTTTAGCTGGTATCGCCTTGAACAACCAGCCGTGCTTTTGGAGTGCCGACTAGCCTACTGGCCGTGTGCTGGACGAACTCGACATTCCAAAAGCACGAGCAAGCCTTGAACTTGCCACGGCTTAGCGAAACATATCTCTCTGCTGTTTGCGGTATCCGGCGTAGTAGAGATAACGCTTCAGATTAGAAAAACCGCACTCCGTTAAACCTTTTGGAGTTAAAAAGGTTAGTCGTTCAATAATGGTTGACTAACGACTTTTAAAGAATTAGAATACCTGATGTACCGGCCATCTTCTCCGGTCGCTTGTGCGGGGCATAGTGGAATCGCTCTACGATTACCGTTTGACGGATTGAAAACAAAACGGCAAAATCGAGTCTGGTATCGACGGATACGAAAGACTGGCGTCCTCTTTTAGAGTCTTTTAATGACGTTAAACTTAATAAGGCCCAGTTTCATCGGAGTGTGGGTACAGCTTTAAACCCGTGTTCGAGGAGAAGCCACCTTGGCAGCTTCCGGTTTCAAGCGATTCCATCTAGCTAATGGATAGCGGAGTTTCAGGAGATATGAAACTTATTATACTTGAGTAGATTAGTTGCCCGAATGCCAAAGCGGTCAAGACAACAATCGTTAAAAGCGTTGGAAAAGTGCTGGTAACAGCGGGTCTGCGTCGGACAAGGGAGACGTACAAACACGCGATAAAAGGTTGGAATCCCTCTCAAGTGCTTTTTTGAAAGTCTAAGTATTCTTTGCTGTTTTCTTATAGACTTTTTAAAAACATAAGAAAGCAGACCCGATGCTCGACGGGCAGAATATCGAGCAGATTGCTTCTTGGTGTAAGGGTAGCACAAGGGTTTCTGGTGCCTTTAGTGGGAGTTCGAATCTCTCAGAAGCAGCCATTTGGACTCATAGCATAGCGGTCTAATGCGTTCGGCTCATAACCGAGGGAGCGAAGGTTCGAATCCTTCTGGGTCCACCAATGGATATCATTTGACAATAAAAATTGTCTTTGATATATTATAATACAGCGGAAGGGAGAAACGGTTTCCTCGCTTGTTTCATAGGCAAGAGACATTCGGTTCGACTCCGATTTCCGCCACCACGGTCGGTTAGTTCAACGGTAGAACATTGGTTTAGTAATCCAAAAATATCAGTTCGATTCTGATACTGACCTCCATTCCATCTTGAATTAATCAAGCTGGCTCGTAGCTCAATTGGTAGATGCACTTCGCCGTTAACGAAGAGGTTGGGGGTTCGATGCCCTCCGAGCCAGCTTGGTTAATTTGAATGGGCAAAAGTTCGAAATTAACCAATCGAATTTTTCATATTATATAGAAAGGTTAATTTCTATATAAGAGGAGTTCGAATATGAGTAATAGTACGGATGTTATTAGTTATCGTAAAAGAATTAAAAGTGCATTAGTGGATGCTTTTGGGAATAAATGCTTTTGTTGTGGTAAGACATATCCACAATATATGTATGATTTCCATCATTTAAATCCATCAGAAAAATCTTTTAATTTAAGTGGTAATGGAATTACTAGAGCAAAAGACGTTTATGCTGTTGAAGCTAAAAAATGTATTATGGTTTGCTCAAATTGTCATCGTATGATTGAATATGGCGATATTAATATGACAGGAGTTAAAAGTAATTTTGACGTTGATGTTTATTATCAAAGTATTCAACAAAGTATAGATGAACAAAAGAAAATTTTACAGTCTTTACGTCAACAACAACAAGATGATAATATTCGTAAAAAGAAAAAAGGGGTAATTAAAAGAAATATTGTATATCCAACCAGAGAACAGCTAAAAGAATTAATTCGTACTACTAGTTTTATCAAGATTGGTAAGATGTATGGCTTTTCTGATAACGCTGTTCGTAAATGGTGTGATAAAATGAATTTACCTCGTACTAAAGAAGATATTAATGCTTATTCTGATGAAGAGTGGGCTTTGATATAATATATGGAACCTTAGTTCAACGGCTAGAATAGGGGACTCTTAATCCTTCGATATGGGTTCGATTCCCATAGGTTCCACCATTGCGGCATTAGCTCAGTTGGATTAGAGCATCTGACTACGAATCAGAAGGCCGGAGGTTCGAATCCTTCATGCCGCACCACGCTACTGTAGCTTAATTGGCAGAGCACGAAGCTCATACCTTCGGCGGTGATAGTTCAAATCTATCCGGTAGCACCAATAGCACGTTAGCTCAATTGGTTAGAGCGTTCGCCTGATAAGCGAAAGGTTCACAAGTTCAACTCTTGTACGTGCTACCATATGCGGACTTAGCTCAACTGGTAGAGCATATGCCTGAAGAGCATAGTGTACTTGGTTCGACTCCAAGAGTCCGCACCATATACTCGGTTAGCTCAGTTGGTAGAGCAGGTGCCCTACAAGCATCAGGTCAAAAGTTCAAGTCTTTTACCGAGTACCATAGTTTATTCGGGGCTGTAACTCAATGGGAGAGTAACTGCTTTGCAAGCAGTAGGTTGTGGGTTCAAATCCCACCAGCTCCACCAGATACGGGGGCGTAGCTCAATTTTGGCTAGAGCATCGGACTGTCTCTCCGAAGGTTGTGGGTTCGAACCCCATCGTCCTCGCCATATGTCCCACTCGTCTAGCGGCTAGGACGCTACCCTCTCAAGGTAGAAACCGGAGTTCGAGTCTCCGGTGGGGCACCATATATTCGCCGTACTCGTCTAGCGGTTAGGACGCGAGCCTTTCAAGCTCGTAAGCTGAGTTCGATTCTCAGGTACGGCACCATAGTTTATTTGCGGCATTAGTTCATTCAGTAGAACGCTTCGTTGCCAACGAAGAGGTGAGGGGAGCATAACCCCTATGCCGCTCCATATGGTGTTCATAGTGTAATGGCAACACAGCGGACTGTGGCTCCGCTATTCAGAGTTCGAATCTCTGTGGACGCCCCAGATTGATTCTATACTTTGAAGATTTGCAGACTTCAAAGAATAATATAGGATAGCGGACTTTCGAAAGACCTATCGCCGCTATATAAAAGTATGGAAAAATAGGCGTGTTTAGTATGGATGCGTTTTTACAGATTTTAGCCAGCCCTGACAACGAAAGAGAGTGGACTAAAGAAAATCTGTTATATGCGGCTATAGTGTAAAGGTAGCATACAAGTCTTCCAAACTTTTGGTGACAGTTCGAATCTGTTTAGCCGCTCCATCTGAGGACTTGGCCGAGCAGCTTAGGCAGCGGTCTGCAAAACCGTTTAGATTGGTGCAACTCCAATAGTCTTCTCCAAATTCTCTTTTGACTATTATTAGTCAATGTGTTATACTATTCCAAGAGCAAAACAGAAAGGATAAGTATGCGGGTATACTTTGAAGATGGCTATCTTACGACCCCATTTGATATTGAGGGGCCATATCATACGGTAGATGCCGCATACGGCCCCAGTGCTTGCTTTAGAGACTTGTATTGGTATAGAGAGCACGAACCTGAAGCTCAAATTTATACCAACTTTGTTAACGCTTTATCCTTCGATTTCTCTTGGGATATGGTCAAAAATGAATGTGCGGCCTATATTCGTGATTCTAACGGAGAGTGGACGAATATTCAAAATATGACCGCTCGTGAGCTTCGATTTGCTCACAATATTCCTAAATTGTATATTGCCGGAGAATTCAAAAAAATGCCTTACTAACATTTGACAACATCTTTTGGATTTGGTAATATATAATAGTCAGCCCGCCGAGTCAAAGCGTAAGCAGGTATGCGTACCAGCGACGGTCAAAGTCTGAGTATCATGCGTGAGAAAAGATAAAAGGTTGACAGTTGACTTCTAATATAGCATCTGCTATAATAGATATATAAGAAGAGCGGAAGTTTGGCTGAAAGGTGCAATTCCTTTCGATGGAGTAAACACCATCAAGAGGTGATGGAGATAGCAGGTTCGAGTCCTGTCCGCTCTTCTCAAATAGAACCTTGAAAAGAGGATAATAGATAACTCAGTGAAGAGCCAGTAAACAGCTGGTGCTGAGACACGACGAACGCACGGGGTCTAAACAGGGGATACTCTGGTAAAGCCTTACGTATAGCAGTGATGTTATGCATGAAACCGGACGGATATAAGAGCAAGTCGTGGTGCTGAGATTATCGCTTTCAAAGACAACGATTGGTGTGCGGGGAGCAATAGACGGCTCAGTGAGCAATAAGCCGAAAGGTCTTAGGTGTGGTAGCCTAGGAAACCAGCGGTAATACCAACAATTCTCGTGGACGTGAAGCGGAGAAATCCGTGTATAACACAGCAATCGTGTCGTGTGTAGCCCAAGTCCGCTTTATTTATTATGATGGCAGTAAGGAGAACTGCGTATAATTTTAATTTGCTGAATTGTGGGTGAAGCGTGCGGGTAGACAATCCCGCTCGGGGTAAAAGGGTAAGAGAAGGTATGGAAGTAGCTAGCCAGCCTCAGCCTCTTACTTCCCGGTGGTCGAATATGAAAGAAGATAATTGTCAGTAGGGTGAAGGCCCATTATATTATTCTCTTTTCAAGGTTCTTAAAACTTGAACCTAGTCAACCGCTCTAGGGGTCGCTACCCTACGAAGTTGATTGGATAGGTCGGAGTTCGTGGCTCGGTTTCCCGCATATGGGAAATATCACTGTGCAGTGCAGTGCGACCGCTTTTTGGACGTGACAACCAGCGGGGAGCTGGGCTTGCCTGCTAAGCAAAGCGTTCCTCTTGGAGGGATTCGTGTCGGATACGAGTGCGTCCGCCATATGGAAGATTAACCCGAGCGGCCTCGGGCACCGGTTGGAAGCCGGTTGGTACCAGCGATGGTATGGGAGTCGGCATCTCAGTCTTCCGCCATAGATATTTTTTGGAGGGTAAACCAGACAAGCGTGCTGGGGGTGCCTCGAAAGCATCACGTGGCTTCGGCCATACGGGGCGGTACCGTTGCCCTCTTCCAGATGATACTACGACAGCGACTAAATCATAGACGGGGTGAAATTCTATGAGGATACCGTCAGGGCTGTTTAATGAGTGCGGTCTTTCTAGAAGTGAGAAAGCGATAATCGGTAGAAGAGCTTTCCCGCACGCTCTCTTTGCTTTAGGGAGTCCATTGTAAGAGAGGATAAAAAAGAAAATCGGCTCCCTCCCGTTAGCTCTTTGGGGAAAAGCTTAAAACAGTTATTTACCGGGTGATAGTAGGATATTTAGCAAGTATCTGAAAATATTAAAATAGCTGACCCCAATATATAGGCGTGATGATAGAACGGCTTACTTCATATGGATTGAAAATAGTCTGCAAAACTATCTAAGTTGGTTCGATTCCAACATACTCGCTGTTCTTCTATTTCCGCCTTTCTTAGCTAACATAGCGTGATGATAGAATCACTTACTTCTTTCAACAATAAATATTTGGAATTTATGCTAGTGTCTGATTCAGTGATTCTAATATTTTCCGCTTGTTATATATTTGGGCAGTTGTACCGGAAGCGTGGTAAGCGGGGCGGACTGTAAATCCGTTGTCTACGACTCAGGGAGTTCGATTCTCTCACTGCCCACCATACCCTTGTAGCCCAACGGCAGAGGCACAGCTTTAAGGTGGCTGTCAGTAAGAGTTCGAATCTCTTCAAGGGTACCATATAGCCTCGTACCCCAATGGCAGAGGGAGCTGGCTTAGAACCAGTTCAGTGAGAGTTCAAATCTCTCCGGGGCTACCAATTTTAGTATCAAAGGGACAAAGAAATTAAATGTTCTCACTGGGCGGTTCCCAGTATAAACATTCACGCGGAGAGAGGTCAGTTAATGTATGGTAATAAACACTCCGCCCCATTTGATATTATATCGGACTATGGTGTTTAACAGTAGCATCCGCCGTTTGGGGCGGCGTGGAGAGGGGGCAGAACCTTCTAGTCCGACCATTGTTAATAACAGATAGGCTAGCTAAGAAGTAGCTAGCTTAGTGAAAAGTGAATAAACCCAACCACCTGCCTATCTGTTTATTATATAGTTGGGTAGAAAGTTGGGAAATCATGGCTTTTATTTATGTAATTACGAACAATGTTAATGGTAAACAATATGTCGGTAAGACAAATGGCACTATTGAAAAAAGATTTAAAGAGCATATTAAAGAGAGTAAAAGGCAAAGATGTGAAAAGCGTCCTCTTTATTCTGCTATAAATAAATATGGGATAGAACATTTTTCTATAGCTATATTAGAAGAGTGCTCTGCTGAAAAGTCTGCTGACAGAGAGATATACTGGATTGATAAACTCCAAACTTATGGTTGTTTAGGTTATAATGCAACTAGAGGCGGAGATAGTAAAAAATATTATGATTATAGAAAAATAGTTGATAAATATTTAGAGCTTCATAATCAAAAAGAAACCGCAAAATATTTTCATTGTGATGTTTTTGTTGTTCGACAAGCATGTAAAGAATTAGGAGTACCAATATATTCTTCTACTGAATGGGTAAAACGACATGGTCAAACAGTCGCAATGATAGATAAAGAAACAAACGAGACTATACAAATATTTAATACAATAGCTGACGCTTATAGATTTCTAAATAAACCGCATAGCGGCCATATAGCTTCAGTTTGTAATGGTCAACGTAAAGTTGCATATGGATATAAATGGAAATACCTATAGACCATAGATTATAGCCGCAAGAATTACATTTGACTCTTGCGTTTTTCTTATGATATAATATATATGTAAGAACAAGGGGTTGCATTAAAGTCAGCAAACCAGAATCCCTGCGGCTAAGTGCCAAGACCCAACGTTGTAATGGCAAGTACGCTGTTAGGCTGACAACCGGCTTATGCCCTGTGCCATAAACTAGGGCTTTGTTTATCCCGTGGGAGGAGTGGCTTATACCTTGTGCCGAAAACAAGGATGCGAGGAGAGACACGCAACCTCCTCAGCTTTACATTTGACTTTTGCTTTTGGATTGTGTTATAATATACTTGTCCAAGAGAGAGAAAGGAACTTGATGAACGTTTCTGGTTACACCTTCAACTACTGCACACTTGAGGATGCGGTGGGTCAGCCGCATATCATCGTTCCTCCTGACCGCAACGGCATTCCCTGCTTTCCGGGGGATTTGGTTTGCGACGAGTGCGATACCGAGTGCAAGAATCCTTTTGCTGTGATGGGCGTTGGTGCTTATGATGGCAAGCACAATGGTGCTCACTGTTATGTCATTGACAAGGATGGAGAGTTCTATTTCTCTGACGAGGTGTTTCACGTTCAGCCAAATCCGTTCGTTGATTCTGGATTTGAAGAGAAGATTGCTTAATTTACGTTACCATCCTCCTACCTTTTTTAAGGTTGAACTGGTTCTTATTTCAAGCCATAACTAAATGGAGGATAGAAATAAGAGGAAGTAGGCACCTTTCGAGACTGGTGCGGCTCCGGTAGCAGTCTATAAGCCGCAATTTCGTTAAAAGAATAGGTTCTGTGGGGGAGTAATCCAATCGGCAGAGATAACGCTCTCAAAAAGCGTCCAGTACGGGTTCGAATCCCGTGTCCCCTACAGAGCCTATTTTTTATTAGAAAGAAGATGATATGGGCTGGGAAATTACAGAAGTCAAAGCACTTGATTTTATTAAGACCGCTTTTGACTCTGCTGCTTATTTAGTAGGTGGAGCAGATAGCACCAAAAGCGATATCTTCTCGCCTAAATATGATTGTTATATCGAGGTTAAAGATTTATCGCGTGGAGACGTTCGTTTGGGTCAATATACAGACTCTACTAAACATCAAATCCAGCCCTATTTAGATAAGGGCTTAGATGCTTTTGTAGATTATTGGTACTCTCAAAAGAACGTAGAGTATTTTTGTCTTTACACCAATACAGGATTTCTTCTTCTTTCTAAACAAGAATTTCTTCGTAGATTTAAAGATAATTTTTATCTACAAACTCCTTATAAGAAAAGAAGCGGTAGCAGGAAGCTAACAAAATCTTTATCCTGCGAATTGCGGCAAAAGCTTAATCTGTCTAAGCAAGATGGTCGAACTTATTGCTTTGACCTTAAGCCGCACACCTATTTTAACTTTAACGGCTATCGTCTTTTTGTAAATCAAAACAGTGAGATTAGGATTATTTCTAATACTTGCAATATGACCTATCATGTTTGTTTGAGAGGTTCTATTTGACTCTTGGATTAAGTCTGTGCTATAATATAATCATCCAAGAGAGAGAAGGGAAAGAGAATGTCTTACGAAGAGGATTTTCAGAAGGAATTCCAGAAGACCGTTGACCGTATTGCGGACACTCTTGAAGCTATCAAAGATGATGGCTTTTACGAGTGTTATGCTGGTGAGGATGAAGAAGACGGTCGTTGGTATTTTGAAGATACTTATAACATCGACTATATCTGGCGTCTTGGTTATGGTTTGATAGGTATGCGAGTTATGGTCGCTTGTGGTGGCCCGAATATCTGGGTGGATACCTTTGAGAAGACTGTCCACGGCTATTGGGGTGGGGACGAGGCTATTGCTTATCTCACCGATGATTGCTGCGAGAAGATTGAGAATTCTCTTGGTTGGGACGCTGCTGAGCGTATCTATAACGACCGTGATTAATTGACATTTTTATAAAACAAAAGGAGACACAATGAGCAAAGAGACACGTCTAGCCGCACTCTATGGCCGCAAACAGAAGCTTGAACGTAACGGTAAGAATTCTGAGGGTCAAGGAGTTCTGCGTAAGATTAATCGTCAAATTCGTAATCTCCAAAAGCAGATGTGATATGAAAGTTTATATTAACCAAACGTTAAATGACTTTGGTGGTTTAATAGCTTATCACGTTGAAGTAGTTAATCAAGCAGGGTACATAATAGAAGACCATTATTACGATGCTGTATTCAGTCGTACTCTTGGATGGACTAGAGCTAAATACGCAGCTCGAAGGTTAGCATCTGAATATGACGCTGACATAGTTTGGTAAATAGGGGAGAGCCTGAATGGTTCTCCCCGTTTTTTATTTGCCTTTTTCTCTTAACTGGGGTATAATATATTTATTCCAAGAGAAAGGAAATAATATGGCTTCTGACCTTAAACAAGAGTATCTTGACCTCAAATATAGCTATGTTGATGGTGAAGCTGATGCTAAACCTAAGAAGAAGATGAAGAAAAAAGCTCCTAAAAAGGCTGACCATAAGCACGAGTATCAAAATGTTGTTATCGAGTATATCTATGATAAGAATTATCCCGTGCGGCGATTGGCTGGAAAACCTGCCTACGCTCTTGAATCCTATTGTACTATTTGCGGCAAGTTGAATTTTGCTATCCAAGACCCCGTGGCGGTTAAGCTTTTTCCGAACATCTACACTGGACATTTCGGTTTTATCGCCCATATTGCTGGACACGAGCAAGAATGCAATGATTACGAGCAGTGGGCTTTGGAGCATTATCCGCACTACTCGATGCCCGATTATTGGGAGGGTGCTTTTAGAAGCGGTCAGACCTTCCTTGACCTTGACAAAATCATACCGGCTGAGATATAATATATATACGCTAGTAGCCCAAATGGAAAAGGCAACACTCTCCTAAAGTGTAGATTGCAAGTTCGAATCTTGTCTAGCGTACCAAATACAGGCGTGGTGTAATGGTAGCATAAGAGTCTCCAAAACTTTTGGTGAGAGTTCGAATCTTTCCGCCTGTGCCATGATAATTATTAAAGGAGTTGACATATGATTCAGATTGAGACTATTCTAGGATATGGCTTTCATGTATCGCGTGACCAAGCCAAGGGGATAGAGAGTTCGGCAGATGAATATCTTCTGCGGCCAATGTGTAACACGTGCGGCCAGTCCCCCTATTTCTTCGGTCTGATTCTACAAATCATTAACTCTAAGCAAGCATATATTGAATTCGACTTATCAGAGATTGCGGTTAAAGATTTAAATGGCTGTATGACACGTGCTTTGAATGAAGAGTACGAAAAGACCTTTGGTCGCAAGCCTCCTTTTGACCCTAAATTTATGATGTTCACGGATATGAAGGTGGTATAGTGGGCATTCACAATATGCAATTATTCAGTATTGACGATGTTCGCAAGGCTTGGGATGATGCTTGTACTAGAATCATTCCACTTGCTTCTATTCATCCTGTTGGGCGTGCTCAAATTCGAGAATATTTTATAGATATTCTTATACGGCGAATGATGGGAGACGATAGTTTTCCTGAAGAGCCGCAGCCAATAGAGGTAACTCCAATAGAACGAAAGGAGGATAGTTGAGCGTAGATTATAGTGCAGAGTTATATTATGGCTATGTTTTCCCTTATGATGAAGACCGAGTTAATGCTACATATCTTGACGAAAAGTCTTGGCTTGTTTGTGACGTTCTAGAGTTTGACCCATATGATTGTTGGCAACAAATAAATGCTTATGATAAAAACAGTGATTTTATCATCGGCACTAAAATTAGTTCAACGATGGACTATTGTATTCTTGACGAAAATAGTTTGTTCAATCGTGATAAGTATGACAAACAGCTTCGTGAAGCCTTGGAACTATTTGCGGTTGATATTGGTAAAGCAAAGAACGACAAGCCGCAATTCTATCTTGTCAACAGAATATGGTAAAGGAGTAAAATGTTTCTGTTTATTGTAGCGTGTATTTTCTTCCTTGTGGCTATTGGTGCATTTGTTATTCGAGCTAAGCAAGATGAAGACTCAAAGCTGCCTGTAGCTATTCCCGGAGTTATTCTAGCACTTTCGCTGGTGCTTGCGGGTAGTCAGTGCATCTATACTCAGGATATCGGTGAAGCTATTGTTCTTCGTAATTTTGGCGGTTCTCTTGCTGGTTACACTGCTGACGCTGGTATCCATTTCAAGGCACCGTGGCAAGATGCTCTAGATTGGGATATTCGTAATCGTCTTATCAACTTTTACCGTGATGCTGAGTATACCTATGACAACGGTTCTTATAATGGAGCAACCGTTACCATCAACGACTCTTCTGGTACCAAGGCTGACTGTGATGTGCAAGTGATTTACTCCATCAATCCTGATGCGGTTGAGCAGCTTTACGCTGATTATGGTACCCAAGAGGCTTATGTGTCCAGTTATGTCTCTAATGATGTTCGACAGACTACTCGTGATTGTGCTGGTCAATTTACCACGATTCAGCTTCTAACCGATAAGGAAGCTTTCGCTAAGTCTATTCAAGACACTCTTTCTGAGCGTTGGGCTGAAAGCGGTGTAGTGGTTGAATCTGTAAGCGTTCAGGATATTCGTTATGCAGATTCTATTACCGATGCTTATGCTGCGGCTCAGAGTGCTCAAGTTGAGCAGACTGCCGCTACCAACCGTCAGGAAACTGCTCGAATCGAAGCAGAGACTAAGAGCATTGAGGCTCAAGGTGAAGCAGATGCTAACGCAATTCTAACCCAGTCTCTTACTGAGGAAGTTCTTCAGCAGCAGTACATTGAAGCTCTTAAAGCTGCGGCTGACAATGGTGGCCTAATCGTTGTTCCCGAGGGTTCCCAGCCGATTGTCGGTACATCCACTAATTAAATAGGGTATAATAGGGGAGAATTATTTCTCCCCTATTTTTTTATTTGGAGGTTAAATGAAAGTAACTGTAATGACAGCGACAGAAGCCCCAATTGATACTATCTCTCTTGCGGCTGGAACGAGTTATAAGAAAGACAACGTAAGCTATAAGCGTGTTGAAAGCTGCGTGAAGCATCGTCATACCAGTGTCCTAGAGCACGCGACGATTACTTTTAGAATTGAAGAGATTTCTCGTTCCTGTTCTCACCAGCTTGTGCGGCATCGACTAGCAAGTTTTGTCCAAGAGTCTCAGCGTTACTGTAAGTATGACCTTAGTAAAGATGATTGGTACGTTGTGCCGCAAGAGATTCAACGAGACGAGGTTCGACTAGCCGCCTTTAAGAATACGATGAAGGATTGCGGTCTACGATACAATCAGCTTCTTGTGGATGGCGTTAAACCAGAAGATGCTCGGTATGTTCTTCCAGAGGCAACAAAGACTTCGCTTACTATGACTATGAACGCTCGTGAGTTTTTCTCTATGCTTAATCTTCGTCTTTCTCCAAAGGCACAACTAGAAATCCGTGAACTTGCGGCGAATATGCTTGAAGCAGCTCGAAACTATAACGAGCAATGGAGCCAGCTAATGTCACTCTACGACGAGGTTCAAGACTTAGTTTTATAATGTAATGCCCTGTGCTATCGCCGCACAGGGCTTTTTTCTTATCGACTCTTGGAAAATTTTGTGTTATAATAGATATACACCAAGAGAGAGGAAAGTGTATGCGTTACGAGGATATCGACAGGTCTGCGATGGCTCCTTGTCCGTTCTGCGGTCAGCAGGGTGATTACTACATTGAGGATATTACTGATTCTCACCTAGTTTTTCGTCCCGATGGAGCTTATATAGAGGCCGATGATTATCAATATAGCGTAGAGTGTGCTAATTGTAATGCTACATATTATGGCAATCCCGCGAACAGTAAAAGCAAAGCTATTGAGAACGCGGTTAACGGTTGGAATCATCGAGCATAAAGGAGTTAAAATGATTCAGACCATCGGTGAATATATTGAGCAGGACGCAACTTTCTGGACTATGAGCAATTGCACCTACTACTATTGTTTTGTTGATACCGAAAACGACAATGAGGAAATTTTGATTGCTACTTATTACCCTCGTTTTGGTCTGCTAAAATGGGAGAAAGATAAGTTTTCTCGTTCTGTAGCAATGAACGAACCTTGCGAGTATGTTGACCGTAAGAGTTATACTTATAATGGTGATAGTGTTAACGTCGATATTTTGATGTACAATTTACCAGAGGAAGAGATTGAGGCTTTCAATGTCTAAGAAGAAGAGTAAGAAGCAGGAAACGATTCATGTCATGTCCGCCGAGGAAGCGTGGCAGGTCAAGAAGCCCCGCTACAACGCTTGGCAGTGCGGACACGGTAAGCACAAGAGCAAGAAGGACTACGACCGCAACGATAAGTCTTGGAAGGACGAGGAGTATTAGAATGCAGGATTTCGAGCCTATCCGTCGTGATTTTCTCCGCAAGTTCTCTGATGTATATGATTTTCTTTACAATTGTCACGATAATGTAGCGGGATTTACTGAGGCGATGGAATTCGGAGATTGGTTTATCAAGAACTTCCCCGATTTTACCCGTAAGTTTACTGACTATCGTGGTGATATTCTAACTAGCGACCGAGAGGTTGCGGCGTTTGGTTTTATTATCATGGATATGATTGGAGAATAGATGATTCAACTTCTTCTATTTTGCGGCTTTATGATTCTTCTTGCTCTAGTAATGGCTCTCTTTGCTGGATTAATTGCTCTGGCTATTGCGATTGTTACTAGAGTGTGGCCGAACTATATTACCCCTTGGCTTGACAAGCACTTTGGAGAAAGCGACTGGTAATGGCAATTACTCAATACTCTTTTGGAAAGAATCTTGCGGCAGCTGCCTCTAACAATGTCCGCGATATTTACAAGGAATGGACAGCCGCAGAAGTGCGAGCAGACCTCCAAGAGAATCGAACAGATTTAGTGACTGTTTTAATGAACATTACTCACGATTTTAACAAGGCTTCAGCAATCCGTAGTAATAATGCTTTTCTTGGCAAGGAAGTATATATTGTTGGTCGGCGAAAGTATAATACTTGCGGCGATGTTGGTATGCGGCACTATGAGACTGTTTATCACGCCGATACTCTCCAAGAAACAGTTGACAAACTGCATGATGATGGGTATACTGTATATGCAGTAGACAATCAAATGGAATATCATCCTGTTAATCTTTGGGACGAGGATTTTCCCCGCAAGTCTGCCTTTGTGTTTGGCGAAGAACAGCGAGGTCTTTCCCAAGAGGAAATCGAAATGTGCGATAAGATGATTTATGTGGCAATGTACGGCTCAGTTCGCAGCCTTAATGTTGCCAGTTGTGCTACTGTAATTATGGCTGAGTATTCACGTCGTTATCGTTAGGAGATAGTGTGGGTAAAAAGAAGATTAAGGGCACTTTAGAGCATACCGCTAAAGATTGTCGTTCGGTTATAGAGAAGCTAGAAACTCGTTGTGATTATACCAAAATTAGTGAAGCTGTTAAGGAAATTAATAAAGAAATTAAAGAGGCTCTTGAACTAGGTAATTTTAAAACTAGGATTGGTCGCACCTTCTCTCATACTGCTCTCTCAGTGTTAATTTTTGCTTCAGATTGGGAGAATGATGATTCACTTTATCTCAGTGTTCCAGAGTGGCGTATCATTATTAAAGAACTAAATGATGCAGGTTTTACGGTGGAAGAATCTGCCGAAACAAATTATCTTACTGTTAGTTGGAAGGTTGAGTAATGGCCGCAAAAACTAAAACCTTTACCGTTGAATGCACTATGAACGAACGTTGGATTCCTTATTTTATATCATTCCTTAAGAAAATGGAATACAACGGGATGATTGGGCATAGCGGAATGGTAGCTATGTTTGCAGATGGTGATGGTGACTTTCGCCCCAAATTTAAGACTGACGAGCAGTATTATATTGTCAATCCAAGAGTAGATGAATATTATAACAAACCTCCTGAGTTTGTGTATGATGCACAGTAAGGAAACTTATGATTGATTTTGAATTATTTAAACAGCGAGAACGAGAAGTAGATACTAAAGTAGACGTGTGCGGCAATACCTATTTAGGCGTGCGGTTAGATGGTCGTAGTTTTCATACTCTGACCAAGGGTTGTGAAAATCCATTTGATATTGCTCTTCTTCACGCGATGGTCAACGGTATGGAGTATGCTTTCTTCGCTCTTCAAAACTGTATCGCGGGTTATACTTGCTCTGACGAAGTAAGCCTAGTATTTAAGAATCCAACTGATGACCCTAAGAACTTTGCTTTTCAAGGCCGCACACAGAAGATTTGTTCTGTTCTCTCTTCTGCTATGGCTATTGGATTTACTAAGCTTTCTCCGTTTGATGTTCCTGCTTTATTTGATTGCCGAGTTTTTCTTTTAAACGGAATCCAAGAGGTTAAAGATTATTTTTCTTGGCGGCGAATTGATTGTATGAAAAATGCTATCTCTACTGCGGCTGTTTGTGAATTTGAACATAATGCAGTAATGAATCTTTCTAGTGATGAACGTTGGAAGATGCTGCAAAATACTAAATGGGCACATATTCCTGACCATTTTTACTATGGGACTGGAATGACTAAGGACGTATTTTTTGTTGCCAATCGAGCCAATATGGAGTATGCTATAGAAGGAAAGGTTGATAAAATTGATTGCCGACCTAGTTTTTAGTTTGTATATTGTGTTACTGGCATTATATCTTTGGGCGATGAAATATCGGTACGATGATATTATTCAAGAGTATGTAAAGGTGAAAATGAAATGTTTGAACTCCCCATTCTTATCGGCGTTGGTATCGCTACTATCTTAATTTTACCTTTCACCCTCGTTACGGCTCTTTTGGCTATTGCTCAGCTCTTTTGGGGTGATAATTAATGGCTTGGCTTTGTTCGTCTGATTGGCATTTTAACCACGGACATGATAATAATACTGGTGGAATTCTTAAGTTTGAACGTGGAAATAAGTTTGCCACTATCCAAGAGCATGACAAGTATATCGTTGAATTGATTCGTAAGTGGCTTAAGAAACTTTGCAAGGATGATACCTTTTATTTTCTTGGGGATTTTGGGCGTCCTACTAAAGAGACTCTAGCTGAATTGGGAGAGATTTTCGGTAAGGCTCGTTGTAAGACTGTAGCTATTCGTGGTAATCACGACCACGATTTTGAAACTGCTCTCATGCGGATTTTCTTTAACGAAGTTTACGATTATCCTATCTATATCTCTGACCGCATTATTCTTAGCCATCGTCCGCACGTAGAAATGGATACTAGCGTACTTAACATTTCGGGGCATCTTCACGGTTCTACGCTTAATCTTCCTAACTATATGTGTGCGTCTCTTCACGTAAATGATTACAAGCCGATTACAAGCCAGCAGGCTCAGGGTAAGCTTGGCTCTCTACCTAAGCGTGATATCCGTTTCCTTTGGGAGTGGTTTGCACCTTACTATAGGTTCACCCAAAAGAAGGAAGATTGTATCTACGATAAGGATGGCAATATCGACCTTGCGGCGAGCCGTGTAATGCAGCGTCTCAACCAAGGGCCACACAACAAGTCTGGCGAGAGTGAATAAAACCAGTATCGAATTTTTTAGTAATAGATAGGTGGTGCCTTTTCCGCCTATCTATTTTTTTTATTGTCTATAGAAAAGGAGTGCGTTTTGAGTATTCAAAAAACGGTTGAAGTTCCAGAATATGTAGACCTTGTTGCCCTATTGGGGGCAAAGGATAAGAATCTTGACGCCATTAAAGCTGATACATCTATAAAGATTTCAGTAAATGGAGATAATAAGATTTATTTGTTTGGAAAAGATAATGAGGTTAACCGTATCATTAACGTCTTTGATAAGATGATGGAATATTTGGATACTCAAAAGCAGTTATCTAAAGAAGATGTTGAATGGCTCTTACAACGTTCTCACGATGGAAGTTTATTTGACGAAGTAGATGAACAAACAATTCTTAAATACGGGAAGAAAGAAATTAAAGCCCGCACAAAAGGACAAGTTGAATATTTAGAAAGTCTTCGTAATAATTATATTACTATTTGTATTGGTGGGCCGGGTGCTGGCAAAACAATGGTTGCGGTTTGTTACGCTTTATCAATGCTAGTAAATAAAGAAATTGATAAAATCGTTATTACTCGCCCGATGGTAGAGGCCAAAGGTGAAAGAGATTTGGGAGCTTTACCGGGTGAGGTCAATGACAAACTAAATTTATATATGTTACCGATGCTCGATGTATTTGAACGAACTCTTGGTAAAGAAAAGCTTTTAAATTATATCGAACATGGTAAGATTCAGATGCTACCTCTTGGATATATGCGTGGACTTTCTCTTTACAAGACTTGCTTAATTGCCGACGAGTTTGAAAACTCTAATATTACTCTCGCTAAACTTCTTGTCACACGTCTTGGAGAATCTTCGAAAATTGTGATTTGCGGTGACCCAATTCAGCAGGACAATAAAGGAGAATCTGGGCTTAACTACTTGGCTAACGCTTTACAAAACGTGCCGGGTTCTGGTATAATTAGAATGTCAAATGAGGATATTGTAAGGCACCCTATGATTACTAGAATGTTGGATGCTTTTAATAAATATGACAGGGAGAAAGATGCAATTAATAGAGAACAGAGAAATTCCTAATTGGACTAATAGACGAGTACATAATTGTCCAATTTGTTTTTCAAAAGGGGCTATTATCTTATTTAAAAGAGTCTATGAAGATTTTTATAGAGATTTTAGCTATTATGATGCTGAATTCACTTGCCCTGAGTGTGGCCTTACTGTAAAGGCTACTGATGGATATGCAATGGATGGTAATCAAGCGATAAAAGAATTGATTAACAAAATGAACCTTATTAACCAGAAAGTAAATCGAAATTATGAGAATATTTAAAAAGTTTAAAAGAGAGACTTTGATAGATAATTATGATAAAATTTGTCATTTACTTTCGTTAAAATTTCATCCTGATATACAAGAATTTAGTGGAATTTGTTCGTTGTGTGGATGCGGTAATTTTATTCATAATCAACGTTGTATGAATTGTCGAGCGAAGATTGAGGAAGATTTAGATGCGTGACATTGAGCGTATTGATAAGATTATTACTTTGATTGCTGACATTTGGCATCAATATCCTGACTGGCGGCTTACTCAGCTTCTATCTAATTCCAATGCTCTTGGAGATTCTACTGATAGAATTAACTTTTTCCAAGAGGATGATGAAACTCTAAGAAAGCTCCAAGCTTTTGCTGATTATATGGGGATGTAAAACTTAGGGCAGTTAAGCACGATAACGTGTTTGACTGCCCTTTTTTCTTATGCTATACTATATATAGTTAAAGAGAGAAAGGAAAAATACGTGAGTGCTCTGAAAATGTCCGGTCGTATTTATAATGCTATGATGAAGTTTGCGGGTGGCACTAAGGAAGCTCCTCAGCTTGCTGACATGTTCTTCTACAACGGTAAGGTATATGCTACTGACTCTTATGCAATTTGCCGTTGGACTCCTGCGGACAAGTATGAGATTCTTGATAACACCACTGGCGAGAAGATTGAGAAGTTTTATTTTACTCCACGAATGAATAAGATTCCCGCAGGTACGACAATCTACATTGACGATACTGCTTGTGATGTTGATTATGAGTCTAAGATGATTAAAGACCCTGATAATATTATTGAAAGCGAGTATAAGCATCCTATTGATATTGTGATGGGCGTGAATCCTGATTATTTTGCGGCGATTGCAGCACTTGGTAAGGCGGTTAAAGCAGACAAATGTAGTGCTAATGGTACGACCGATATTGATTGGACACAGAAGGTTCTTCACGCTCACATTAATGCTGGTTGCAATGGATATTTTGATATTATTGTAATGCCTTGTGTTGATAGAACTAAGGCTAAGAAGGAGTAGTAAATGTTTCATAACTACGCTATTTGCGGAAATGATACGCTCGACGAACAGTTGAAGGTTATTCGTGAATCTGAGGCTTACCGCGAGCAGGATATTGCTATTATGCCCGATGCTCACGCCGGAAAGTCTAGCTGCGTTGGATTCACTAGCACTTATGATGATAAGATTATCCCTGCAACGGTGGGCGTAGATATAGCTTGTCGCGTTTCTCTTTTTCGTATTGACGGAGAGATTAACCTTGATGTTCTTGATAAGGCTATTCACGAGCACGTTCCGTCTGGGAACTCCATTCGACAGTATGAGCCGATAGAGTCTCAGCAGTTTCCTTACAAGGAGTTGCGTTGTTGGGATGGTATCAAGGATGGCGAGGAGCGTTATCGTAAGTCGATGGGAACCCTCGGCTCGGGAAATCATGCTATCTGGGTGGAAGGTAATAATAATATTTATTATCTTGGAGTTCATTGCGGCTCTCGTAATCTTGGTCTTCGCGTAGCCAATTATTATCAGGAACTTGCTATTACGGCTCGTGATGCTCGCAAGAAGGAAATTTACGACCGCTACGAGCAGATGATTGCTGAGAAGCGTGAAAAAGGATACTTCGACGCTATTCAGCAGCTTATCGAGATTCGTAAGACCGAGATTGCTGCCGAGCCGATTGATGACCTTTGCTATATTGAGGGTCAGAATATGGAAGACTACCTTCACGATATGGATATGCTTCGTAAGTGGTCTTATCTGAATCATTGCACCATCGCTTCTTTCATTGCTATGGTCACTGGATGGTCTTATCCCGAGGGTATTTCCTCTATTCATAACTACGTTGATACTGAGCATAAGATTATTCGTAAGGGGGCAATTGCTGCTTACAAGGGAGAACTTGGTATTATTCCTCTGAATATGCGTGACGGTTCTCTAATTGTGCGGGGCAAGGGAAATCCTGACTGGAATTGCTCTTTGCCGCACGGTGCTGGCCGCATTCTTTCTCGTGGTGAAGCTCGCCGCAACCTTGACCTTGCTGACTACGAGAAGTCGATGGAAGGAATCTATACTACTTCTGTGTGCTCTTCCACAATTGACGAGGCTCCTGATGCTTATAAGCCCGCTGAGCTAATCGAACAGGCTATTGGAGATAACGCGGAGATTATCGAGCACATTTATCCCATTTATAACTTTAAGGCTAAGAATTAAAAGGAGAAACGTATGAATTACAGTAGCCCGCTAAAAGATAACTACATTCATCTAAAGGATGTTCTTGCTAAAGGGTATTCTGTAGAAAATAATCTAGTATCTCTTGATGTTCAGATAATTGGGCACTTTGGCAACAGCGTGTCTCTGGTTATTGCCGCAAAAAACATTATTCCGTATTCTGCCTATAACAATACTGAGAATGTTGGCATTATTATCAAATATCTAGTTGAGCTATTAGGAATCGAGAAAGAAGATGGACTTCTTATCTCTGATATTAAGGATGTTCCTGTCCGGTTGGTTTTCGATTCCAAGGAGCCGTGCTGGGGAGCAAAGTGCATTGGCATTGGCAACTTTATGGAAGATAAGTTTGTGATGTTTGACGTATTAGCCAAAATGGATAAACAGAAATAGAAAGAAATGACATTTGACTCTTTCTCTCGGGTATAGTATAATAATACTACATTCAAGAGAAAGAGTTTTTTATTATGGATTATTTGGATATTAAGAAGTCTGATTTGAAGTTCTTTGACCTTGCTCGTGAGGTCGCAGAACAGAGTGACTTTCCTCGTTTCCATGTTGGATGCGTTCTAGTCTATCAAGGAAAGATTCTCTCTTCTGCTCATAATACTGAGAAGTCCGACCCTATCCAGAAGAAGTATAATCGTTATCGTCATTTCAATCATACTACCAAGGGTTGTATTAATCATTCTGGTCATGCTGAAATGATGGCACTTAAGAAGGTCAGCTATCCAATAGCTCAGCAGGTTGACTGGAAGAAGGTTAAGTGTTATACTGTACGTATCTGCCCCGGACTAGAGTACGGCATCGGTCTTAGCCGTCCATGTGCGGCTTGTATGAAGGCTATGCGAGACAAGGGAATTCGGGATTTTTATTATACCACTGATATGGGGTATGCTCACGAAAGGATTTGGTAATGGTTGAGTGCTCAAAGATTCGTTGCTTTGGTTTTTCTTACGAAGAAGTAGAAGATATTATTCGAGCATGGAGTCCTAAAGCCGAAGCGAAATACGTAGGAGCAATTGTTCAGGTAGAACTTGGTGATGAACTTATTTATTTCGCAGAGATTCTTAGCAAGATGCGACCAGAGCTGAATATCTCACCTAATGCGGTGTCTATTTACTGTGAGGTTGGGTATATTTATACCCGTCGTGGAATTGATGTAATTGTAATTGATGGAATCCAAGAGGAGCTGTAAAATGAAGTGGTTGCGAATTCCAGAAAAGATTGTGCGGCAAGCTCTCAAGGAGCACAAGGAAAAGACTGGTAACGATTTTAGCTGTGTTTGGCCGCAAGATTCTGAACTGGGCGTTTATCTTCAAGATTTTAATCAAAAGATGAAGCTGGACTATCAGGCAAGTTATTTGCTTCTTCGTCAACTACTTGAACCTTTTGGGTATGATATTAATGATTGTGATGCTATCTATTATACAACTTCAAAGTTTTTTATTATACTGTGGGAGGATAATTACTAATGTCTTACTACGAGGATGAATGTGATTCTATAATTGAACTTGGTTTGATAGGAATCCTTATTATCTTGATATTTGTATTAGCACTCAGTATTAATAGCTGTGTGGCAAATGCCGCTATTGGTGGAACTATTGTAGATAAATATCGAGACAGATGGGGCAACCCTGTTTTAGTGGTAGAACTTGATGATAATTATAGCGATTTTAAAACAACCGAGGAAGAATATTTAGAGTACGATATTGGTGAGATATATGCCCAAGAGCAGTAAGCCAGTTGTTTGTATTTGCGGCTCAAGGTCTATCAAAGATTTAAATCTTGATTTCTATCTTGACCCAAATTATTTTGGGGAGATAGTTACAGGAGGAGCTGCTGGTGTTGATACGATTGCGGAAAAATGGGCGAAGAAACACAATATAGAGTGGGTATGCTATTTACCGCAATATGAAATTTATGGAGGGAAATATGCTCCATTAAAACGTGACGAGGATATGATTAATTATAGTGATGAACTTATTTGCTTTTGGGACGGTAAAAGTAATGGCACAAAATACAGTGCTGAGTATGCTTTGAAAATGGGGCGTAAGGTTACGTTACACTTGATTCAAGATTTGGATGTGTGATATAATGGATATGTAGGCAGCACTGACTATTATTGCTTTCTTTGTTATGATAGCTTTTATTTTCTGGTGTATAGTGAAATATTGATAGGAGACAGAATGGATAAGCCTTTTGAAGTAACTATTACGTGGGAGTCTGATTCAGAACTAGGTGATGATTATCCTCGTATTCAGTATCTTGAAGATAGTGCAGGGAATTTACTTTACGATGTTTGTAATCTAACCGATTGTCCTGAAGACGCCATTATTCTACGTAGCTTGACTTCTGCGGAAGAAATCGTTGAATTTATTGAACTAGGTATGAAGCTTGCTCAAGAGGGGTATACTTCGGTTCATGTAACTGATAACCACGTTGATTCTATTTGGTAATTAAAACAAAAGGAGTTAATTAATGAACGCACTTCAGAAAAGTCTCGTAGATGCTGGTCTTGCAGAAAAGCCGAAGGAGCGTAAACGTAAGCCTCGTGAATATAAGTGCCGCCAGTGCGGTGCTCCGATGATTCAAATTGAGGGGACTAATACTATGGCCTGCTCCTCTTGCAAAAACTTTTTCATCTTCGATAACGCTCGCTAGGAGGGATAATGCGTAACATCATGCGTGACCTAGAAGATTACGAGGATGATGATTTTCTAACGGTTGAGCGTTTTGGCCGCAAACCCGGTTTTAAAGACGAGTCTTATCGTCGTGAACGAAAAGGAGACTCGATTCGCCGCAAGCGTCAACAGAAAGAACGTGAACGCGAACAAATGACAAAGGACTCTGAATTAGATAGCGAGTAAATATGGAATTAGAGAAATACAATAGAGTTCGTAAAAGACTAAAAGAGCATCTAGACGAAGCTCTTCAGAATCCGAAGATTCACGATTGGTTTATGATTGCGGTAAACGGCTCTTATAACTATGACATGGACACGCCGCAATCAGATATTGATAGCAAGCTTCTTGTCATTCCGTCTTTAGAACAACTTGTGTCTGGCAAATCTTTAAACTATCTACATTGTATGTCAGATAATGATGAACATGTAGAAGTAAAAGATATTCGTCATTATTTCACTACTATGTTAAAACAGAATATCAACTTTGTTGAAACTCTCTATGCTCAGGTTTGGATTGTGAATCCTGTTTATCTTAGACTCTTTCATTATCTGTTTGATATGCGGGATGTTATCTCTGGTTGTAATCCTTTAGCAACTATTCATTGCATCCAAGGTACCGCTCACCAAAAATATAAGCAGATGCTTGAATCTTCTCCTGCACGAGAAGTGGATATTCAAAAATGGGGTTACGACCGCAAATCTTTTCATCATCTTCTTAGGTGCTGCTTATTCAGAATCCGTTTTATGCAAGGTACTGATTACCAAGAGTGCTTGTTGAACACAGAATTTCCTGTTAAAAAGCAATGTCTTATCAGTATTAAATCTGTTCGTAATACAACAGGTAAAGAAATGGCAATTGAATCTGCGGAATATGCTCTTGACACTTTGGATAAGAAAGTTGAGAATTATCTTGCGGCAATTGAGCCGCTAAAAAGTGAAATCTCTACTTTAGCCGCAGATGTAAAAGATTTTCTAAACAGTCTTGCTTATGAAATTATTCGACAGAGTATTGCAAAGGAGTATAATGGATAAGATTATTGATGCTTGGTACGATGAAGATTCCGGCCTTTCTCAGGTGACTCTTGGAACGCATTGGGGAACTTTTACTCGTACTGTTGTAGTAGACCCGGAGGACGCAGATGTAGCTAATCGTTGGGACGGTTGTAAATTTGCTCACTATCTTTGTGTAATTGACAAGCTTATCGCTAAGGGACATGCTTTTATCGAGCGGTCTAATGGTATTAATCATACTGCCACGGTAATTGCTCGTGCTATGTATACTGATGGTGTACCGCGTATTGAAAATAACAAGGAGTTCAACAAAGTTCTCGGTATGATGCGTGACCAAGCTTACTACGCAGAACGTGATGGCCGCAAGTATCTTAAAATTGCTGAGGAAATGCGTCAGCGTTATCCCGAATTCATTGAAGAAACTCTAGAGTCTCGTCGCAACTTCGGTAAGAAGGAGGGATAAAATGGAGAAAGCGGTCGCTGTAAAAGTTCAATTTGGTACTAGCGACAAGAAGTATACCTATCTTCTTCCATCGGTTCTTATTGGACAAGTCTGTGTTGGGGACTATGTAATTGTTCCTGCGGGATATGGTGATATGCCGTATAAAGTAGTCAGAGTTGTAGAGTGTACATCGGATTTTAATAAGTGGCGTCGTAATGATGTTGATTATAAATATGTTGTAGATAAAATTGACACTAAAGACTATCTCGAACGTAAAGCCAATAAAGAGAAGTCTGATGAATTCCATGCAATTATGGAGTCGATTCATGCTTATTGCAACAAGTGGAATGTTGAGCATTTTATAACTGCGGAAAGGGAATTTAACCCCCATCATTTCCCCGCTCTTACCACAACTATTACAATTACTGATTATAATAAGTACACTCCCGTCTATGATTGGGAACCACAACGATAATAAGTAGAGGAGAATATGAAAGATAAGACTTTATATGACAAAGATTCAATTCAATCATTATCTCCTTTAGAGCACGTGCGGCTTAGGCCCGGTATGTACGTAGGCTCTACCAAGGATTCAACGCAACTCTTGGTAGAGCTTTTTTCTAATGCTCTTGATGAACATAATCTTGGTCACGGCAATGTGATTGAAATTGGAATAGATACTAAAACGAAAGAATGTATTGTCTCTGACCAAGGACAAGGTTTTCCTCTTTTTGAATATCGAGAAGACGGTAAGACGATTCTTCAAGCTTCGTTTGATGAAATCAACACTTCTGGTAAATATTCAGACGATGGCGTATATGGTGGTACAAGTCTTGGTTTGAATGGAGTCGGAGGCAAAGCTGCAAACTTTCTTGCACATTATTTTATTGTTACCTCCTATGATGGTTCTTCTTATGAAAAAATTACTTTTAAAGAAGGTGTCTTTCAAAAAAGAGAACGAGGTAAATTAGACCATCTTTCCGGTACTACTATCGTATTTCAACCTAGTGAAGAGTTTTTTGAAAGCCCCCTACCAGATATTAATCTGTTGCGGAAAATGTTCCATGATATTTGCGGCATGTGTCCCAGTCTGCAAATAATTTTTTCTGTTGATAAAAAGATAGAAAAAATTTATCATCCCGAAGGATTGCAATATCTTGTCAACCAAATTATCGGTAAAGACAAGTCTATTTCAGAGTCTTTCTTTTTCCAAAAGCAGCAAGATAAATATAGTATTGATTGCGGCCTAGGATATGCAGACAAGAATTCTTCTCATATCGTGGCTTATGTGAATTATGGCCTTACAGAACAAGGGCCACACATTACCGCAATTAAAACTTGTATTACCAAGATTATGAACAAATGGGCACGCGAACAAAATATTTTAAAGGAGAAAGATAAGAACTTAGATGGTGACTCTTTACAAGAAGGATTAGTGTTAGTTTTTAATCTTGTTTCGCCTAATATTTCTTACGATGCCCAGACTAAAAGTCGAATCGTAAGTAAAGATTTTGTTCCATTTCTTAACGAAGTCTTTAGTGAACAACTAGAAGTTTGGTTGGATAACAACCCTGACGATGGCCGCAAGATTATTGAAAAAGCTTTGCTTGCTAGGCGTGCGGCTGAGGCTGCTAAAAAAGCTCGTGAGGCAGTACGACAGCAGAAGCAGAAGAAAAAGAAGAACAAAATTCTTCATCCAGATAAACTCAAAGATGCAGAACATCTTGGACAAGACTCTACTCTTCTTATCGTAGAGGGTTTGTCCGCAGGAGCTTCTATGTCTGTGGCTAGAGACGTATCTAAATATGGTATTTTGATGCTACGAGGAAAGCTTATTAATGCTTTCACGAATACAGAAAATAAGCTATTGAAGAACGAAGAAATCCAGTTACTATTCCAAGCTCTGAATATTGAGCCACATAACTATGATAGTTCAGCTCTTCGATATGGACGAGTTGCTATTTGTACCGACTCTGACAGCGACGGTTATAACATTGGTCTACTTATTGCAACAGCTCTTCAACACTTTTGTCCTGAGTTTATCCAAGAAGGTAGGTTGTGTTGGCTTCGTTCTCCGTTGTATATTCTTAAAGATAAGAAAAAGGAAACTTATTATTTTTCTGATTCAGAATTGACAGCGGCTAGAAATAATGGTAAATTGATGGGCGAGCTTCAACGTAACAAGGGTTTAGGTTCTCTTTCAGCCGCACAAGCTAGAGAATCTATGTTCGGAGATAAACAGCATATGGATGTGCTTAAACCGGATGATATTTCTGTGGGGCTATTGGAAAAGTTGATGGGTACGAGCGTAACATTTAGAAAGCAATATATTTTTGATAACATTGATTTTGCGGAGGTGAGAGAGTAATGGATTTTAACACGTCTTTAACACAAACAATCGAGGACTCTTTCACGCAATATGCTGGTGCAGTTATTCAGTCTCGTGCTCTAGTTGATGTACGAGACTGTGTAAAGCCCTCTGCAAGGCAAATCTATTGGTGTTTATATACAGATAAATTTACTTCTGATAAGCCCTTTAAAAAGACTCTTAAAGCCGTAGGTAGCTCAATGCGTGTATATATTCACGGCGATGCTTCTTGCGAAGGTATCATTATGCGTAGCGGTCAACCTTTTTCTCTTCGTTATCCTTTAGTTGAAGTAGAAGGTTCTTATGGCAATCAAACAGAAACAGGTAACTGGGCAGCTTCTCGTTACACATCTTCTCGTCTATCTCCATTAGCAAATTATCTAATTGACGAAACAGATAAATATACAATTGACGAATGGGCAGACAACTACGATGATACCGAGCAGTATCCTAGAGTGCTATCTTCTTTAGGCTTTTATAATATCGTCAATGGCTCTTTTGGAATTGCGGTCGGTCTAGCAAGTTCAATTCCGCAATTTAACCTTAAAGAGGTTAATGATGCTATGATTGCTTTGCTTAAAGACCCAACCATTGACGAAGATAAAATTATTTGTTTGCCAGACTTTGCCACTGGTGGCACAATCATTAATAAAGATGAAGTAGTTGAAAGTCTTAAAAAAGGTACGGGTAAAGCCGCTATTATTCAAGCGAAAATTGATTATGACGAGAAAGATAATTGTCTGGTTGTTTCAGAACTTCCATATGGAGTTTATACTAACACCATTTGCACAGAATTGGAAAAATTAGCCGAAAAGAATGATAATTTTCCAATAGTCAGAATCAATGACTTAACTGGTGAACAAGTTTGTATTAAACTTTATCTTAACAAGGTATCTAAGCCGCAAGATATTATTGAATATCTGTATCAGAATACTTCTCTTCAAAGCTCTTATAGTATCAATCTAACAATGCTTCGAGAGGGGCGATTCCCACAAGTCTATCGTTGGAAAGACGCTTTAATTGAGCATTTGCGGCACGAATCAAATGTATATACTAAAATGTATCAACATTTGATTGCAATTTATACAGATAAGCTTTATACTTTTGCGGCTTTAATCAAAGCTGTTCAACGAATAGACGAAGTGGTTAGTATCATTAAAAAAGCTTCTTCTACTAAAGAAGCGAATAAAGCTCTCCAAGAGCTACTTCAAATAGAGGAGAAGTATGCTAAAGCGATTCTTGATATGCGGCTAGCTCGTCTAACCAAGTTAGAACTAGAGAGTTTGATTGACGAACGAGATAAAATTTTTGCGAAAAAGCAGCGTATTGCGAACATTCTAAGCGATAAAGATTTGTTCATTGCTGAAATGGTTAAACGATTCCAAGAGGTAAGTAAGAATTTTGGGGACAATCGCCGCACACAAGTTATTCAAAAAGAAATTGTTGCTCCCCAAAAGACCAAGAAGGAAAAGGTCGCGGAACCTGTTGTTGTATGTTACACCGATAACGGCTATATCAAATCTATTCCAGCGGCAAAGTATCGTCCGGCAAGTGGTAATCTTGGATGTATAGAAACTACCACGGATGGGTATATCCAAATATACAATACCAAGAAAGTTTATCGTTTAAAGGTAAGCAGTATTAAACAATGTCTTGCTTCTGAAAAGGGCACTGCTCTTGGTACAATTCTTGGGACTGGATTGACGCATATCAGAATGATTGCAGCGTGTGGCGAGGATAAAGATGTTATCGCTGTTTCAAAATCTGGCCGCATCAAGAAGTTCAATACTTCACTGTTCAACGGCACTACTCAAAATATTAAAGGACAAGATTATTTCCCCAAGAATGAAGTGCTATTTGTAATTATGTCCGAAGATAAATATCTTACTTTTAATAGTGTCGGAGGGTACGAACTCTGTAGTGATATTTCGACTCTTAAAGCGAGTGGCAAAGCGTCTACAGGACGAATTGGTATCAAGCTTGGTAAAGGAGATTCTATCTTTGCTATCCAAACTTCTAAGAAACCAACCGAATATTTAGCCACTCTTGGAACTAAAGGTAAGAATGTCGGTTGTGTACCTCATTAGAGTAGGGTATAATAAAGATATAATATAAGCGAGGATTAAACCTCACGGAGATAAAAGGAGATTTATTATGGCAATGTTTTCAGAGAATGCACAAAAGGTACTAACTTTCCTACAGGGCAATCCAACTGTAGATATGACCTCTAAAGAGCTAGCTGAGGCCGCAGAGATTCCCACTCGTTCTATTACTGGTGTTCTAAACAGCCTTGTCAAGAAGGGTTTCGTTGTCCGCGAAGAGGTTACTGTGGGTGAGGACGTTGTTAAGTTTATTCGTCTTACCGACGCTGGTCAGCAGGTTGACCCTCTCGCTGAGTAGGTGATTAATTGGATGCCGCGATTTTAATTGGCATTATCGCGGCATCCTTAGTCTTAATTGTCATTAGTTTTTTTGTAGGACAAAAGACTGTAACACATCAAGAACAACTGAATAATGATGAAGTTTTGCGGCAACGTCAAGCAATTGAAAAGGATATTCAAGATAAGCAAGTTTGGATAAACCAAATTGAACGTGAATATCAATCTAAGAAACAATTGATTGAAGATGCTCAGCAGTCTGCCCAAAGAGCTTATGACGAAAAAATTAAGGCTTTGGATGTTGAGTATAAACGACGTGCCAATCAACAAAATTCAGATTATGAATCTTTTGTTCGAGTCTTAGAAGACGAGAAAAAACAAGTTCAAAAAGAGCTTGATTCTTTAAAACGTACACGAGACGCCGCCATAGAAGCCGCTCGAAAGGAACGAGAAGTTCAAGAACAGCCAGATAGGTATTGTATACCTATGGCCGACGATGAAATTCACGATGTTGAATATCTAAATAATATTATGCCTAAACTGAAGTTTCCCGAAGTTTTGGGTAAGTGTATTTGGTCTGTATTTTTCCAAAAGAAGATGAAAGCTTTCCTATCTGGTATTTTAGGGCAGGACGAAGTATGTGGCATTTATAAGATTACAGACCAGCTAACGCAAGAATGCTATGTTGGGCAATCCAAGAGCATCAAGAAAAGATGGACAGACCACATCAAGTGCGGCTTAGGAGCTATGCCCGCCAGTAATGCCAACCAGCTTTATGCGGCTATGCGGCGAGACGGTGTTTGGAATTTTTCTTTTGAGTTATTGGAAAGCTGTAGTCCTGAAGATTTGGATGCTAAAGAGCGTCAATTTATTGATTTATATTCAGCCGACACTGTTGGTTTGAATTCTAAGCGTGGAAATCAATCAAACACTCTCAAGGGTTAACACTTGACACTTTTAAAATTGATTGATATGATATTTTCACAATGATATTAAAAATTGTATATAGAAAAGGAGAGTGCTGATTTGAAAGAATCTTTTGCTAACGAAGTAAACGTTCGTGGGTATGTTTTCTCTCACACGCTACAAGAGCGTGATTCTACTCGTAATCCCGGCGATAAAGTAATTATGGGTCTTGTAAACATCGCTACTGATGATGATGCAGTGAATGTCGTACCCGTTAACTTCTATGTCGCAGAAAAGACTAAAAAGGGTACGGTTAATTCCACTTTCACCAACCTTAAGCAGATTCTTACTGAGAACAAGACTTTTGAAGAGCTTGGTACTGATGCGGCTCGTGTTCGTGTAACTGGTGCTATTGATGTTAACGATTTCTATGGCCGCGACGGTCAACTTGTGACCGGTAAGCGTGTTCGCGGTTCCTTCCTTCACTTCCTCAATGCCAATGAGGTTATCAGCTCTGATAAGATGCCTGCTACATCTTTTGAAGCTGACGTTCTACTTCAGGCCGCAATGGAGCGTGAATCCAACGATGGTTCTGAGTACGTCTCTCTACAGGGCTTTGCTTTCAACTATCGTGGCGATATTCTCCCTGTGACTTTCTCTGTTCAGTCCGAGGGCGGCAAGAAGTTCTTCCTTAACGAGGATATTTCCGCAAGCAATCCTTACTTTGGTAAGGTTTGGGGAAACATCAAGTCTACAGTTGTTGTATCCGAGCAGGAAGAGGATGATTCTGCTGTAGCTTTCGGTGCCCCACAGGTGCGTGAGACTACCCGCACTTTCCGCACTTGGGAGGTTGTTGGTGCTAATGTCAATGAGGGTATGAATGAAGATACCGTTACTCAGGAAGAGCTAAACAAGGCAATGGCTGAACGTCAACAGCGTCTTGCTGACCTTGAAGCTCGTACCAATCAGCAGAACAGCACTGCGACTGGTAAGGCTGGTTTCCCTGCTTCTGCGGCTGCTCCTGCCTCTAGTGCGGTTCCAGCTAAGAACGATAAGAATTATACTTTCTAATCTATAAACAGAATATAAACGACTTATAGATTGGAGATATAATGATTAGTATTTTTGATGTAAAGCCACATAAAGTTAGTCGTGACCTTCGCGGTTATACTTGCTTGTTTTATGGTGCCCCAAAGACAGGTAAAACCACAACTGCCGCAAAGTTCCCTAAACCGCTTCTTCTCGCTTTTGAGGCTGGTTATCTTACAATCCCCGGTGTTATGGCACTTCCTATTAACAAGTGGAGTGAATTTAAGCAGGTACTAAAGCAGCTTAAAGACGAAAAAGCTCACGAAATGTATGAGAACATTATCGTTGATACTGTAGATATCGCTTATGACCTTTGTGAAAAGTACATTTGTAATAACAATGGCGTATCTAATATCGGTGATATTCCCTATGGCGGTGGTTATGCTCAGGCATCTAAGGAATTTGATGAATGTCTACGGGCAATCCCGCAAATGGGATTTGGTCTTGTAATGATTTCTCACTCTCAGGACAAGACTTTTAAGGACGAGACTGGTTCTGAATATAATCAGATTGTTCCAACTCTTGCCAATCGCCCTCGTCTAATTGTTGACCGTATGGCAGATATTATTGGTTATGCACACCCAATGCAAGAAGAGGATGGTACCACACATACAACTCTATTTATGCGTGGCACCCCCCGCTTTGTAGCTGGCTCTCGCTTTAAGTACACCCCTGAATCTATTGAGTTTACTTATGACAATCTTGTGAACGCTATTGGTGATGCTATCGACAAGCAAGCCCAAGAAACTGGAAACAAGTTTGTCACTGATAAGCCTTCCGAGGCTTACAAGCAGCCTGAACCACTAGATTTTAATGAACTTATGGCAGAGTTTGATGAAATGGTTGCAAAGCTTCAAGATGTTACTGGCGGAGCTTTTGGTACGCAATGGGCACCACGTATCGCTGAAACTGTTGCCAAGTATCTTGGCAAGGGCAAGAAGATTTCTGAATGCACGCCCGACCAAGTTGATGCAGTTGAACTTATCGTTAACGACCTCAAAGAGCAAATTGGCAATGGTATTTAATTGTAACTAATGGAAGGAGGATAGAGAGGATATTTTCTATCCTCCTTTTTTTTATGACACATAAAGAACTTTTGGCAGTTTGCCGCCATTATCTTGGTACTCATTATTACTATCGAAAAGTAGTAGACCAGATAAAAGAATATACCGATGGTATCGGTTTGACTTTTGACGATATAGCACGAATTTTGGTATACTGGTACGATGTAAAGAAAGCAGACCCCGCTAGAGCAGGTGGTGGAATCGGCATTGTGCCGCACATCTACAAAGAAGCTTTAGAATATTATGAAGCACAAAAGCAATTCCAAGAGGTAGCAGATAGTATTCAAGAGTATTTGCAGCCAGAGGTGGAGCATTTGGTTGCTCCATCCCCTTATATGGTCAAACCAAAAACATTAAAAATGTTTGAGCTTAAATAGGGAGGTGAATGTTTGGCTAAACCGAACTATTATGATACGAGTGCGGCGATTCAAGTAATTGGTTGTACAATATTGCAACCAAATTTACTTAACGAAGATGGACAATACTTTTATTCAGCAGATGATTTTGTGACCGAGATTCATAGAGTGGCATTTGGAGCAGTTTTCAATTTACATCAAATGGGAGCAGAAAGAATCACCCCTAAGACGATTGAAGATTATCTTCAAGGACACCCAGAATCTTATGGCATATATCAACAGTCAAAAGGTAGCGAGTGGCTACAGAATTGTATTGATACTGCGGACATTGCTAACTTTGATTATTATTACAGTCGTTTAAAGAAGATGACGCTTTTGCGGGGATACACTAAAGCCGGAGTTGATATGACTTGGCTCTACGACCCCGATAACCTTCTGGACATAGAGAAGAAGGAACAACAAGAAAACTATCTAAATCGTATATCATTAAATGAACTCGCAGACATAGTTGATAACAAAATACTTACCGTGCGTGATGTATATGTAGACAATGCTACAGACCACGCTCTTAGAATTGGTGATAGTGTGGCAGAGGTTCTAGCATCGTTAGAGGAGACGCCTGAAATAGGTGCTCCATTCGCAGATAAAGGATTGAATGGAATTACCCGTGGAGCGAGATATGGGAAATACTATTTAAGAAGTGCTCCGACTGGCGTGGGCAAAACTCGTTCCATGCTTGCCGATGCTTGTTATATGGCTTGTAATGCTATCTTCGACCCTGAAAACGGAGAATGGGTACAAAAGAATAATCAACCAGTGCTGTTTATCTCTACAGAACTTGACGTAGAGGAATTAACGACAATGGCACTGGCTTTTTTGACTGGTTACAACGAAGAAGATATTCTATTGCAGCGTATTTCTTTTTCTGACCCTGTGATGGTTCAAGCCGCACAAGTTCTAAAAGAGTCGCCGCTGTATCTTGAAATTCTCCCAGACTATACAATTAAACAAGTAGAGAATACGATTAAAAGAAATATCCGTGTAAATCACACCAAGGTTGTGTTCTTCGACTATCTTAACAGCTCTCTTGGTCTTTTAACAGAAGTCACTAACCAAACACACGGTATGGCAATGCGTGAAGATATTATCTTATCACTTCTTTCAACTCGTTTAAAAGAAATTGCCAATGATTTTAATGTCTTTATTATGTCCGCAACTCAGACCAACGCTAGTGCTAAGACAGACCCCTTACCAGATGCAAATCTTCTTAAAGGCAGCAAAGCAATAGCAGAAAAGGCTGATTTTGGTAGCATCTTACTCCCACTTACAGAGACAGACCAAGAGAAGTTGCAAGTATATGCAGAGAGAGGTTTTCCAATGCCAAACATTAAGCTCTCTGTATATAAGAATCGTCGCGGTTCTTTTGTTCGAGGATATCTTTGGATGCAAATGGATAAATCAACTTGCCGCTATGAAACAGTTTTTGCTACAGACTGGGATTACAAGCAAATGTCAATTACAGCTTTTGATATTGAACAGCCGGTGATGTAGTATGGCTTACGATAAATATCAAGTAAAAGAAGCTTTAGAACCAGAAGATGTTTTTGAAATTCTTGATGCTCTTGGAGCTGAACCGCAGATGAATGACAATTCAATTATCTGCAAAACAATTTGTCACGGCGGCGATAGTCATAAACTATATTATTATTGCGAGCAAAAACTTTTTCACTGTTATACTCATTGCGAACCAGCAACATTTGATATCTTCGAGTTGATTCAAAAAACACAACAGCTAGATTTAAACGAAGCTATATTCTATGTTGTTAATTTCTTCAATCTCCAATACCGCTTAGAAGAAGTGGATGATACTTCTCTCCAAGAGGATTGGAAGATTATGCGGAAATGGCAGGAACTTTCCGCAATTAAAATCAATCACGAAAAACTAGTGCTACCAGAAATTGATGATTCTATTTTGCGGCATTACCCTCAGCCGCATATCTTAGACTGGGAGCAAGAACATATCTCAAAAGAGGTGTGTGATTATATGGGGATTAAATATGACCCCGTAGAAGGGGCTATCATAATCCCGCACGTAGATGAAAATGGTCACTTGGTTGGCATCAGACAAAGAACGCTTATCCAAGAGAACGAGAAGTGGGGTAAGTATCGTCCTTGGAGCAAACTAGAAAAGCAAGATGGCGGCAAATATAAATTGCGGCAATTCAATCATCCTCTTGGTTTCAATCTATACGGTTTATATCAGGCCAAGCCGCAAATCGAGAAGATGGAAATCGCTATGGTTTTTGAATCTGAAAAATCAGTCTTAGCTGCTATGAACTATTTAGGGCTAAAGAACAATTTAGCGGTAGCCGTGTGCGGTTCAAATCTTTCTAAATACCAGTTTGATTTACTTTTGGACGCAGGAGCTAAAGAAATATGTATCGGTTTTGACGCAGATTATCAGCAAATCGGTGATGAAGATTGGTCAAAGGTGGTCAACAGGTTACAAAAAATATATAGTAAATACAGTGCCTATGCACGTATCTCTTTCTTGTTTGATACTTCTGGTATGCTGTTGGGATATAAGCAAAGTCCTACTGACGCAGGGCAAAAAGTATTTATGGAACTTTGGAAGAATAGGGTGTATTTATAATGAATGTAGCATATCAAGCATATTCTCCGGGACATTATTCAACTAGAGAAAGTTTGCCATATATACAAAATGGTAAAACTGTATATCCACCAGCTACCCATAAATGGATTCCAAGAGAAAATAAGAAACTATTTAAAGATGAAGACAAATGTCTTAAATATTGTGTTAAGCATGGATTTCGATATGAAGAAGTAGAAATAGAGGATTAAAGGCGGTGAGATAAATAGAGTATAAATTATATAAATCTATCCGCCCTGATTGGTTTATAAGCCCTGTGGAAGAGATTATGTATCATAGAGGTATCTCTACACCAGAGCAACAAAAGAAATGGCTTAAAGCCGATTGGGGCAATATGTATGATTGGCTAGATTTAGATGATATGGACAAGATGCAAAAAGCCTGTTATGCTCTTGCTGAAGTAATTGGTAATAATGGCCGCGTACAGGTTCTTACCGATTGCGATTGTGACGGCTATACAAGTGCGGCCATTATTATGAACTATCTTTATAGTCGTATGCCAGAGTGGTCTGAGAAATATTTGTCTTATATTCTTCACGATGGTAAGCAGCACGGATTATCAGACGTAATGGATAAGATTGATTGTGATTTGATTATTGTACCTGACGCGGCCAGTAATGATTGGCAACAACAAATGGAGTTAACACTTCATCGCAACACGCAAGTTATTATTCTTGACCATCACGATATCAATGATATCGAAATAGTAGATACAACTCCTGCAATTGTGATTAATGTCCAGAATAGTGTATATCCAAACAAGGCATTAACCGGAGCGGGCGTTGCCTATCGTTTTATTTCTGCTTTTGAAGATGTAATTATTCACGGTAATCAACCAACAGAGTTTATGGATTTATGTGCTCTTGGCAACTGTGGCGATATGGCAGACTACCGAGAACTTGAAATTCGAGCAATCGTCAACGAAGGATTTGCTAATATAAAGAATCCTTTTCTTTACGAGCTTTGTCAGAAACATAAGTTTACTTTAGACAAACGAAATGGTATCAACTATCTAAGTATGGCTTTTGCGGCGGTACCTTTCATTAACGCTATGACTCGCAGCGGCACACCGGAAGAACAAGATACAGTGTTTAAAGGTATGCTTACACAATACGCCTTTGAGAAAGTAGAATCCTCTAAACGTGGTGAAAAAGGTGTATATGTTTTTCACTATCAAGAAGCAGTTACAACCGCAGAAAGAGTTAAACGCCGCCAAGATAAACTGACCCAAGAGACTGTTGAGCTATTAGAGCGACGAATCCAAGAACAACATCTAACAGACAACGCTATCTTGCTACTTCTTTGTGAGCCTGACGAAGTTGAAGCTAACATTGCTGGGTTGGTAGCAAACAAATTACAAGCTAAATATCAACATCCTACGCTTGTTCTTCGCCGCACGAAGACTAAAGATGATAAAGAATATTTTTATCGTGGTTCTGGACGCAATTACTCTTACTGTTCTATTAAAGATATGCGGCAATTGTGTGAGTCTACAGGACTTGTGGAGTATGCTTCTGGACACCCCTCAGCTTTTGGATGCTCTATCCCAGAAAAGAACGTAGCAGCATTTATTCAAAAGACCAATGAGCTATATAAAGATGTTGACTTTACGCCCGCTTATATGGTAGACTTTATCTGGACACCTTCTCAGCTAAATCCGCAGACTATTATCGAGATTGCGGAACTAGATATTTGGGGTCAGGAAATGCCACAAGCTACTGTTGCGGTCAAAGACATTCCTCTTTCAGAAAATAATGTCCAGATTCTTGGTCTTGCTAAAGGAAAGCCAACTTTAAAGATTAACTGTAATGGTATTGACTTTATGAAGTTCCAATCAAGTGAAGAAGAATACGAACAATTTATTCAACCAAACACCTGCCTCACTGTCGTTGGAACTTGTCAAAAGAATGTCTGGAACGATATTATAACGCCGCAGATTTTAATTGATGATTTTGAACTACAACAGAAATGGATATTTTAATGGCTGGATTAGAAACTTTAGGATTTGCTGTTAATCATGATATTCGTTCAAAAAAAATATATAATTTTATTGCTGAAATGGATTATAAAAACGGAGATTATTTTTGTTTTAAATCTGGTGGCGATGGAGATAATGGAGAATTAATATTAGCTTATTTAGATGAATATTTTAAAATAAAAGACCAAGAAGGAGAATAAATGGCATATAAATATAAAGTTAATATGGGCTATGATACTATTGACCTAGATGAATTAATGGCACGAATTACTGGTAAACAACCTGCTACTGATTCACCGGTATGTCAAGATTATCGCTCTATTGATTTGCCGCAAAATCTAGTATACTGGTTAGGTAGTGCTGGCTACAAATTCGTAGTTGAAACGCTTCAAGAGCAAGTAGATAATATCAAAGCCCGTCAGCCGAGTGAAGAATAATTAAGAAGCACATAGTTTGTAGTTGACAGACTATGTGCTTTTTTAGTATAATTATATAGAATAAAAGTCTATATAAAGGAGGTGGTTGCCTTTGACGGTGCCGCGATTTAGCTATCACTGTCATAGTCACTATTCAAATCTTCGTTTGCTTGATGCAACCATTCGTCCAAAAGAACTAGTAGAAAGAGGACTGGAATTAGGTCTTGCGGGAATTGCCTTGACTGACCACGAAAGTCTTGGTGGACATATTGAAATAGACAAGCTTCAAGATAAATACAAAGAAGTCAATCCCGATTTTAAAATCGTTCGTGGTAACGAAATTTATCTAACCAATACTCGTGATACTGGTCAATACTACTATCACCATATCCTCTTAGCTCTTGATGCTATTGGACATAAGATGCTTCGAGAACTTTCATCTATTGCTTGGATGAATAGCTACTATGATAGAGGAATGGAGCGAGTCCCAACTCTAAAGACTGAGGTAGAAGATGTTGTGCGGCGATATGGTCAAGGACACATCTACGCTTCGACTGCTTGTCTTGGCTCTGAACTTGACCGTGCTATTCTAGAGCTGACTGAAGCTGAGACTCTTGGAAATATCGCAGGTGAAAAGCAAGCTCACGAAAAGATTGTTCGTTTTCTTGAATGGTGCATTAATACCTATGGTCAGAATAACGTTTCTCTAGAAGTACAATCTGCCTGTTCAGACGAGCAAATTACTGTGAACAAACGAATGGCCGCAATCGCTAAGGCATTTAATCTTCCTATCTGTATAACAGAAGATGCCCATTACCTTCGTAAAGAAGACCGCTTTGTTCACAAGGCTTTTCTTAATTCTAAAGAGGGAGAACGAGAAGTAGATTCTTTCTACGAGTATTGCTATCTTCAATCAGAAGAAGAAATTCGCCGCAATCTTGAAGGAACTGGATTAAATTACGAGGAACTTTGTGCTAACTCTATGAAGATTCTTGACAGATGTGAGTATTATACTCTTCAAAAGAATCAACACATCGTAGAAGTTCCAGTACCAAATTATCCAATAGAGCCAGAAAACCATCACTATTATGACAAAGATAAATATCCCATTCTTGATAAATTGATGCACTCTGAGAATCCCCAAGAACGTTATTGGATTAATCAATGCCAGAACGAATTGAATTTGCGGCATCTAAGCCCGCAACATCTAGGCAATGATACTTATCTTGAACGACTTGAATATGAAGCTGACATTATGGACTACGTAGGACAAAGACTTGACACTTGTATCTTTGCCTATCCTAACTTCCTTCAGCATTATATTGATATGATTTGGGATGTTGGTTCACCTATTGGAGTGGCACGAGGTTCTGCGGCAAGTGGTCTAAACCACTGGCTTCTTGGAGTAACTGGCCTTGACCCTATTAAACATAATATGCAATATTGGCGTTTTCTTAATAAAGAACGTATCGAGCTGCCGGATATTGATATTGATATTTCTCCAACTTTGCGGCCAAAGGTATTTGAGAATATTCGTAAAGAACGTGGAGAGTTAGGATGCGTTCAAATTTGTACCTATGGTACAATCTCCACTAAAGCAGCTATCAAAACTGCAATGCGTGGTTATAGAAATGAAGAGTTTCCAATGGGTATTGACCTAGATGAAGCCGAATATATTTCAAGTCTTGTCCCATCTGAACGAGGTTTTCTTTGGTCTTTGTCCGATTGCTTCAATGGAAACGAAGAAAAAGGCCGCAAGCCTAATAAGAAGTTTATCGAAGCAGTCAACAAATACTATGGCTTGAAAGATATTCTTCTAGGTATTGAAGGTCTTATCTCTAACCGTTCCATTCATGCTTCTGGTGTAGGGTTCTATGATAACGATAATCCTTACGACGAAGCTTGTTTTATGAAAGCCAAGGACGGTTCAATTATTACACAATGGTCACTTCACGACCAAGAGTATGCTGGAACCACCAAAGTAGATATCCTTGTAACTCAGCAAATGGATATTATGGCTCAGTGTATCAAACTTCTCCAAGAACATGGTAAGATTGAGCCAGAATTAACTTTGCGGCAAGCATATGACAAATATGTGTCACCAGATGTTCTGCCAATGAACGATGATAAACTTTGGGATGCTGTTGATAGTACAGACATTCTTGCCCTATTCCAACTTGTATCAGATGTAGGCTCACAGACGGTTAAAAAACTTCTTCCAAGAGACATAGAAACTCTAAACGACTGTAATGGTATTATGCGGCTTATGGCAGATGATAGTGGCGAAACTCCTACTGACCGTTATGTAAGGTTGATGAATCATCCTGAACAATGGGATAAAGAAATGGATTCTTACGGTCTTACCAAAGAAGAACAAGGCGTTATCAAAGAATATATCCGTAACGGAGTGCTAATCGACCAAGAATGTCTAATGCGTATCGTCATGGATGATAGGATTTGCGGTTTTAGTCTGAAAGAGAGTAATGCTCTCAGGAAGACGGTAGCTAAGAAGCATATGGACGAAATTCCTCTACAACGACAGAAAATTCTTGACCGTGCTACTAG